GACCAAGACGTAGCATTGTTCAATGCCGGTCTCGAAGGTGATGCCTTGAAAATAGATTCGTGTGGTAATTCACATTTTTACAAACATGTGAATGTATCTGGAACAATGACGAGCAATTCTCCGTGGGCATTATTGGGACAAACCATTAATGGTGATTCAATTGATGTCGAAAATGGACGCTCCGTGTCAATCAACGCCAAAGGAGATATAGTCGCTATTGGAGCATGGTTGGATGACAACAATGGTAGTAATTCAGGATCAACCAAAATGTATCAATATACCAATGGTTCATGGAATCAATTGGGACAAACCATTGATGGTGTTTCAGGTGATGACCGAAGTGGATTCTCCGTGTCAATCAACTCCAAAGGAGATATAGTCGCTATTGGAGCATTTTTTGATGACAACAATGGTACTAATTCAGGATCAACACAAATGTATCAATACACCAATGGTTCATGGGTACAATTGGGACAAACCATCAATGGTGATGATCCAGGTGACGAAAGTGGGGTCTCCGTGTCAATCAACGCCAAAGGAGATATAGTCGCTATTGGAGCATGGTTTGATGACAACAATGGTAGTAATTCAGGATCAACCAAAATGTATCAATACACCAATGGGACATGGAATCAATTGGGACAAACCATCGATGGTGATTCAAGTGATGACCAAATAGGAACCTCCATGTCAATCAACGCCAAAGGAGATATAGTCGCTATTGGAGCACGATTGGATAGCAACAATGGTACTAAATCAGGATCAACCCAAATGTATCAATACACCAATGGTTCATGGAATCAATTGGGACAAACCATCAATGGTGATGATCCAGGTGACGAAAGTGGAACCTCCGTGTCAATCAACGCCAAAGGAGATATAGTCGCTATTGGAGCACGATTGGATGACAACAATGGTACTAGTTCAGGATCAACAAAAATGTATCAATACACCAATGGTTCATGGGTGCAATTGGGAGAAACCATCGATGGTGATTCAAGTAGTGACCGAAGCGGATACTCCGTGTCAATCAACGCCAAAGGAGATATAGTCGCTATTGGAGCACGATATGATAGCAACAATGGTACTAATTTAGGATCAACCAAAATGTATCAATACACCAATGGTTCATGGAATCAATTGGGAGAAACCATTTATGGTGATGATCCAGGTGACGAAAGTGGAACCTCCGTGTCAATCAACGCCAAAGGAGATATAGTCGCTATTGGAGCACCATTTGATGGCAACAGTGGTAGTAAATCAGGATCAACCAAAATTTATCAGAAAGGTTTGCGTGGAAACGTTACCATAGATGATGACCTGAGTGTGGGTGGAGACTTGATCGTAAACGGTGGTATATATACAGACAACTTTTCTGTCGCGGACACTACTGGACACACAACGATTGGTGGAGACATAATTTGTGGCGGTTCTTTGACTATTACCGGAGACGATAGCGGTGGTCCCATTATGACGGTCGGTAATGAGGTAATGATTGACACTATTGTTATGACGGGGAGTGTGGCTATTCAACTTCACGAGTTACAACTTTGGGTGAATGGTACAAATATATTACCAATATATGCAAATTCTACTTCTAATGATGTATCTAATGAACCGATTGGAAATACGACAGAGTTTTTTGATAAGACAACTAATTTAACGCAAGAATCATACGGAGATAGACCGGCTTCATTAATTGCGAATAATAATTTGGATGATTTACCTCATAGTACAGTGGTCAATCCGTCGTTATATATCCCAATGACTACACATATTAATATCAATAACATTCAATCATTTGTTTTGTATAGTAGAAAAGCAAATCCCAGTATATCATTAGGTCTCCGCATAGAATTATATAACCGCGGAATTGACCCATCCTTATCATCCCCAATCGTTTACACCAATTCCATAGATATTTCTGGCACGACGTACAGGTTTGACTTTCCAGCAATAAACACATACACGAATGGATTTGTTACCGATGGCTCAACAACTAAGATTGTAAGCGATTCTTATGCTATAACGGAAACCACAATGGCTCCACGAACATCACGAACGACGCTTGATGTAAATGGCGAGATTGGTTGTAATGGAATGATTATGAATAATGTTTTTATTGGTGAAAGGGAATTTAATAGTGGCGATGGTGCGGGTATTATTGTAAAAACATTAGATAATCCTCTCGGCGGTTCTGGTGTAGACCGTGGCTCTATTTTTGAAGTAAAAAGTGCTGGCGATGCTTCGCGATTATGGGTTGGGCAAGGTTTAACCAGTGCTGGTTTTAGTAAATTTATGTTTGGATATAAGGACTCAACTGCGGAGGGGGTTGGTAAAGAAGGTGATGTAAATAGTTATTATGGAAAATTAGACACAGATGGATCTATACTTTGCACTCAAATTACAAACACTAGTGATGATAGATTAAAACATAATGAGATTGATATATCAAATGGTTTGAATGTAATAAGACAACTAAAACCTCAAGTATATCAAAAAACAAATACAATGAAAGAAGAAAACTATAATGGACCTTTGAACGAAGAATATATTATTGAAGCAGGATTTATTGCACAAGATATATTAAAAATAAATGATATAAGTTATAGTGTTTCAGTTGGCGACCCTAGTGGTAATATTCCGTATGGTCTAAATTATAAAAACATTTTTATATATGGAATCTCTGCTATACAAGAAGTGGACAAACAACTACAAGAAGTGGACAAACAACTACACGAAGAAAAAGAAAAGACGATTACATTACAAAAACAATATGATGATTTGTTGTCAAGAGTTTTATCACTAGAGAATAAGTAGTAATGAAAATTATTAGTATAATAAATTTACATCTAATTTATTCATATTATATTGTAGACAACTCCGCTATTTTCCAAGCGTAAGGACAAGTGTGATGGAATCAAGTATGTTAAATTAACGGCATTCTACACAAACTAAGTAATAATTTCTAATTTGTTTTTTACGATGTATCAGAAATACCTATAAGATAATAAATATATTGGTATTATATAAATGGATATTAACGATATAATTGGATTATCGGTTGAAGGTAGTTTGTCACTTATGTTAGTTGTAGTAGCATATAAAATATATAGAATGAAAATTCAAAGTCATAGCGGGTGCTGCTTGGAGAAAGGTAATGGAAATGGAATTATTATTGATACTGCTAATTCGGGGGTAAGTGATGAGAATGACGTATTGGATAAACTATGATTTATGTTATAATTTAGATAAAATTATATATATCAATATATAATGTTAGATTTTAAAGTTGTATCATTGTATAACAAATTGAATAAAGTTTATATTGATATATTCCAGCAAACAAATACAGAGTTTAAAATTAGGACACAAATTAGTTTTAACACGTATAATTATGAGTATGTTTGGGGATTATACGAACTTTCAAGGTCTGTCTCATTCCATATCATCTATGGCTACGAAATGGTATATAACAATCTCGGTTATGATTTTGCGTATGCGGTTCACGCTGGCGATTTTAAAGCATTTGAACCACCGGATGAACTACCACCTATAGAAGAACATACCGAAGAACATACCGAAGAACATACCGAAGAACGAGCAGAAGAACATACCGAAGAACGAGCAGAAGAACATACCGAAGAACGAGCAGAAGAACATACCGAAGAACGAGCAGAAGAACATACCGAAGAACGAGTAGAAGAATATACCGAAGAAAATATCGTCCTTGAACAACCAATATTAACTAGAAGTTGTTCTATTTATTAGTAATAAAGTAAGATAAAAATATATATTGTATATTATATAACTATGGATTTATACCATAGAAGGAGCAAAATTATTTGTGATATTTTCGTTCAACATTACCACAACTACATCACATGTTTTACTAAACATAATAATATATATGAACTCATATTAGATAATGGTATTATACTAAAAATTGAAGAAAACACTCGGTGGAATGAGATTGTAGAAATTATGAGACGAAAAAAAAGGAAGTTTAGCGAAATATAAATTACTATACGAGAAAAAAGATATAAAAATGATATAAAATTTATTTAAAAATTTCTTTGTATAGTATATTAAGATGCCTCTATGCTATGAAAAAAACAAACTCCACGCTCTCCGTTGGAGAGATAACAATTATGAGAAGACATTAGAATATTCAAGACGAGGTATGATGCGTAATTATGAAATTCATAAATATTATCTTAAAACTTGTCGTGATTTTAGGAAATTAACCCCCGCAATTTTTCAATAAAATATGTTTTTATGAAATATATTGAAGGTGGGGAGGCGATTTGTTTGAAGAAGTAGTTGTTTCTTCAGGGTGTAAAATTATTAATGCTGGTATTAGTTTTAAATATATAGGAAAATTTAATAGTATTGCTTAAATAAAATATTTTGATATATATGTCTAAATATGCTAAACCCAAACGAAACTTACAAATTTTTAATGCGGATAATTTTCAAGACGATTTAGTCAAGATGACAACTGACGTCCAAATGTGTAAAATGATTTTATTGAATTGTTCTATACATTTGTAGACTTCGTTCACGTGCCATACTATAATCTATAATAGGCAAACGGTAAATATCTGGATTGCCGTGTAGGTCCCATTGGTGTATTTCATTAGAAGGAACATCATTTAATTCAGGAATCCATTCTTTTATATAAATACAATGCGGATCAAAACGCTTACTTTGTAACCACGGATTAAATACTCTCTGACTATATGGTTTTGTATCAATACCAACAGATGAAACCCATTGCCAATTACCATTGTTGACACATGGATCATAATCGATTAATTGTTGAGCAAAATATAATTCACCTAATCTCCAGTCTAATCCTAGCAAACGATTCAAGAAATTAGAGACAATTAATCGACCACGATTATGCATATATCCTGTTTTATTTAATTGACGCATACAAGCATCTACCACTGGAAATCCAGTTTCCCCACGTTTCCACAATTCCAAATGCTTTTTATTATTTACCCATTTTATTTTATCATATTTCATTTGAAATGCTACTGATTTTTTTAATAGATTGGGGTAATAATAGTTGATGTAATAATAAAATTCACGCCATATGAGTTGAGCCTTTAAGTTTTCATCTTTTAAATGATGATATACTTCACGTATACTGAGACAACCATATTTGATATAGGCTGACAATTGTGTTGTTTTGATGCTTAATTGGTCTTCATGATATGTATTTATGTGAAGATATTTCAATCCATTTTTTCGTCCTCCTTTGACGTTGTTATGTGGATTATATGTATAATAATCTAAATTTGGACTATAGTAAGATATACTTTCTAGTGGTTTATGATATATCAAATGTTTCAATGGATGATTTTGTGGATTAGGTATAGAGTGTTTGAGTACATTTTTTTTGAACGGTGTATATACCACATAAGGAGAACCGTCTGTTTTATTGAAACGACCGATTGGACTCAACAAGTAATCTTCTATTTGTACGCAATTTATATTTTTATTCACACACCATGAGTCAATACTTTGGTCACGTTCTATAGCATATGGTGTATAATCTTTGTTGAATACTATGTTTGAAATTGGAATGGTTTTATTAATTTTACTTAACACCTTCAAATTGTCTCCGTAGAAAATATATAAAGGTATTTGTTCACGAAGTTCTTCTAATGATTCACAAAGAAATTGTAAACTATTATTAGAAATATATTTATTTTTTTTTATTTGTTCAGGAGTAAATATAAAGATAGGAATAATATTGTCAAAATGTTTCATAGCATAGTTTAGACCTAAGTTGTCAAAACATCTATAATCTCGGTGAAATATAAATATTGTATACATAATATATATTTCATGTTTATTTTAATATAAAATTTTGACAACTAAAAACTATTATGATGGTTCCGTGTTCTTATGGCGAAATAATTGATAAATTAACTATCTTAGAAATTAAATTATCTAAATGTGTAGATTATTTGAAAAAAAAAAATATACAAAATGAATACAACGCTTTGAAGAATCACAAAAAGGAAACCGAACCTTTGCGAAGTTTATTTTATGAATTAAAAACTATCAATACTCTTTTATGGGATTGTGAAGATAACATACGACTAAAAAGTAAACTTCGGCAATACGACGAAGACTATATTTCAATTAGCGAACATATACATCAATACAATGACCAACGATATGCTATTAAGCGAAAAATAAATCAACAATATAATTCGTATATAAGTGAAGAAAAGATTTACAACTTAATATAAATGAACCTTGGTCGTGTTATTTATGAAAATTATAAAAAAAATATACTTGTAGAACAATATAGTATATATTACAAAGAATGGGATAAAAATGAATTTATAGAGTCAATAATAAGATGTATAGACGAAAAATACAATATATTAATGTATTGTGAACCTGACCATCGCGATAAACTTTTATTAGATACTATAGAAATTGGAGACAAAGAGTTGTCATATACATCATATAAAAATAGTAAAACACTGGCTCATAAATATGAAGAAAGACATTTGAATAACTTATTCACCATTAAGTTATATTTTCGACATAATACGATTTGTCAATATTTGAATATTGTTAATGAGTACGAATATAAATTACATCATTATATAAGTTTTTTTAATATTGACAAATCCATAATGGAACAAGTTTATTTTCATTATAATATGCTTTTGTTGAATAAACAAAATTACACTCAACCTATGTATAGCATATATATGAATCCAGTAATTGTACGACATTTGAACATTGAACCTAAAACGATGGGATTTTTTAAAAAAGAAGACAACCATAAAACATTATTAATTTATATGTCTGGTGGAATTGGAGACAATATTATGTATAGTAGATTTATAAAACAAATTTCACAAATGAATCATAACATTATTTTTTTAGTCTATGATAATTTGTTTTGGATATATGAGTATATATATCGTGATTGTCTCAATGTTGTCGTAGTCCCTTTTTGTGACCGTGGTAAAATAACAAAGTTTGATTATCATTGTAATGTATCTTATTTACATTATGCTTTGGAGTTGGATTACAAAGATATTTATATAGATTATTTTCCAGAGTTACCAAGTTATCCTGTAGATATATCACTATACACCAAACCTATAATGGTGATCAACTGGAAAGGAAATCGCGATAATAGTCATGAATGTTATAATAGAAGTATTCCATTGTCAAAGTGTATTCCATTGTTTGAATGTAACCATATTCAATGGATTACCATTACACAAGACATTACTTCAGAAGAACAACTATTGTTAGACGATTATAATGTAAAGAGTTATTCATTAGACCAGTCTAACGAATCCTTTCGCTATAGTATTAGTATATTGAAACAAGTACAATGTGTGATTACTACGGATACATCGTTAGCTCATTTGTGCGGAACCTTAGGAATAAATACCTATGTTTTATTAAGTGCTGGATGCGATTGGAGATGGACAAAAAATAAAACTACCAATTGGTATCCAAATTTGACGTTAATACGACAGTCCAAACCATTTGAATGGAACTTGGACGAATTAGTCAATTTATTATGAAGAATATTATATATTCACTAATTGGAATATGGTATAGATTTTAGGTATGCAAAAAATAATTATGGTGATACGTGGTATATTAAAACCTAATAAATCTATACTGATTTTTGATGAACCATTGACCAGTTTAGACCAAGAAACTCGTAAAAAATAGTCAAATTAATTGTCAATCAGACAAAAGTAAAACAATCATTATGATTACATTTGACCAGTTTAGACCAAGAAACTCGTAAAAAATAGTTGTCAATCAGACAAAAAGTAAAACAATCATTATGATTACATTTGACCCGTTTAGACCAAGAAACTCGTAAAAAATAGTCAAATTAATTGTCAATCAGACAAAAAGTAAAACAATCATTATGATTACATTTGACCCGTTTAGACCAAGAAACTCGTAAAAAATAGTCAAATTAATTGTCAATCAGACAAAAGTAAAACAATCATTATGATTACACATGATCCAGATATTTTACCATATGCTTACCATATCGTTCGTTTGTAACCCCTTTTTTAAATTTATTTTTTTAAATTCTCCATCTACTTCATCGTGTGTGATCATAATTATGGTTTTACCACGTCCGATTTGCTTAATGGCTTGAATCACCATTTTTTTATTGAGTGCGTCCAAAGATGCGGTGGGTTCATCCAATATAATAATAGGCTTGATCCGATATAATGAACGTATTAACCAAACCAATTGTCGTTGACCACCTGATAATAGAGATCCATCACGGCCAACCTTTTGGTCAAGTTTTTTAGTAAAAACGTCAATATTCATAGATTCTAAAGTTTGTATTATTTGTGTTCTATTAGGTGGACGTTTCAATCCATATACTATATTATCGTATAAAGTTCGGTTAAATAATTTTGGACTTTGTGGAATATACATGATGTGTTTCGACAATTCGTTAGTAGACAACTCATTTATATTTATGCCTCCAATAGTAATGGTTCCCATACATAAAGCCTTATGTTTCATTAATAATTTGATGATGGTAGTTTTACCAGAGCCACTTTCACCAACAATTGCGATTTTTTCTCCCTTTTGTATTTTGAACGAGACATTTTCTAGTGAGTAATAAGTTTGGTTGTATTTATGGTAAACATCTTTGAATACAATATCACCATTTTTGAATGTTTGTTCACCTACTTTACAATGATAATCTTTTGGTATTTCCTTATTGAAAAAATGGTTGATATCATAAATTTGTCCTAAATTATCTGATAAAGAACGTGATACAATGCCAATTGAATCACACATAGTAATAAACAAAAGAACTACTTGTGAACATTGGAATAAATATTGTTTGTTAATCTTTTTATTCAAGTAATCCGTCCAAATCATATATCCTAAAACAATACCCATAATAAGATTAATTAATTTAGTCATAGTATCATAAGCAATAGAATAATTTAATGATTTATAATATTCATAGTTATAATTGTGTAAAATATTATACAAAATGGATTTTTCTTGGTTTATATTTTGAAAAGATTGAACTACACCAATGTTTTTTAAAGATTCGCCTAACTTTTCAAACGTATCGTCTTCGTATTTTTCCCTTCTTTTATTGATTTCTGTAATATGTTTTATATTTATAATTTGCAACGCAACCATTGCTACAAAAAATCCTAAAAATACAACTAGGTATTTTAATCCTAATTTAATATAAAAATAAAAAATTCCTATCATAAATCCAAAAAAGACATGACAAAATTCTTCTTTGAATGATTTCAAAGCATCTTGTAAAATCAAAGGCAATTTTGATAATTTTATAATGATTTCAGTAATATTTAAATTTTCGTAATTACAATAAGAGTTTTCATAAATGTAATCATAAATACTCAATACAATAAATTCATAAAAATGTGGTATGACTCTCCACGCTAACCAGTTTATGAAAATATGTAAAAAATTAAATGAGGCAATGCAAACTACAATATAATATAAATAAACTTTTTTGAAATGAGTATAAAAATTACCGATACTTTCAGGTAATATTATATTATAAATAAAAGATGCTAATGGTATCAATAATAAATAAAATAAATAATACATCTTATTTTGTAGAACAAAATCTAACAAATAATGAAAAATATTTATCATTATAAGTATACTATATTTTTTACCACTTCGTTTTTTTTACGTTAATTTTAGGACCTTTTTTTGATTTATAATCGCCTGGATTGTATACATCATCTTCTTCATCTGAACCGAGATTTTTAGACAATTCCCAAAATTCTTTTGATCCTAATTTAAAATCCTTGTGATTTTCGGCTCGGTACCAAAATATTTGTTCTTGTAATTGATTTGATTTTACATTATTGTCTATGACCAAACATTCATAATTTTCAGTACATTGATCCATTACTTGACAAAAGGATTCAAATGTAGGAAACATACCTGCATAATTTTCATAAATACGTTTTCGATTGGCGATGTAAGGTTCTCTCAATATGAATACATAATCAATATTGGTTCTTAGTGTTGGTGGTATACCTAACGGATATTGCATTGTAATAATAAGCATAACCTTCCAGTGTCTACCATTCATAAATAATAAACGCATCATTTTGTCACGTGCCCATCCATTGTCATATAAACAATCATCTAGTATAACAAATGCCCTTGCGTCAATCGAACTTTTTTTGTAGGTTTCGATTTGCTTGTTTACTTGCTTGATGACTGCTTTTTGCCTTTTTAAAATATTTTCAATAATACCTGTATTGTATTCATCGTGAATAAATAATTTAGGAACGTGACACGAATAAAAACCATTACCTGCTTCTGTTCCAGATATTACAGTACCAATAGGTATATCTACGTGATGAAATAATAAATCACGAACTAAAAAACTTTTACCAGTGTCTCTGCGACCTATTAATACCACCACTGGTCCCTTATTTTCATTTTTTAAAAAGGTAATACGTTTCATATCAAACTTTTTAAGATTCAGCGTCATATAATAATATAATATAATTGATTATACGTGAAACGACGCAATTAGTTTAAAACACTTGATAAAAGTATATATAAAGATATAATGGAAAACTCAAATTATAATCCTATATTGGACTATTTCAAAATAAAATATAATCCTCTATTAGAAGACTATAAATATAAAGTAGACTATAATAATCATATTATAACCATAGACAATAAAGATCATAGTTGTTTTATGAAAACAATTCCTTTAGTTGATTATGTTAAGTTATTAATTGGAAAATATAAAAAATATGAATTATGTGTATTACCTTCTAAAGAAAACAAATGTAATAATATATACGAAGAATATATACACTCTATATACAATTACGCTTACGTAGATAATTTTTTTTATATGCTTTCTAGTAGATTGTCAAATTTCAAACATAGTATAAATGTATACAATAGTTTCATTGATATAAAAGAAAATTGTGAAATAAATATTGTGGATGATTTTGAATATTTATGCGATTCAAATTATTTCAATGAACAATTGAACAAATCATTTCGATTTAAGGATAAAGATATTCATTATTTATTTTCAAATTTAAAGAAACCACCCATTGAATTAAGCGATGAAATTTTAGATGTTGAATATGAGACATTAGATGATGATATTCAAGTAGTTGAAGAAAAATTACAAGAAATCACAATAGATTTAATACATGAGAAAGACCTATCTAACGAAAGTTCTGATGAACAAGAAGATAATAGTGACACAGAAAGTATTTCATCTCAGGAAGATGACGACGAAAACGAATGTTCTTCGAACGATGAACAATCATCTGACGACAATGACGAACAATATAGTAATACTTCTTCAGTCGATGATAGTATTATGGATAAACTTATATTAGTTATTGATAAAATACCTTGCCAACATATTATGTTAGAAAAATGTGTAGATACAATGGATAGTTTATTTGAATCAGACGATATCAATATCGAACAATTGACAAGTGCCATATTTCAAATAGTGCTTATATTATATGTTTATCAAAATGTATTTGAGTTCACTCATAACGATTTACATACAAACAATATTATGTATGTTGAAACAGAAGAAGAGTTTTTATATTACAAAATAAAAGGACAATATTATAAGGTACCCACATTTGGAAAATTATATAAATTAATTGATTTTGGTAGATCTATTTATACTTATCAAGGCACTCGTCTTTGTAGTGATAGTTTTTCGCCAAATGGAACCGCTAACGGGCAATATAATTGCGAACCTTTTTATAATGCTCGTAAACCAATATTAGAACCAAATTATAGTTTTGATTTATGTCGGTTAGCATGTTCTATGTTTGATTTTATAATAGATGACTTGAAAGATATAGATACATTTCGAAAAATTCCAATTTATGATATGATTATCGGATGGGTTTATGATGATCATAATAATAATATATTGTACAAAAAAAATGGCGATGAACGATATCCAGATTTTAAATTATACAAAATGATAGCCAGAAATGTTAATCAACATATTCCTGAAAAACAATTTGACCATATTGCATTTCGTTCTTATAAACAAGATAACTTAGAAAACTTCTTAGATATAGATGAACTGATTAAAACGAAGGTTCTCCTGTAAATATTTGTGTCTTTTGTTCTTGTACTTTCATATAATAATCTTTTAGAATAAATACTCCTAAAATAATAAGAAACAAATAAAACGATTCCTTAAAAAATAATTTGTTTTGGTTTTTTATTGGGTTTGATCTATATAAAAATTGTTTCCATATAAAAAAAATTACTGAAATAATAAGAGATATATAAATATATTCATAAGGTACCATTAAAATAATAATAGGTTTTAATTATTATTCTTTTACGAAATATTTATAATTCTTCTATGTCTAAATGAATATTGTCTTGTTCTAAATCCTCTATGTTTAGATTTATTTCTTCACCTATTTTGAAGTCATCTTTAGTTATATCAGGATGAAAACGAATACTATTTTGTTTTTCAGATGAATCTTCTACTTGGATAATATCAGAACCAACAAGTTCATCACATAGTTTGATTTCATCCATAGGTTCGTCGTATATTTTTATTTCATCTATGGATTTATCCACGGGTTTATCGCATATTTTGATTTCATTTACTGGTTCGACCTTTTCTTGTTCTAATTCAGGGAGTGGTTTATTTTCTACGACAGTTTCTACCTTATTGACATTTACTTCTTGGGTTTCATCAATATATTGTCTCAATAAGTTTTCCACTGGAAGATTATCGCGAATGGTATTCATAATGCTGGTTTGGACTAGCAACTCAAATTCTCTATTTCGGCGTTGTTGTTCTAAAGGAGTAATGTCTATTTCAAATAAGTAAATGTTTGAGTACAATTTTCGAGCAATATTGATATAAATTTTATGTAAAAAAAAAGTAAAATCAGGAATATCTATATTTATTTTTTTATTTTCACTTCCAACCCTTACACAACTTAGTAACTTTAATTGGATAATATGAACACAAGTAATCAAATCTTCTAAATAGGAACACTTTGACTTTGCAATAATGCGGTCTTTTTCAGTTTGTATAATAGTCTGATTCCAATTTGGAATACGAGACAATAAATTTTGATATGTCATCAAATATTTATCAGGTTCATCATTAGTTTGACATAATTGAATGGCTTCATTGAATATAGAACGAAATCCATCAATAATATGAGATGTAATCAAATTAATCAATAAAATGGACCATTCATTTTTAGAGTCATTCAATATATTTGAAGTAAAGTCATCCATAAAAAAGAATAATATTTATATTTCTTTATTATTACGAAAAAGACACACTAAATAAAATAAACATAAACGTTCGCTCTTGAATTGTTTACTCCACGAATTAAAGTTACATTCTACATTATCCTTCAAAAAAAGTAGCAATTGATCAGCATAAATTCCATTAGAATATAATTCTTCCACTACAATATCAATTGGATTGTTCTTTTCTAATATTTTTTTTATAGATGAATTGACTACTTTTATTTTAGGAGGATCGCCAGAAACATACACAGAAATAAATCGCGAACGTATTGGTTGTAATAGTTTGTCCTTGTCTTTGGTGATTATAAAAAAACGAGTAGAATGACTATATACTTCAATACTTCGTCTCAAAGAATATTGAGCATCTACCGTCAAATATTCCGCATCATATAATACAATACTCTTGAACAAAATATTTGGAGACAATTGTTGTTTTGAAAATAATTTTATATCATCTCTTATGTTTTTTATACCCTTCGAGGTACCACAATATAATTTCATAATATATTTATTAGACATCTTCGGTGGATAATATTGTTCGAGGTGTTTTATAATGTCTTCTTTCACATTTCCATAAAACAATATATGAGGTATATTGTCTTTGAATTTATCAAAAATATCCATAGTTAAACTAATATATTACTTTATTTTATATGATATTAAATGATATATACATTTCATATCAACAGGTAAATGATACTATTTTAAAAGAAGCAATGATTCATTGTTACAATAATATTTGTTTTTCAACTTTCCCTTACATAGATTATAATACACCTTTATCCAAAGATACCATTACAAAGTATAATTCGGGAAATTGTATTGCTATGTCTTATTTTGTAAAATGTTACTTGAAAAATAATTATAACATAGATAGTCAACAAATTGTGGCATCTGTTCCTGAACATTTTAGAATAAAAGGACAAGATGAATTATGTCACGTTGCCCTATTTATTTGTAAATCTAACAAAGAATTTTATATTGTAGACCCAGCATTTTATTTCTTAGAACCTATTCATATTAAAGACGATAAAGAACATTCTATTGATACTTATAATATACACAAAGATAAAGTGAGTGTATTATATTATACCTTAAATAAATGTACGAATAAAAACATATTACCTAATAGTTTTTCATGTAAATGTTATTTTAGTGATTATCCCAATCATAAGTATGAATATATATTCAATGAGATTATGAATCCAGATGATACCATTGGTAAATCATATCATTCTATAAAGAAAGACCCATGTTTACTCCAAACGAAGTATGAAAACAATATTATCAAAAAAATATATCATTTGAAAAAAGAAAATGACCAAATAATCATTATACATAATTACAAAGTTATTCCTTATAATTATAAAAAGTTGTACAAAGATTTATATAAATATTTAGACCCCAATATTAGGCTACACTAGACAGTGAATGTGTATATGGGTTTTCCTTGAATGCCTTTAATATACTATTGTCCATATCAGGTAATTCATAAGATTGATTTTGCTTCGTCATTTCCCCCATAATCGAGTCGCTTTTAGGTATATATAAAGCATTGGACCGAGTATTATATTGTTCATGACCATTTATAGAAGCATTTATACATCCATTGTATAGTTTCATATTTCCATTTGCCGTCCGATTCTCATATGGTTTTTGAATATTACGTTGGTTATATTCCGCATCGTAAGATTTGAACTGAGAAGTACCATTTGCGCCACCCATAATAGAATGTGATGTACTTTGTCTCTGAGTATGATTCATATATGGATTCGAATGAATATATATATTACTAGACTGACCTTGAACATTCAAATGTCCTTTTGATTCGCTAGTCATTTCACGATTGGTTGTTGGTGTAGATTGATATGGATTGGTCATCGGTTTTTTACTAGTGATACTCATAAATCCAGATTGATTGGGATGTTCTACTACTTTCTTTTCTTGCTTAAAATGATTTGTAATAGGGGAAATTACATTGGATATAAATTGTCCAGTTATATTACCAAAATAATCTTGTTTTGTAGTTCGATTGTTTTCCAATAATTGAAAACTTCCTTTTCCGTGGTCTGATACTTGAAAAATACCATTGGACGATAAATTAGTAAATGGTTGAGTAGGTAATTGTTGTTTTTTACTTTGTTCGTTATTGCTTGTAGTATAAGATGTAGTAGAATTATTACCACGTACTCCATAATAAAGAACACTGGTATTTTCACGATTTTCATTGGTTAACATTTGTAGTGGTTTTTGCGTAGATTGTTCTATACCACGAGCTGGACCAACACCACCACAACCTTCATTCATATGATATGTATCAGGTGTTTTTTTTATTACCTTTCCAATGTTTCCTGACTGGTTTGGTTTGTATGCGGGTGACTTGTAATTTAGATTATACACCGATTTAGGATTATTTGAGGTACGGAGTTGATCCACATTTTTGGGTTGAGTTTGGTCTCGATATTGCATCGAAGAATTAAACCCTAAATCACCTGGCCCTTCACGTATTTCTTCCCATGGTTTAGAATTGGCATGACGTCTAGATTCATTTACTCGAGATTGTAAAAAATCATTTTGGTTCTGATTACCAAAGACATTTTGTAGATTATCTTGTGGTTTAAATAAAGTTGCTGTTTCTTGTTTTACAATAGTATTACTACCAGAACCAGTATATGTATCTAAACGATTATCATTAACAAAATTATTTGTACCATACGAATTATGTTTATAAAAAGGAACCATATTATTATGTGTAAATGAACTATCATTTTTTGTTTCCTTATTAAAATGCTTATCCGCGCTGGTAACGATTGGTTCTCTTTTTGGATTTAAAGATGTTTGCTCCATTCGATTTTGTAACACATTTGTAATCATAGGTTTTTCTATTTGTTGTTCAAAATTCTCTTTTTTTTTTTGATTAGATACTAAATAAGCACTTCCTAATAATACGGTAGCAATAACTACTTCTGTCATTATAATATAAATTATTTTTTATTTTTTGTATAATAATCTTTTTCTAAAATTCGAGTATTTAAATTATGTTTAAATGGGGTAAAAATATGTTCTTGTGGATTAGAGTGTACATAATCATAACGTGAACTTTCTACATCACGTAATTTCCACGCTGGCATAGTTGTACGAGTTTCATCAATTGAAAAATGAGTTTGATTATAATTAGGACTATTAGATTTGAATTTATTATAAGGAGTAGTGTCTCGTCCAAGTGGAATCGTTCTATTTTTCAGTTCACTTTCTATATTGGTTGTATTTTTATGTAAATTAGCGCCCCATTTTTGTAAACGAATGTGAACGTCATTTATATATGAATTGTGTAATCCATTTCCAGGGGTATTTAAATGATATATTCCAGTAAACGTGGATTCTTCTAATCTTTTTTGTTGTAAGGCTATATCATTCGAAAAACGAGTAAAGGCCATTATTATTATAATAAAATATAAAACTAATTCAAGAAAAGTGGACGATCTAACAAAGAATGAATATGTTGTTCAGGAAGAATTGTGGTCGGTTTTTCAAACCAAGATTTTGATTCTAAAGATACAAACTTGGGTTCTACTTTGAAAGAAGGTCCCTCTAAATTGGTAGAACGTATTCCTCTTAGCATACTTTCTACATCTACATAATTTTTAGATAATTGTTCGCCATTCATTTTGGCAATAGACCCTAATTCCATAAATCGCGTATCATTGTGAATAGAATAGGTTTCATTCATTTGATACAACTGATTTCGTTCACTTTCGCGCTTTTTGACATTGTAATCAGAAATTTGATTTTTATTACGTGTAGAAGACATTAATATATCTGACTATTTTTTTTTAAAATAGTCTACATTTTGATACAAAATACGTGTATCAGTTCCACCACGCATCCATAAAGGATTCACGTCCGCTTCGATTTTTGTGCCTTGTATTTTTTTTTTGATATCTTCTTGCATAGGATAATTCGCAATATCTTGAAAAGGTTGTTCGTTGAATTGAGAGACACTTTTCTTTTCTTTGAATGTGTCTCCTAATCTTATTTTATTTTCTTGATATACATCCACATTTCCTTTTCCTAAAAAAGGAACGGTTTTGTAGGGACGTTCATGTAAAGTTAGTTTTACATTTGGGTTGGTTAAAATACCTTTCTTCAATATACTGTTGTCTTTTACATTACAACCCAGTGGACCTAATTGATGTGTAGATTTATTCACAAATACATTAGGTTGTTTTACAGCAAAATCTAAACCACCTAAACAATCGTTCGAATATGGGTTATAAGTATTGTAGTTAGATATGTTATTGTTCATAATATTATCTTGCGTATAATTTATTTCGTCTTGTCCAATTCGAGATAAGCGATGAAATGTATAATCAAAAATTTGTGACATAATTTATATAGTATAATATTTTTTTAATAAGAAATAACAGATTTATCACTAGGTAAAATTCCGTAACAATAAGTTAAAAATCCAGATTGGTCGTTCGGTATAGTAGTATTTGGGGTTGTATGAAATGGTCGCATTTGATGTTCAAATTCAATTTGGTCACTTTTATCTTTAAATAAATCCTTTATGTTTTCGTTCTCTTTGTTATGTTCATAAATAAATTCTTTGGTTTTATCGTTTATAGATTGTTCTGTATCAGCACCATACTGCGTTTCAAAAGAAGGTGTTTTTCCATAACTTTTATTAGATTTAGTTGGTAATTTTGGTATAGAATCCTTTTTATTAGTATTGTATTTGTAATCGCTCATTAATGTATTACCTAAAGGATTTATGGTAGATAAATCTTTTGATATAGTACTATAATTATATTCTACATATCCCTCTTTGTAAGAATGAAATATAGCAATCATTCCTAATATAACAAATCCTAATATCAAAATAATCTTTTTTTTTAAAATAATATATCCAAACAAACTAATCCATATAACAAAACGTGATAAAGCATTTAAATTTTGAGTGTTACTTTGATGTTCATTTGGTAATACATCAAATATATACTTAGAGTTCAATAAAATAGTAGGATCATCAATCCAAAAAGACATTCTTATATATATTTATTATTTCTTTTTTTGTTTTCTTTTCGTTTTTTTTGGGGAATCACCTTTTTGAAATACATAATCTCCATTTGATGTTTTTTCTAATTGGCGTTGTTCCATATTTTTTTGCATTTTTTTTCGCATGCGTTCTTTTGTATTATTTTGTTTTTGTACTTGTTCCATTTTATTCATCATACCTTTCATATCTATATTTTTCATCATATCTTTTAATCCAGGCATATCTTTCATTTGACTCATAATATCAGAAGCTTCTTTCATCATATCTTCTTCTTTCAATTTGCTATTTTTTAGTTTTCCTTCTAATTTTGAACCTATATTTTTGACTAATCCCATCATTTTACTTGGGTCTTTCATAATGTTATTCATAAAATCATCGGGATTACCAAAATCATTGGCTGTTTCTTGAGCAATTTCTTTCGCAATTTCTCCTATTTTTCCATTCATCATTTTATCCATAGGATTATTAGACAAGTCGCCAAACATAGGATTATTAGACAAGTCGCCAAACATAGGATTATTAGACAAGTCACCAAACATACTATGAATTGTATTTGATAAATCATTTTGTTGAAACATGTTTTTCATATTTTCCATCGTTTCTTCCATTTTTTCATGAGCACTATTTTTCATAGGATTATTTTTTTCAACTACATAAAATAATATTAGTTGTAAGTATTTCCATAAAGTATTACGTGATTTATCACTTATTTTTTCGTCTTTCATCAACAAGGAAAAATCAATATTTGGTAATAAATATACAGAATCATCAAACAAGGACATTTTTTCATATAAAATATCAAAAAAATGATTTGGATAATTAGTCAAACAATAATCATATACATTATCATCGTCTAATTTGTTCAAGGTACATGTCAACTCTGGAAACGTAAGGATTAAATCCCTTTTCAAGTCGTTATAAATTGTCAAAAATCCATCCATTATACTATGATATATAAATTTTTTATATATCTTTCGCGTTAAAATACATATAACTTAGACGAGTAAGATTTTTGATATATCCAACAAATTCGTCTACAATTTTTTTTTCAAATTGTTTGAAATTTTTTTTAAAAAAATTAATATATTTTATAATATCAGTTTGGTTTTTTACATCTTCTTCATAATTCTTATTTAAAAAAAAGGATATATTTCCATCTATAATATATTTATGATATTTACTCGTAATATGTTCATACCACGTTTTGATAAGTAATTTTATATTCATATTTTTTATAACATGGTTTTTTTTGTAAAAACTTTGGAATAATTTGTCTCCATTTGAATATTGTTTCAAAAAAACCAGAAAATCAAAATACTTCTTATTGAATTGTTCAAAAATTTGTTTCGACATTACTTAATATATATGTATTACTTTAAATGAATTTCTTCATTTCGTTTTTTTTCTAATTGTTCTAAAGAATAATCTAATTTAGGTTTTTTATCATCCAACAATGGGGTTGAAATAGAATTATTGGAATCATTTAATGTAGAATAATTATACATTTGTCTTATTCCACCATTACCTTTTGCCGAAAGTTCATCTGGACTCATATCTAGAAAACTATAAGAATCACTTACTACACCACTCATTGTATTGGTCATAGAGTGTTCACTTGGTTCATTAGATATTTTGATAGTTTCTTCTTTTATATTTTTGGATTGGGGTTTTATATATTCTAATATTTGATTACCGCTTAAAATTTCATAATTTGGTTTCAATAATAATATAGGGACTCTATTGATCATTGGTGGCAATAACTTTTGAGTACCATCTAATAAATGAATGTAAAAGACATTGTCTTTTAATGTTCGACTATCAATACATATATACGTAAATATATCTTGTAATCCATGTTTATTGACTTCTTCTAAAATTTCAGTTGAATGTTTACAATATTTGCTATAATACAATTCGGGTTTACTCATTTATTAATAATGATTTTAAAAAAATTCATTTTTTACCTAAAAATTGATTTAAGATTAAATATATTATATATTATAATGAGTAAGATTGTTGTAGATTCTATGATTGAGACGAAAGAACATTTAGAATTTGACTTGACTCAAATTGATTTATCTTTGATCAATGCTTTACGCCGAACATTGTTAACCCAAATTCCGTCTTTGGTCATTCGTGGATTCCCACATAAAGAAAATTGCATTGACATCACAAAAAATAATACCAGATACAACAATGAATATTTAAAACATAGATTATCATGCATTCCTATTATATATTCAAACCAAAGGCAGTTTAACAAAATAATAAAAGATTATGTGTTAAAGATTAAACTAAAAAATGATACTATGGATAAATTAACGTTAACTACTGACCATATAAAATTATACAATAAAGAAGGAAAACCATACAAGAAAAACATATTTTTAGAACCACCCATTCCTATTTGTTATTTATATCCACGCATTAGTCCAAGTGAACCATGTGAAGAGTTTGAAGCTACTATATCTTTATCTATTGGAACCGCTAAACAAGATGCTTGTTGGAATATGGTATCCAAATGTTTATTTTACAATAAAGAAGATGAAGAAAAAAACGAAACCATATTGGAAAAATTGCCTGAACAAGAGAGGACCGATTTCAAACTATTGGATGCTCAAAGAAATTATATAGAAGATGCTTATAGGTTTGTCATAGAAACCATTGGAGTATATGACAATAAAACACTTATTTCTATGGCGTGTGATATTCTTATAAAAACTATTCAAGAATATACTTCACATATGAGTGAAGTCAAGATAACTTCTTATATTCCAAATATTCCCCAAGAAGGTTTATTTCATATATACAAGAAATCAATGATAGATAAAGATGTATTATATATTATGAAAATAGAAGACGACGATTATACTTATGGTAAATTGATAGAAAAATATATGTACAATAAATTTTCTTCGTCTCTTAAATTTGTAGCGTTTAAAAAAGAACATCCACACGATAAACATAGTTTAATTCAAATCGTGTTTTTAGAACAAAATAGTGATTTAGAGGATATTTTAAAACAAAACTTATTGAATGTTTTCAAAGACATTATAGTGGATTTGAAACACATTCAAAATGAATTTTAAATATAAAAATAATTATTATATATAATGGAATATGGTTTTATAGTCACTAATAATGACAACTTATTTTTTGTTCATCGTGTGGAAGAAAGTAATATTGTCTTAATACCTAGTTATGATACAAGTATTAAAATAAATGATATACCCGACAATTATACTATTGTATATAAACCTAAATTAAGAGGGGTTTGTGAATTAAATAACTTTTATTTAAACAATAAAATTGTATTACATTATGGTGATACGAAACGTCAAGGAAAAATTGTTAAAAAAAATAAGGATATGATACATGTATTTTTTTCAAAAGAAAATACTACCGAAGTATTTGATTTCAATTATAAGGGATTACCGAGTAAAATTGACCATATTGAAAAAATAGATATGGAACCAACTATGAAACCCAATACAAATGAAAATAATAGAGAACAAGAAGAAAATGAAGAAATAGAAGAAGAAGAAGACGATGACGATATTTATTATTTTTCATTAGAACAACAAATACAGCAATTGGTCGAAAATTTTAGAAAACAAATGGATGATAAATATTTGAATAAAATTATTTCGCATTACATCGAACTAAATAAAAAGTATTTTACATATGAAAATAATTATATTTTCAAAAAATTAAAAGAAAAACCTATTTATAGTACAATTTTGAATGGCGATTCTATTTTTCATTATTATACTCGGCATTTGAAGACTTATTATTATCACGATGAAAATTTTCTACCAAACAATTTTAACGAAAAATTAAAAAAGAAAATATTTGAAAATGAAAATGATTCGGTAAATATGCATTTTTTTGAACAAGTAGACCAATTTAGTTTAGTCTCCAATGATAATACAAATATTAGTCATATAGAAATAAATCGTATTAATAAGAACAATATTGACCATTTATTAGTTGAAACCTCTAAAAAAAATAAGAGTACTTACAATGGTAGTCACTATACAAATGTATGGTTAGAAGATATGAGTGAGGTCCCTGTAGATGGTTATGACAACCATTTATATCCTATCAAAACAAATACTGAATTTATTATAGACGGTGTTGTTATTCCTAGTCAACAAAAATTAAATCATTATATGAAACAATCCAAAATGAATCAAATGATTCATAAAATAAATGAACCACAATATAAAAAAGAATATTATGTAAATAGTGAATTAAAAGATGATCCGTGTATATTTACAAAACAAAATCAAATTATAAAAAAAGATTCGTCCAAAGAATTTTATACATTTTTGAATAGTATAATACCGAATACAAGATATTTATTAAAATGTTTAGACATCACCTATTACAACGTGTATCACTATATTAAATTATTGTCTATATTTGATATATATGAATTATCCAAATTAGATTATGATTATATAAAACGTTTGGTGTTAATGAATATTCGAAGTTATAAAAGTATAAAGATAGAAAAAAACGAAATCAAAGAATATTCTACAAACTCATTTATTATGAATTCTATAAGTAAACCTGACGAGTTGAAAGACCATTTTTATAGTTCCAGTGAATTATTTCAAATATCCTTATATGAAAATCATACGTTATTGATGTTTGATTTGATAAAAAAAAATTTGGACCATAAGTTAGATACGACCAATAGTAGTATAAAACAAGTGATAGATGAATTCAAACTGAAATCTAATTCTATAGATACAACTATATATTATGACAAAATATATTATACTAAAACTGAAGTTTCCACAGAACAACAACCCATATTTATGGATTTGACCTCGTTTGGAACACCGATTGCGAATGTAAGAGACCCCTTTATAAAATCGTCTACCATAATATGGAATGAAATCGATAAAAGTAAATTCAAATCGTTTGAACAGTTTGAGATTATTTTGAAACAATATGTCTCCAATATTAATGAATCATCTATATTAGAATCTTATAAAACAAAAATACAAGAATGGTTTTCAAAATATAACATAGTCTCAGGATCAAAAGCATATGTATTAGATACCAACGAAACGTTTGTATATGAAAATGGAAGGTGGGTTCTCTATAGTGAAAAAGAACTCGTCAAAGGGTCTAAACAATTAAATAGTTTTGTCAACAAACGTATAGATGAAATTATAAAAGAAGACTCGATAAACACATTTAAGAAGTCCCAAATGAATCGCGATGACTACGTAAACAGGTCAAAATATTATGCGTCGATGTTCAATCCATTTATGAAATACAATCAAATGAAAAGAATATATAGTCAAAAATATTCCTCAGTCAATATAAAATTTTCACCACATCAATCTATGTTTGATAAAATTCTCCAAATTGAAAGCACTGATGAAAAAAATAAAGCCATAAAAATTTTTTGTGAACAATATACAACAGAAGGTTCGGATCCTTATTGGCTTTATTGTATCGAAACAGAGACAAAATTGGTACCAATGTTTATAAAGACGTTGACCTATTCAACTAATTATAATGAAACCATACAAAAAATATGTTATGAACAAGGAAAAAAAGAAGATGGATATTGGGTAGATAAATATAGTGGATATACTATAATAAAAATAGATTTTAATGAACAAGAAGGATATACAAGTGATGGATTCAAGATTGTTTCACGTGAAATCATTTCAACTAGTGAATCTATATCCAGTGGAGACAAAAAAAACACAATAAAAGATATTGAAACCATCTTAAAAGCGATTGGTGTCCCAACTAGTCACGGACATTCTATTTATGAAGAATATAATAATATACAAAAAATTTTATCCAAACATTCTTTGTTACTTTATTCCATAATTTTTATTTATATCCAAGCAAATGTGAATACAAGTGAAATTACCGCATCCTTTTCTTCGTGCAAAACATCCTTTGATGGATTTCCGATGGTAAAAGATGAAAGCCAAACAAAAGGCATCGAATATATGATATGTATTTATAAATCATTGAAAAATATTAAAAAAGAAGTAGATAAAAATAATTTTATCAAACTCATAAAAAATGTATTGAAGAATAGACCTATATTGAATCAAAAATTATCGATAATTAAAAAAGAATCATACTCAAAAGACACTAATAAATCGTGGGAGTTATTTTTACCACGAATGACTTCTATAAACATTAGCAAAGTATACAACGCATATTATAAATCATTCAAATTTCAAGAAGAAATGAATAAAATCATTTCGGAAATAGAACCCACTGAAAAATTATCCAATGGTTCATATAAAATCATTAATAATTATGTAAAAAATTACAAAGTTATAGAACCTATAAAAAAGGGATATATATCTAAAGAAAAATTTAAAGATCCTAACCTATATTATTATCCACAAATAACCAAACCAGACCAAAAGTTTGAAATAACCGAACCTACTTATTCACTAGAAAAGATTAACCATATTATGGAGAATAGTTCGTATAGTGAAATAACCGATGAATTATTAAAAGAAGTAAAAAATAAATTACATTCTAAGAAACAAATAAATAAGGTAAAATCAAAAGAAACGTATGAAGAAAAAACCTCTATGTCCAAAGATGAACGTCGTAAAAAACAAAATTACATAGATGATTATTTGACTTTCTATAGTGGATTAAAATTAAATAAATTATTAGAAAAATTAGAGGGACTATCCAAAAAAAGAAGAGGCATTGTAACCAGTAGCGACGAAAAAGATAAAATGACACATAGTATCTTGTATAATTTATTGAATGAAATACAATTGATGTCTAAAATGAAAGATAGTGCCACTTATAAAAATCCTAAGTTGCGTCCTTATTTTGCAAGTATTTTGAATGTTTCGGATAAATCTAAATTAATAGAATTTATAAAAAGTAGTTTTAATATTTTAGAAAATGTTGAACCCAAAAAGTTTATTGTTAACTTATCCTTTTCTTTAAAAGAACAAATTTTGATGTGTAAGTATTATTTATGTGAATTATATAAAAATTCTAGTCAAGAAGAACGATCTATGTATGAACAAATGATTGGTGTTATGATAAAAAAATTGGTTATAAAGGTTGATATCATCAAGAAAAATAACGAACAAGCAAAATACAAAGAAAAAAAGGAAATAACAGACAAATTCAAAGAAATGAGCGACGAAAGTCGTAACGTTGAATTTATGTTAAAACAAAGTAAATTGGGAGATTGGAGTTTAGGTTTAAGTAAATCCATATACAAATACAACAAAGATGCTCCATCTAAAGAACAAGTGGATGAAGACGAAGAAATGGATCCTGTCGAAGAAGAAACCGAATTTGAAGAATATGTTGATGAAGAAGAATAAATTTTATAACTATACAATATAATGGATTTAAAAGATTCCTTTACGATTATTGTCGTAATGTATTTGATATTATATAGTTTGTTAGCTTATTTGAAACCCAATTTTATATTTGACAACGACAATGAAGTATTGCGGGCATTTGGGGTAGGCTATAACAATACTACTATTATGCCATTATGGTTGTGTAGTATTTTATTAGCTATTTTTTCTTATTTTATCATTGTGTATATATTACATTTAAGATACAATACCATTTTTATTCAATAATACAATCTTGTAACAGCAACGAATTTGCTGAAATCAAAGAGGTTATAATCCCAGCAAATGTAAGCCAAATAAAATAACCGACGTTTTGTTTTACAAAATATTGCCGTTTGATGATTTTATGTTGATTTTCATTTATTTGAATATGTTCATTTAGTAATTCTTTCAATTTATCATTTAGTTTTTGTATACTTAATAAGTCATTGGGTTCTAATTCTTGTAATAAAATATTAGGGTCGTTATAGAAAAAACTAACATTGGAATTAGTCGGCTGAGAATTAAAACTAATTTTAGGTGCTAAAATCATCCCAAATGTATTGGCAAAAATACGATTCCAATTCATATTTACTAAAAATATTACAATGAGTCCCATGACTAAAAACAAAGGAAATATACTATGAATAAACAATTGTCCGTATTGAACGGAGCATTCGGTTTCACTGATAAAATATATATTTTGAATTGCAATCACAAAAAATGAAAGTAATACATAAACATACATCCATTTTTTATTTTCTTCATAAGGTTTGCCGGTTTCTATTGCAGACTTATCTATTACAAAATGCTTTATGATCATAAACAATAAAGAAAATATAACATAAATCGAAATGGATAAAATAGCAATATTCATTATAGTATAACATTATATAATTTTATAATATTATACTTATATGTATCCTATATTGGTTGAACCAGAAATTAAATACGTGTTAAATAATCATTTAAATACGTTAAAACAAATAAATGAAAATAAAAAAAATTTATTATTCAATGTATTATTATTTTTAGTATTAGTAACCATAATAGGCGTTACTTTAAAACTTAAATACAAAGGTAAACAAGATATACAATTACAACGAATAAAAGAGAACCAAAAAAAAGATTATATTTTGACTAACTTAAGAAAATATCAAAATATGAAACATCCCATAAATTAAAATATATATTTTTTATAATGAACGAAGAATTAATACAAATCAATAAACAAATCTTATTGAAAGGATTATTTGCGATGAACTTCCCACAACACATAAACGAAGAGGAACTTAATCAAGAGTTGGATGAACTTGAAAAAAAAAGGGCTACTATTCAATCTACATTGGGCGGAATGCCTAGTGACTATAATAAAAAAAAAGAAGAATACGAACAAAAAAGAATTGAAACCAAACATAAATATGATTTAAATTTAGTGAAAAATCCAAATGCCTCTATAACCGAAAAAATAGAAGATTACAAAGAATATAAAGCAATATATGATGAATATTATGATTATATCAAACACGTAAAGGGACTTTATATTTTACCCAAAAAATATGATAATATAGAATATCATTATTTGATTACAAAAATATAATCTTATACTATATGATATTTAAGTATTTAGATTTAAAACTATTTTTAATAAGTTTATCGATTGGATTATTTTATATTTATTTGGCCGAAGAATACAAAAAAGTTATTGTAATATATCCTACACCCGAAAATGTGGATAAATATCAATACAAAGACCAAAGCAATGAATGTTTTTCGTATGAATTAAATGAAGTTCAATGTCCATCCAAATATAATACTATACCTATACAAAGATAATATTCTCCTTATATATATATATGTTTAACATTCTACGATTTTTCAAAACTCAATTAGGAATGAATATTTTATCTATTTTACTCGGTCTAGGACTTTCTAGTTTATTCAAAATGAGCTGTGATAACAGAAGTTGTTTAGTTTTTAAGGCAGCCGTTCTCAAAGACAATAATGTAGTTAAATATGGAGACAAATGTTATGAAGCCACTGAAAAAATAGAACATTGTAACAAAGAAAAAGAAATTATATTATTATAATATAATGAATCCTTTAAAAAAAACACGAAAATCTCGTTCAAAACATCCTTTAAAAAAAATACGAAAATCTCTTTCAAAACATCCTTTAAAAAAAACACGAAAATCTCTTTCAAAACTAGCTGGTGCCTTGCCTGATTTTTACAAGGATAGTCCTCCATTAGAACAAACCATTATGGTTTTAGATTTAGTAAAAAAAAGTAAATTGGATGAAATAATTACCGATGAAAAAACTCGTTCTCCTTTAAAAATAAATTCTACTTCATGGAGTAAATTAAGTTATTGGAACGCATATAATATTATGATGAAAGGTGGTTCATCTAATATAGATGATATGAAAAATATAGTATATATGTTAAAACATGATGTATATCAACACAAAAAGAACAATAAAGAAATATGGAAAAAACATATTACAGATGCTATATTTAAACAAAATTTTTTAATTTTATTCCAAGATATAAACTATAACGGTCCTATGATAAAAAAACATAATATGTCACGGGTTTCACTAAAAGACATTACAATCATATTATTAGAACATCGTATAGAGATTTTGAAATGGTTAGAAGCAAAAAAAGGTGCTGAAAATAAAGGTGCTGAAAATAAAGGTGCTGAAAATAAAGGTGCTGAAAATAAAGGTGCTGAAAATAAAGGTGCTGAAAATAAAGGTGCTGAAAAAAAAAAGAATGTTATGTTTGAAGAAAGAAGTAAAACCCCTGAAGATTGGGAAAATATGGATTAATAAGTAAAATTTACAAAAGTAAAATAAAATAAAATGTAATGGATACCCATACTACCAATATTACTGATTTACCTATCGATCATATTCCACAAAATACTGAAATACCAGAAAACATACCACCTCAAATAAACCGAATGGATCAACAAGTATATGAATCACATCAAAATCCAAAGGTAACATTTAATCCAAATGTAGAGTCAAGAATCCCAAAAGATAATTCTATGAAAGAAAGTCATAAAATGATTATTTTAGCATCTTTGTTATTTATATTATTTAATGAACCCCTTTTTCGAAATTATATTATGAATATTTTAGTAGTTATTTTTGGACACAGTTTAAAAACTGAAACAGGAACCACTTCTAAAATTGGTAATGTATCTTATGGTATATTTTTCGGTCTAGTACTTTATGGACTTAGCTTAGTAATTGACATACCTTCTTTATGAAACAACCCTATGTCTCTTAATTTCGAACTATTTTTATAATCTTCAATATAAAAAATCTCTTTTATACCAGCACTATACAATAATTTCGCACAATTCAAACACGGATAATGTGTGATATAGGCGACTGACTTATCACACGAGACTCCGCGCTTAGCACAATCGGTCAATGCATTTTGTTCAGCATGTATCGTAGCAATTTCATGATTATCTACCACAACCGAATTATGAGGTAATCCAGTTAAAAATCCATTATATCCTTGTGAAATTATACGATTGTCTCGAACAATCAAACAACCAACTTTTAGACGATTACATGGAGAACGAGTGGATACATGTTGAACTAGCGTGGTAAAATATGCTTGCCAAGATGGTCTCTCCATTTAAGACATTATATAAGATTTTATTAAATGGAGAACATAAATACTATTGTATAATAAATTTTATTTAGTTGTATGTTTTCATTATAATATGATTACATTATAATGAAGTTTAAAAAAAACTCGTGTTTGTTATTGATTGATTTACAAACCGATTATCAATTTCTTTATGACCGCCTACAAGAAAATGTAACTAAGTTATTGAAAAAAGCTCGTAAAGAAAATATAACCATATGTTTTGTATTTAAAAAGGATAATTCACTCTCTTATTTTAAACCATTTTCACAAGAACTAAGAGGTAAAAGACAACTTGATAAAGGTATACCTTTTGATTTCGCAATGCCTTTGAAACACGAACACGTAATTATAAAAAATGGATATGATTCATTTTTTGAGACAAATTTAGACAAGTTTTTGACTCGTAATCGTATCGAAACCCTTTATATTGCTGGTTGTTTAACAGGTATTTGTGTATTGAATACCATATTTAGCGGTTTTAATCGCGGATATCGTATACATATGATAGAAAATACTTGTTCAGATCGTTCAAAAAAAAGACACAACGATATTGTACATCATTACAAAGATTATTTGTTTATACAAGAACACATTTAAATTGGACTTACCCAATAGTCATTCCATTGCCGTTTTTGTTTGTATTGTTTATATGGTTCAATACAAGGTTCATTACAAAATGATTGTTTAATCTTATGATCATTTTCTTGACGAATTCGCCGAAAATGTTTGTAATGTTCGTAATGTTCATAACTAGGATCTATATTGAAAAAGGTTGTCTCTAAATTTTCCATATAACGCCGAAAATGTTTGTATTGTAAAAAAGACTTTGAAAAAGTTTTTATCATTATATACATATAAGATATAATATTTAACTCTTTTTTTTTCTTGTTTTAGGATAATATTTTAAAAACCACCTTTTGTATTCATCATTTTTTTTGTTTTTTTTATATCTTGTATATTTTTGATCGCGTTCTTTTCGTATGTCTTCGATGGTGATTTGATGACCAATACATGGTAAATAAAAACGTCTTAATACATTAGTTTTGTTATTCGAATGTATCGATTCTAACAAATAACAATACGATAATATATTGACCATATTGATAGTAGATTCATTTATAAAATTAAACGCATAATAAATACTTAATATGGTATCTATGGTTGCAATATGGTATGATTTACCTTTATGTTTGATGATATTAAATGACTGACAAGAATTAGTGGTAAAAATGTACAACATAGATTGTCCTTCTATGACTACTTCATAAAATGAATTTATAAATTTATAATCACCTTCATGTGGTATAAGGGTATAGTTTATAGATTTGAGTTGTTTCAAAACGTTTTTGTAATTATCTGATAAAATATAAATTTGTTTAGTTTGTTTGGAGTCTATTATTTTTTTATATTTATTAGGAAAATAGTCTTTATAAAAGGAAAGACCAAAATCGCCAAACAATACATATTTTTGTTTGGTACAAATATCAACCAACTTATTATATACATTGTTATAAATTAAATTATTTTGTGTCAAATCTACGTCATATTGGAAAGGATGAGTTTCATTCAATAATGTGAGTCGATTGTATATTTTTTGCCATCGACTTAAATCGCCATATGGACGTGATAATTCTTGATATAAACTCATACGCAAATAACTTGGTGGAGCATATAAAATATTCTTTACAATAATTGCCTTATTTTTAATTATATTGAAAATAGTTGTATCTAAATAAGTAATATCCGCAATAGGAATAAAATTAACAAATACCTTATAGGTGCCATGAAATAATGCTGATTTTGCTTCCACATTTTCATAACCCCTTCTTGCATATAGTAAGGCTAATTCTTTGGCATCCTCCAACGCATTATGTGAAAAAAAGTCGTAATCTGGTATATCGAGTTTTTTGTCATAAAATTTTTTAGAAGAAGGTAAAATAGAATTAATTGCTATTCCGCCATAACAAACCAATCCCTTTTCACGAATAAAATTCTCTAAAATTTTTATGATATCATTTTGTAAAGATTTTTTCTTTTGTTTCTTTTGTATTTTTTCATTGGTTTCTATCGCATCTTCTAATATGGAAACATAGGACATCTATATATAGATTATATATTTTAAGAATACGATTTTTGAAAAGACGAAGAATCAGTAAAATACTTTAAATATTTTTTTAGATATGCGTCTTTCTTCTGAAAATTCATATATATAAAATTAAATCGGTTACGTATACCTTTATCATTATAATCATAATTGTTCGCATAACTAGATTTATTAGGATATAGAGAAGATAATTCAATACCAGATTGTAAGGAGGCTTCGCTTTCATATAAAGAATGATATTTGAATCCTGTACCAAATGTAACCAATGTTAATTTACTTAAGTCTGTTTTAATAAAACTATCTTTCATTTTAGGAGAAGCATTTAAATCAACCATAATAATAATTTTATTTTTTAGATCATTCAATGTATATTGATTTAATTCTTTATCGACTGGAGTTTTTAATAGTATTTCGCTACTACCTGAAAAAGTTTCCAATAATATTTTGGCCATTTGATTATAAATATCCATATTGTTACTATTTATTCTAAAATTCAAGAACAATACTTGATTATTATTTGAGTGTTTTGATGAATTCAAAAACATATAATTAACCTGATTCATTGTCTCTGAAAAACTCAAATAATTATATAATTCTTTATATTCATTTTCATTTACAGTCGATGCAGAAATAACTGGAAACCCATTTAAAGAAAAAATTTGAAAGTCTAATACTCTTACACCTGCTCTATAACAATGTTTCAAAGCACATATATCTACATAATCGTGTTTCAAACCACCAATACAACAACAGTTAAATGCGGATTTGAACACAATATCTTTTATAGAAATATCTTTTAAATTGGTATTTGGTAATTGAAACTCTCCGTATTCATTATATTTATCTAATTTTTCACATGTATCTTTTTGCTTATTTATACTAAGAAATATGTATATAATTATAATTATAGCAAAGAACGATATAAATAACAATATGTAATTATCCATATATGTAATATAAAAATATATTTAATTTATAAGTAATGCCTGGAGGGTTATTAAATATAATAGCTTATGGAAATCAAAATATAATATTAAACGGAAATCCAACCAAAACATTTTTTAAAAGTGTTTATGCTAAATACACCAATTTTGGATTACAAAAATATCGTATTGATTTCAATGGCGAACGAACCTTACAATTAAACGAGTCTTCTAAATTTACATTTAAAATACCACGATATGCCGAGTTATTGTTGAACACTTACTTGGTGATTACTTTGCCCAATATATGGAGTTCATTTTACAAAAATGGAGACTCGTATAATCCATATGAATTCAAATGGATAGAAGACATTGGGTCGTTGTTCATTGAAGAAGTGACGTTATCTTCTGGTGGTCAAATATTACAACAATTTAGCGGAGATTATATCAAAAATAGGATTGAACGAAATGAAACCCATAATAAAAAGGAACAATTTTATAAAATGACTGGTAATGTAGATGAACTGAATAATCCATATAGAAATGGTTATTATCCAAATGCTATTACTACGGATCCTGACCAACCACCTGAACCGTCTATTTATGGTCGTAAATTATATATACCATTACCTTTTTGGTTTGCAAATTCCACCAAAAGTGCATTTCCATTGGTTTGTCTCCAATACAACGAATTGGTCATTGATGTTACGTTGCGACCAATTCGCCAATTGTTTACTATTTTAGATGTAACCCAAGATTCAAAATCACAACGAATTAGACCTGATTTTGGGTCGCCATTATATCAAATGTATCGGTTTTTACAAGTTCCACCAGAAAATGAATATATCAATTTACAAAATAATTGGGCCAGCGATGTAAATATAATTGCTACATATGCTTTTTTATCGGAAGAAGAAACAAAAGTATTTGCGTCTAATGAACATACTTATTTGTTTTTAGATGTAAAAGAAACTATTTACAATCATATAGTAGGTTCACGACGTATAAAAATAGAGACAAATAATTTGGTATCCAATTGGTTTTGGTTTTTACGAAGAAGTGATATTTATCAAAGAAATGAATGGAGTAACTATACAAACTGGAAATACAAAGATGTTCCCAATGTAGGATTGAATTTTATAGACTTAAAACATCATAATGAAATAGAATCATTTTCTATTACTAAATTTCCAGATGAAAATAATGTAAAGCATATGTTGATTCAAGTATCTTTATTAATAGATGGAAAATATCGCGAAAATGAATTTGGTTCTGATATATATCGATACATTGAAAAATACGATAAATGTTTAGGTAATTCGGATGATGGTTTGTATAGTTATAGTTTTTCATTGAATACAAATCCATATGAAACTCAACCTTGCGGAGCAATGAATTTAGGTAAGTTCAAAGAAGTCGTTATGGATATATTGACCTTAACGCCTGATATTGATGAAACCCAGACAGTTAGTTCTGTATGCGATGATGAAGGAAATATAATAGGTTATATTGATACAGACCCTACTAAAATTTATAAGTATTCATTTGATATGACTTTTTTTGAGGAACGCTACAATGTGGTTAGGTTTATGGCTGGAAATGTTGCTCTTGTTTATGCTCGTTAATGCACGCATAAGTATTTGACTCATATTCCGATATATCAAATGAATTTACGCGAGTCATAAAACCCTGTTTTGTACGAACCAATAGAGCAACTACTAAACATAAAAATAATATCCAATTCATTTTATAATAATAATATATAATAATACTATGAATGATATTATGAATGATATTGAAAAATCAGCATTAATCGTAACCAATACTATAAAGGAAATTATTATTTTATTTTTAGCATTGATTATAACTCTAAATTATTGTATTAATTTTATAAAAAATGATTTAGATAAGTGTGAACCTGATAAAAATAAACCTGATGAAAAGAAACCTGTAGAAAAATTTGGAATATTAAATTACATCCAAGATATTATTCATTATACTATAAATGAAATGATGAAACGCATGCAATGTTATATTTTAAATAAAAAACCATACGAATCTTCTAATATTGAAATTTCTGAGAAACCTATGTATGTTTCTATTTATTATGGCATATTTATCGTTGTTTTATATCTTTTTTTTAATATGAAAAATGTAAATAAAAACTCTTGGAACGATATATCAAATGATTTTACCTATAAACTTATATTTATTTTTTTATTCCCAATGCTCATCGTAATTAGCATATCATTACTTTCTGTTTTAGTAAAAATAACCTTTAGTATAGATACAATAGGACCTAATTATTATGTTTTTATGAAAGGATTGTCTTATATTTTATTTATGTTTATTTTACTTATTCCAATACCTATTTTATTATTTGAAAATTTGTATTATTTAATTATAAGAGGTAATAATTATAATATTATGGATAGGTTTACAGGACTAAATATTTTTTTGTATGTTATTTCCTTTATCATAATTTTTGTATTATGTATGATTGGATTTTTCAAGATGATTCGTTTTAATTTCAATAGTACTTTTTTACCATTTGAAAATATAAAACATATCCAAAATAAATTAAATGATACATCTTTTGATACTAAAATTTTATATATTATTATTCAACTATTTGTTTGTATTACTATTTTATTTATGATAAAAGATTTATTTTCATTCTATATTTTTATTTTTGGCGTTATTGTCTCTATTATTTTTACCTTTCTTATTTTATTTTACGATTTAATGAAAATAAGGAATTAAAGACAACATTAACATAATACAAATGGGTAAAAAAAATAAAAAAAAACTAACCCGTGTAAGTTTATGTACTCCAACATTCAATCGACGACCTTTTATTTTACAAATGATTGATAATATACTAAAGCAAACATATCCGCGAGAATATATGGAATGGGTTATTTTAGACGATGGTACAGATCCAATTGGCGATTTAGTAAAAGATATACCATTTATAAAATACATTTATTGTGAAGAAAGGATGAGTCTGGGAAAAAAACGAAACTTGATGCACGAGCTTTGTACGTTTAAAAACGATAATGACATTATAGTTTATATTGATGATGACGATTATTATCCACCTGAACGAGTAAGTCATGCGGTTGAAACACTTAATAAATCCAACGCTTTATGTGCTGGTTCAAGTGAGATTTATTTATGGTTTAATGAATTAAATAAGATGTATAAATTTGGACCCTATGGACCAAATCATGGTACTGCAGGAACCTTTGCTTTTAAGCGAATTATGTTAAAAGATACTCATTATGAAGATAGTGCTGTTTTGGCGGAAGAAAAATTCTTTTTAAAAAATTATACAATACCCTTTGTTCAGTTAAATCCATTAAAAACGATTTTGGTCATTTCACATGAACAAAATACATTTGATAAAAAACGATTAATCAATACCAATAGTCCTGTATGTAATGATTCCGTCTTAGTTCCTTCCACTTTTATCAAAGACGATAAGACAATAAATTTTTATACAAAAGATATTAAAGATACACTAAAATTTTATGTAGAAGGAGACATAAAAAATAAACCCAATGTTTTAGCCGAAATAAAACGTCGAGATGAAATAATAAGTAAACAAACCAACCAACAAGTAGTTTTAACACAACCGGATGGAACAAAACGAACCTTACAAATGAATGAAATAATAGAAGTATTAAAAATAAAAACCAACGAGAATAATATGTTAAAAGAAAAAATAAGAGAATATGAACAAAAAATAAAACAAATATTATCGGTGATAAGTTAAATATTTTTCAAGTCGACATAATTCACTATCACTTAGAGGATAAGTCAATGTAAATAATTGTTGTTTAGATATATTTAGACGATTACATAAATCTAAAATAAATTTTTTATTGTTATATTCGTTGCTATATTTAGTCAATACCTTGGTAAATCTATATTCTTCTTTTTGTGGTTTGATTTGTACGTTTGAATGAACATACAATTTATAATTATATATCATTTTTAAGTAATAGGTCATTTCATTATAAATCCATAATTGTTTTTGAAAACTTACCCTATCGTAATAATCACCACTGCAAAAATTATTTAAAAATTCTAAATAGAAACATATATCTTCCTTTTTTAGATGGTTTATAATATTTTCGTGAAACATAAGGCATTGGGTAGCCTTTTCATTTTCAACAAAATGACTTATCTTTTGTTCGATTACATTTTTGATGTTTAATTGAATATTTTTTTCATATTCATTTATGGTATCCTTTAAATGAATTACATTACATAATTTCATTAATTCTTTTACTTTTTTATCATAATGGTTAATGCCTATAAAGATAAATTGGAATGAATTTGTTTCTTCCTTTTTTTTATTTAATTTTATTTGTTTTATTAATTCGCCCAATATTTTTTTTTCACTATTATTAAGAATATCAATATCATCTATCACTACGATATTTTTTTTTTTACTTTTGTACATCATATTCATAATAGAACCATGCGTATATTTAAAAATATCATTCATATTAGATATTTGTTGTATGGATAAATAGTTTAAATGATATTGACAATTTTCTTTAAAATAATTAAGTACCATATAGGATTTACCACTTCCAGAACAACCTACAATATAAATATGTTTATCCTTATATAGATGTTGTTCCATACTAGTATAATAATAAAGTATTTATATACATAATTCGGAATTATTTGTAATCCCATCCCACGAAACATTACATTTTATTGCCCATTGTTTTTTTTTACATAATCCACTTGTAATATTTTGATATAATGTTTTATTAAAATTTTCAAGATAACATTGGTCATTATTTTTGTGTATTACTTCATTTTTATCATAACAATCCCCAAAACTATTTAGTTGATAATAATCAGGACATTGATTAATATGTGGTGGATATACATATTTTTTTTTGGTTATATTCAGAATATATGCTACTATGGATAAAGTTACTACCAATACTACAATCGTAGAAATAAAAATCGTTTTTTCCATTTATATTAAAATAATATTATATAATAATGTCAGGTAGAGTTGATATAGAAGGCGGAACCCCATTTTTTTTGAAAGAACAAATACCTTTGGACGATAAAACCAATTACTTCAATGCTACTAAATATACGTTTCAACCAAGCGAATTATCAAATACTTATTTTAGTAAAGAAAATATAAATAAGGTACATAATGATATAAAAAAAAAGGTATATGATTTGTCTCAACAAAAATATGTCATTGATGACCAAAATATGGATGTATTAAAAGTCATTATGCGAAGTATCTTTTTACAATATTCAAAATTCCAATTTGACAACATAAAACAACAAGTAGATGAAATGAATGTTATGGTTGTGGATTATAGTTCAAATAATATTTATGGTGAAATTCAGGGTTATTTGAAGTATAAAAAAGATGCGTCAAATATGTATACTCTTATGGATAGACCCGTTTATTTACATAACGATAATAGTTTAGAACTGAAGAACTTTTTTTAATTGTTCTAGTTCATCTTTCCAGATATCTTTGTGTGAAGTATTCCACATTTTATCATATTCCGATTGTTTTTCGTTGAATTGTTTATTTAAACTATCCACATTTTCTTGACATACACTATCCATAGACATTTTAATTAAATAATTATAGGAATCATTTATTTTTGTATATTTCTTTTTTTCTAATATATCGCATATGTCATGGTTTGTTTTTTTTCGTAAATCTAAAGTATCGTTCAATAATTCATTGATGTAATTACATTTGTTTTTCAATACTTCCATTTCTTCTTTTAAAATCTGAATCAAATGTAATCGTCGTTTTTCATAATAGTCCAAACGAACACCTATAAAATCATCGCAAATTTCGTACACTTCATTGTAATGTTTTAATTTATCATTATGGTCAAATAGATTCATATTGTTGATGGATAATGTAGTTGATAATTTAAATGTTTTTATAATGTCACTTTCTTCCATAGGTTTTTTTAGGGTAAGTTTGAAATAAACATTTTTATCTGTGGACTGGTCTTTGTAGTCTTTTAAAATATCCATACATTTTTCTAAATGTAAAATATAATCTTCATTCCATACACCAATAGGCAATTCGGTAATAGTGATGACTTGTTTGTCAATCGTATAATTACCCTTTGTAATAAATCGGCGATCACCATCTTTTTCTATGGTTCCTTGAAATCCCTGATAAAAGGGTACAAAGTCGCTAGTATATGTTTTATCCACCAATTTGTGTTGAATATAGTCAATGAGTTGGACTGGATGAAAACACGGAATGTCTGTACTAAATCCAGTACCAATACCCTTTGTACCATTGACTAGAATCATTGGAAGAATAGGTAAATAATATATAGGTTCAACAAATGTTCCATCGTCTTTCAAATAGGTCAAAATAGCATCATCTTCATTTTTGAAAATCATTCGTGTAATTTTGTTCAAGTTCGTAAATATATATCTTTCCGACGCACTATCTTTACCTCCTTGCAAACGAGTACCAAACTGACCATTTGGCATCAATATATTTATATTATTTGACCCAACAAAATTTTGAGCCATATTTACAATTGCTCCATTCAAACTATTTTCGCCGTGATGGTACCCAGAGTGTTCAGATACATAACCACTGAATTGAGCAACCTTTATTTCGTGAACCAAGTTCTTTTTGAATGCGCTATATAAAATTTTACGCTGAGATACTTTCAATCCATCCATCATATTTGGAATGGAGCGATCGCAATCATATTTAGAAAAGTGTATCATTTCTCGGTGGATAAAATCTCCCAATGTAATTTTAGTATCTCTTGTATCTAATACATTATTTCGTTCATAGTTTGACAACCATTCTTTTCTAAAATCTGACTTTTTTTTATTGAAAACCATATCAATGGTTTCGTTGTCTTTGTCACCTAAATGAATATCCATCGTTTTTTTATCTTTGAAATATTCTTTGAACTCTTTACCAGTACTAGTACCCAATCCTTTGTAATACTTGATAGACCATCCTTTTGCATCTTGATGTTCAGATTTCCATAATTCATATTCTTGTTCATTGTAAAAGTGAATCATTTTTCCAGATTTGGTCGCTTTCAAAATAGGCGTATTCATAAATCCTAAAAATCCTTCGATGTTCAACAATGAAGGCCATAAACATTCAAATAAATTAATACATAATCCCTTGATGTGACTCCCATCCAAATCTTGGTCAGTCATAAATAGAATTTTATTGTAGCGCAATTCATCCGTATTTTTATAGGTTTTGTTGGACTCCAATCCCATAATTTTTTTAATTTCAATGATTTCTTTGTTTTCATTTATCTTTTTGGTCGTTTCTCCACGAACATTCAACAATTTACCTTTCATTGGATATACTCCAATGATATTTCGGTCACTTGGTGTCAATCCTGATAAAATACCAGCTTTAGCGGAATCTCCTTCACATAAAATTAACGTACACAATTTAGAGTCTTTCGTACCAGCATAATTAGCATCCACTAATTTCGGAATACCACGAATGGTTTTATTTTTGTTTCCATCAGTTTTTTTAGAATTATTTTTTTCTTTGATATGACTTAATTCACATGAGTTTTCCATAATACCTTGTTTGGCTAATTTTTCAATAAACTTATCACTAACTACACACGAAGAACCAAACTTACTTGGTGGAGTATTCAAATAATCTTTGGTTTGACTATCAAACGAAGGGTTTACAATCGTACAATTCAAAAAGATATGCAATTGTTCCTTAATAATAGATGGTTTTACTTCTACTTTTTTCTTTTTTTCAATATACGCAATCATTTTTTTTATAATTTGTTGTATAATATAATCTACATGTTTTCCTCCTTTGCTGGTGAAAATACCGTTTACAAAGGATACTTGTTTGAATTCTTCGCTTAAACATACACTATAACTCCAACGATCGTATTTCTCACTTATTTTTTCACAATCATTGTATAAATCTACATAATGGTTAAAATTTTTTACATCCAATGCTTCCCCATTTAGTTTTACTTTTACGTCTTTGGTAGTAATACCGGCAATATCATAGACTCGTCTTTGAAATAAAGAAATCATATCTTTGGACAGTTCATTCAGGCCAAGCCGTTTATAATCTGGTTTGAATTTTACCAAGGTATATGGTTTTTTGGAGCATTTTGTAATAGAAGGTTTATGAACAACGTCCAAGTTAGTCTCAAACTCTTGAATATATTTTAATTTACGAGTAGAATCAATCGTTTCAATCATTCCATACGTAGACCAAATGAGTACCAACTTAAATCCAAAACCATTTTTACCACCTGTAATTTTTTCTTCGTCTTTATTGTAATTGGTGGATGTACGCAAATGTCCAAAAATTAATTCAGGAATCCAAATATCATAAGTAGGGTGTTTTTCAATATCTATACCATTACCATTATTCATAAGAGTAATCATATTATCTTGAATTTGTATATCAATCATATTGACTAATTGGGTAGTATCGTCTTGTTCCTTTTTTTGGAGCATACGAACCACGTGATCGCGACAATTGACAATACCTTCATCAAACAACTTGAATAAACCAGGGTTATAATCGATAGTCTTGTTTACAATATGTCCGTCTTCATACACATACATTGGTCCATTTACGTTTTCGATAGATCCAATATATGTATCAGGATTATCTAAGATATGTTCTTTATCAGTCTTTTTTTGATATTGATTCGCAAGAGTAGCCATAGGGATATTATGTTACAATTTCTAAATCAATTTTATTAACTATATATAATGCTTTTCGAAAGAGAACAATCAGGAGGAATAAGTCCGTATTGGGGATTTTACGATATAAGTGGCGTTCTTATTGGTTATAAAAATACTGGTAATACTGATAATAATAATACTGATAATAATAATACTGATAATAATAATATTATCATTCTAGATATAACTGACATTAACAACGCGATGATTTATTTGTCAAATGAAGATATATCAAGCGTTACAGGAAACCAATACGGGTTTAGTGTAACTACCGATGAGAATAATAGATTCGATTTAAGTGGAGTATTTAATCAACCCTTGTTTGGAGTATTTAAAGATACTTATTATTTTATTAGAGACAATAATATTTACGATGCCGTATATAAATGGCGCTACGATAGATTTGATGCCTTAGCCTTATATGGTCCTATTAGTACATGGACAATTGACGGAGTTACGGATATGAGTGGGTTATTCAAAAACTATGAGGATTTTAATGAAGATCTGAGTGGATGGAATGTATCTAGTGTTACCAATATGAGCGAAATGTTTAAAGGTGCCATATCATTTGACCAACCTATTGGTAAATGGAATGTATCTAATGTATCAAATATGTCATTTATGTTTGAACATTCCTCTGTTTTCAATCAAGACATCAGTAGTTGGGATACTAGTAATGTTACAACAATGGAGAATATGTTTCAACACGCATCAGCATTTGACCAACCTATTGGTAAATGGAATGTATCTAAGGTTACCAATATGAGTGAAATGTTTAATGGAACCATATTATTCAATCAGTCTCTTTATAACTGGTCTATTGACATTTCTCACGTGGATGGATTCAATCCATCAAAAAATAATGTCATCACTACAAATATGTTATCCAATACAAATGCTTTAAAATTTTATATATTAAGCGGTGATGTGTCAAATGATAATTTGTATGATGCTGTTACTCTACACCAAAACAATAGTATTGAATACAATTTATTTTACAAACCGATTGACCAATGGAATACATCTTCTATTGTAGATATGAGTGGTTTGTTTCAAGAGTATGCTATATTCAACGAAGACCTTAGCGATTGGGATACAAGCAAGGTTACCAATATGTCATCTATGTTTAAAGATGCGTCAGCATTCAATAAAGACATAAGTGGATGGGTTGTAGATAATGTCTCCAATATGAATTATATGTTTGATGGAGCATCATCATTTGACCAACCTATCGGACTCTGGAATGTGGACAATGTGGTCACAATGAAGTCAATGTTTAATGATTCATCCTCGTTCAATCAATCCTTATATAACTGGCCTATTAAGTTTACCAATGTATCAGGTTTTGATCCGTCTTCTTCTTCTATAAATGTTACATCTATGTTAAACAATACGTCTTCGTTACAATTTCAAATATTAACTGGTTCGGTAGACCAAGATAGTATTTATTACGCATTTTCTATTTTAGACACGGACCTTTATTCAAAGAATTTTAGACCTATTATTGAATGGGATACTATTTTAGTCAATGACATTAGTGGTTTGTTTAAAGATACTATGTTTAATCAAGATATTAGTGGATGGAATGTATCGAATGTTTCCAATATGGAATCTTTATTTGAAAATAATCAGGCATTTAATCAATCATTAAATAATTGGAATACATCCAATGTAACCTCTATGAACTCTATGTTTTTAGGAGCCATAAATTTCAATCAGTCCTTAGAAAATTGGAATACATCCAATGTAACCTCTATGAACTCTATGTTTTTAGGAGCAATTCGTTTTAATAGTCGAGTCAACAATTGGAATGTATCCAATATTATAGATTCTTCTGGTGCATTTATGAACGCATTTCGTTTTAGTCAAGATATTTACAATTGGAAAATGTCTCGTTGTATAAATTTTACAAATATGTTTAATGGTTGTATAAGTTTACAAGCATCTAATTTAACGTTAGATGTTAGTACAAACTTTGAAATAAATAATGATTTTTATATGCAATTATTAATAGATTAATATATTATATGCTTATTGTAGTAACTGCCCCCAACGGGGTAAATACCACGAATATGTTTGCCAATACCAATATAAATTTTTCGGATTTAATTCTTTGGGATCCTAGTGTTCCGTGTAATAATTGTGAAGGATTAGAACGTTTGAAAGTAACAAACGATAAGCAAAGTAATGGAACAAAAAAAATGTTACAAGCCAAAATGATAAAACAGCGAAAACAAATTTCTTATCAAAATACAAACAAACAAAATGCTTATAACATAATATATTCTCATAATTTTTACGATAATATAAATTTGATTTCAAAATGTAATTCACAATATTATGTTAATTTGATAAAAGTCCTTTTAAGGTCAAATAATGTCTCAAGTGATAGAAAAGCAAAAATTAGAGATTTCATGAGTCGTATAATTATATAGACCTATATATAATGAATTATAGTTGTCCAAATAAACAATATATTCCACCTTCGAAACAATCCTCCGTATATCAAGGTGGAGTATTAATAATAAATAATAAACCATTCAAAACATTAGACTACAGTCTATATTTGTCTCACAAAACCGGTAATTGTTCTATTATAAAAAATCATAAATATAGTTCGTATCAACGATATTTATACAAACGAAAAAACCGATAAGCAATAAATATTTTATATTTATATATAATATAATGAAAACATTTGGGTCACGAGCGGAAGTTTGGCACGGAAACGCAAAAAAAACATCGGGTGGTTTAACCAAAAAAGATTTAATACAAAACAAATGGGGAGAAATTGTGTCTCGAAAAAAACATATCACGGCAAAAAAGGAAAAACGTTTAGAAAAATATGGTTATTTTGCTAAAAAGGGGTCGTTTGGGGCAATTAAGAAATCTCCCAAAACAAAAAAATCAATCAAAACAAAAAAATCACGAACGAGATCGAAGTCTGCGTAAAGACTGGATAATTTCTCGTTTGTTGTTGTTGGTATGAAAATGCTTGTTTTGTTGTCTACCTATAGAAACCATTTTTTTATGATGAATATAGGAAGAAGTATCTTTGTAGGTTTTAATTGACTGGTCACGAATAATATTTCGAACAAACATTTTACGCATAAACGCATAACTATTCTCATTATTAGAAGTCAAGTCTTTGGGGTTCATTATATACTTTAGTAATATATTATACTTTACCGATATATTAATGTAGGTTGTTGAATAAACAAATTATCATCCATTGGTTGTATTATAAAAAAATAAATAAAATGAACCGCACTATCCATTGTATAATATTCAAATGAAGCATGAGTTATTTTATTTCCTATTTTTTTATAATATTGGATTGTATCGATAGGGTCACGTTTATTGAAAATGTCGTATTGTCCAACAAGTTCTCCTTTGTATTGAATACCAATTACACCTTGTAGTTTATTTTTTTGAATGATGTATTTGAATGAATCTATCAAAGATTTAGGAGTAGTATAAATGAGTCTACAATCTAATTCTCTTGATAATCGCGCAATATTGTCCATACCAATTACACATTGTGGTTGTGTCCATACATTATAAATAATAATAGAATCCTTACAAATAATAGATTTCAAAAAATCATAACTGGTGATGTCTCCATATTGGAAATCAAAACAATCGTCTTTTAAATATTCAAAATCCCAAGTGTAATGACGAGAAGAATACTCTGAAGAAAGATTGTCTATCCAAGTAAAATGAAATTGTTTTTTCTCAGATAAAAGTTTACGCATTAAATCTCTACCAAGCCAATTAGACCCTCCTACTAAAACGATTTGCATTATATGGTTTCTTTCTTTTTTTCTTTTTATATGTTTTTTTTCGCTTTTTACCTCCACACATATTACGAATAGGAACATCCACAAAATGATTAAGTGAATGTATTGTACCTACCAACATATCCATTATACTATATTTAAATATAAAAAAGTATTTTATATAATATAATAATGAATAATAGTCAGCGTATCAAATTACAAGAAATGATAGATGTCAATGATACAATCGATCACACCGAAGAAATTAGACAATTAAATCATAGTTCACTCATTCGAAAAGATGTTGTAAAAATTCAACAAATCAAACGCAAATTAAAAACAACCCATTACAAAACATTGGACAATGCCTTACAAAGTGAATGCTTCTTTTTATTTCAAAATTATACGTTGATTTACAATAAACTTTTGAAAAATGATTTGGATGTAACTATTTTATATACCTTCTTAGATGTATTAGAAAGCATTGAGAAAGGTAAACGTGACCAACACGAAGCTTCTTATGAAATTGGAACTTTATTAAAAAAAATTTATATTGATAAAAAAATAGAAGATATACAACAAACCAACTTTATTTCTCCAGTTGAAAATATTAGTTGGAAAGAATATTATGCCAAAAAAATTGATATAGACAAATAAATTTTATTTGTGTAAACATGAAAACATTGGTCATTGTAGAATCACCATCCAAATGTAAGAAAATCGAAGAATATTTAGGACCTTCGTATAAAGTGGTGGCCAGTTGTGGACACATTACGTCCTTTTCTTCATTGGAACAGCTCAATATGGAAACGTATGAAGTAAGTTATAAAATAGAAAAACCGACTGTCGTGAAGATGTTAAAATATGAAATAAAACAAGCATCGGAGATTATCATTGCTACTGATGACGACCGAGAAGGTGAAGCTATTGGATGGCATATTTGTAAAGTATGTAAATTAAATGTGGAGACAACGCCTCGAATCCTATTTAGTGAAATTACAAAAGAAGCTATAGAAAACGCCATTCAACACAAAGGACTATTGAATATGAACAGGGTATATAGTCAACAAACTCGGCAAATATTAGATTTGTATATTGGATTTACCATTTCACCCAAGTTATGGAAATATGTTTTAAATAAATTAAGTGCTGGTAGGTGTCAAACTCCAGCACTACATATGATTTATGAAAAAGAAAAAGAATATGAAAAACAAAGTATGGAGACCCATTATAAAGTGGAAGGATGGTTTACTTCTAAACACGTAAAGTTTCATTTGTCACAATCTATGGATAAAGTGGATGATTTTTTAGAAAAATGTAAAAGTCATAAATTTGAAATGTATCCTATTGAAAAAAATATTACAAATGAAAAAAGACCTTCTATTTTGATTACTAGTTCTTTACAACAAAAAGCACATCAAGTATTAGGATATAGTCCATCACACACAATGAGTTATGCTCAAGCATTATATGAGAATGGTTGTATTACTTATATGCGAACCGATACTCCAAGTTATAACGATACATTCAAAAAATCGTTAGAACTGCACATTAAACAACATTTTGGACACGATTATTATAAAGAAATCCCTAGTTCGACAAAAAAGGCACACGAAGGTATTCGTGTCACCAATCTGAAAGTGACCGAAACTACATTTGAAACTTCTCAAATCAATAAGTTATACAAGTTGATTTATATACATACGTTACAAACTTCTATGAGTGATGCTAAAATAGAAACATCGAATTATAAAATAAGTGCACCACTTGATTTATATTTTATACACAAAGAACCTATGTTTTTGTTCGAAGGATGGAAAAAACTAAATAGTACACCCAAAAACGAAAATATTTCCTTGTATTTTTCGCAACTGAGACAAATAAACTATAGTTCTATTGTTGCTAAAGAAATATTACAAAACCCAATGTATCATTATTGTGAATCTCAACTGATCCAAAAACTAGAAAAGGAATCTATTGGTCGTCCATCTACTTATGCGTCTATTTTAACAAAACTTTACGACAAACATTATATTGTAAAAGGAAAAATAAAGGGAAAGGTATTTGAAACAACACAATACGAATTAATAGATAATGTTATCACACAAAAAACCGAATCTTATTCGAATGATGAGACCAATAAAATTACAATTACCAATACTGGTAAGAAAGTCGTTGAATTTTGTTATCAATATTATAATCATTTATTTGACTATTCATATACAAAAAAAATGGAAACTCAATTAGACATTATAGAAGAAATAGGTATTTGGAGACACATCTTTACTGAATTTAAACGGGAAGTAGATCAAGAAGTCGTCATTGATATGGTAAAATCAAAACAATCAAGTTTACATTGTGGGACATACAAAAAACACCCCGTCGTTATAAAAAGCGGACAATTTGGTTATTATATGGAATATAACAAAGTTACCACTTCTTTGATACATTGGATACATTATGATAAAATAGAAGAATTTATTGAAGAACAAGCATTTCCTAATGAACTTATGGAGTCATTGATGAATATCAATATATCAATTGGTAAACATACCACGATTCGAAAAGGAAAATATGGAGAATATATTTACCATAAAACACCACAAATGAAAAAACCCAAATTTTACGCATTAGACATTGATAGTCGAAATGTAGAACATATAAAAGAATATCTACAAAAAAAATATAATCTTATAATATGAATAATAGTCAAGAAACAAGTCAGTTGGTTTTTCCAAAAATAGTATTAATAACTTTTACTATGATAGGTATATTTGTCAAAATGATAATAGGGATGCTGACGTCTTCAAAAGATGGTTCATTTGGTAATGCAACCACAAGCATTTGGGGAAATTTGATTATTATATTTTCAGTAATTTCTTACATATGCATTGACTCCAGCATAGAAAATAATGTTATTTATCCATTATCATTGCTAGTTATGATGATGATGTGGGATACCACAATTTCATATAAATATTTTGAACGAATAAATAAAAAACAAATTCCACAAATATATTATTCATGGTCTATGTTTTCAAATTTAATGGTATTATCTTTTTTGATAATCATGATATATAATTTATTTTATAAAGAAGAAACGAATAGTCATATTTCTAGTATATTGTATATCATTGGTGTATTTTCTCTTTTCATTACAGGTGTACAACAAACTATATTAGACCATTTTATGGTAGACAAAGATCATTTAGAAATAAACTTGTAAGTAATACCAATTTTATCGTTTGATTCCCAAATACCAGATATTCGTATAAATAATTTATTGGGAGGTTTATTCAAATGTAATACATAACGTTTATACATACAATCATTATGTAATAAACGTTCTATTTTTTTGTTTGTAATTAAATTTATCTTTTTTAATAATTCATATTCAATATAAAACAACGAATACAATAAGTCATTATTGAAACTAATTTTGTAAGTTTTGTTATGATAATTTGTAATTATATGTGATTCTGGTATAGAAATAATTACATTTTGTATGGTATAATAACCTTCATTGTATAATATTCTATAAAAATTATTATAATATTTTATTTTGTTTTCTACTGGTTTTTGAAATACTATTTTATTTATTTCAAAAATATTATAAGGAACAAATAAGTTCATAGTAATAGTAGTATAATATATTTAAATATCACTTTCATATAGTATAAATATGGAACATATACTTATTTATGGAAAGGAAAATAGTTCAAAATATAATTATGCAATAAATATGATAAAACCATATAGTAAAACGGAACTGAACTATAAAAGAAAAATAGAAATCAACTTAAATGACTATAAATATTATTTTAACTTAAGCGATGCTCATTTTGAAGTAGATTTTGAATTATTGGGTACAAACGAATATAGTTTGTGGGTAGCATTGTATCAACAAATACAAACAATTTGTAAAGAAAATATGGGTAAATGTATCATATTATGTATGAACGTACATAATATAAAGGATGAATTATTGGATATTTTTTATATTTTTATGAGAGACCCAAATATTAAATTTATACTATGTACACAAAATATGTCGTGTTTGCCTGATACTATAAAGCAACAATGTAAAATAGTATCGTTGAAAGATAAAAGTAAAAAAAAAATGTGTATTCCATTATGTGAACCAATCATTGAAATGATTGCCTCGAAGAACATCGATTATTTCTTATTAAGGGAGTTGCTGTATAATTTATTGACTTACAATATAAACATACACGAATCTTTTTACTTTATATTAAATCGTTTGTTAAATATGAACTATATGTCCACGTATGATATAGAAAGGGTGATGCCGGATTTATTTGATATTATAAAAAAATACAACAATAACTACCGGTCTATATATCATTTGGAAAGGTTTGTTATTTTTTTAATAATATTAAAAGAATAGTATTAAAGAATGTATGGATAAAAAAAGAGCATATGCAATTTTGAATATTGACCCACATAATCATTTAAACTATGCTTTATTACGTAAAAAATACTTAAAAGCTTCTTTGAAACATCATCCTGATAAAAATAAAACATCGGAATGTTTTGTCGATGTAAAAGAAGCTTATGATTATTTATTAGACGATTTGAATCATTTGTCTCCATTGTTTTATTGTGACGAAGAATATACACATACTTTGTTTATTCTTTTAAAACAATATATTTATGACCCATTTGAAAAACATATACATAGTTATCAAGTATTTGAATTAAATCCATGCTTAGATCATTTATTTCAAAAAGAATTATATTATATGAAAGACTATGACCTTTATATCCCTTTATGGCACCACGAATTATGGTATGAAACGCATAAAATAAAAATAAAAATAAAACCTAATATACCTGAATATATTTCAATAGATATATATAATCATATACATATATATTTAGAAAACAAAACAAAAAATATGGGTGATGTAATTGAGTTTAAAATAGGCGGAAAAAGTTTTTCATTTTTATATGAAAAAAATATAACTATTTTAATGAATCAAGGTATACCTATGATTCAGTCCAATATTTTTGAACATAATGAAATATCAAATATAATTATTCATTTATCTAATTCTTTTTAGTTGTTTTTTTAGGTTTTTTTTTTGGTTCTTCTGGTTCCGCTGGTTCCTCATCTTTTGATACTTCTACATTTTCACCATCGCTATCGTAGGTAACTTGTGATAGAGATTTGGATGGTTTTGGAACATCTTCATCTTCGTCTTCAGGGGGGACTACTTCTTCAGTAGTAGTAATTTTAATATGGCATTTACCACGTTCAAGTGATTCTACTTGCTTGACCACTCCTTGGTACAACTTCCAAGTTACCCCAAATTTACCATTGGCGAACCAAATACCACCGCATTGAATAATACACGCTACATTACTTCCTTTTTGAATAAACTCTTCAGGACCACGACCATCTTCATTAGGAATTAAACTATTTTGTTCAATATCGAATAATTCAAAATTGAACACTCCTTCCCATGCCGGAAGTTTTATTTTGAGAGTTGGACTGCGAGTTTTGTCTGGCTCTCCAGTTTCTTGGTCTTTTGGATATTTTAGCATTGGACTCCATAGAGCATCGATGACTTCAGAAGACATAGTTGCCTTACCAAACCAGTCCCTTGCGTTTTTTTTAGCTTCAGATTTTACCTTTTCTTCAAATTCAATCAACATATTCAACAAACTCTTTGTTTCATCGTTTCCAAAATCTTCGCGAGGGAATTGCAATGTAAAGTCATAACTTTTAGAATTATTCGCATTATCATATACGTTTACACCCCAATTCATCATAAGAGGTGTTTGAATGTGCAATGTTTTTTTAGTTAGACTATTTATAATACCCACACTTTTCCCACCAACACTATTTGCTTTTGGTTTGGTGAAAATCATGTTGGAGTTAGGTGAGAAGTCTTTTGCGTTTACAATAATAGTTGTCATTGTTACTTAATTATTATTAAAATCTTTAAATCAATTTTTATAATTGTTTTATAAAATCTTAGCAATACATATCCAAATAGTAAATGAAATATAAAAAAATATCGTGATTATTATAAATGGTCGAATCTTTTTCGCAATATAATAAATTTTTACAATCTAAATATACCATAAAAGAAATGAAACGCATTATGAAGCGATTTTCTTACAAACCTAAGCAAAAAACAAAAAAAGATATATTATATGAATGTTATCATTATTTGAAACATAGTTTTTATATCCGAAAAATAATTTATTGTTTTAGAAAATATATTGTATTCAAACTAAACCAAACGCAAGGTCCAGCAATGTTTCATAGAAGCTTATGCAATAATACTGAGGATTTTCTAACAATGGAGTCTATGAACGATATAGAGTACAAATATTTTATAAGTTATAAAGATAGTCATAATTTTGTATATGGATTCAATATAATTTCAATTAGTACTTTATTAGATAAGAAACAAATAAATAACCCATATACGATGGAACCTTTTCCAAAATACTTTATACGAATGGTAGAACAAAGAAAAATATACAATAAAATGTTTCATTATGTAGATGAAGATGTAAAACCCATCAAGCAAACAATAGATAATATGTTTGTCTCTATATTTCAAAAATTAGATTCTTTAGGAAATTATACCCAAATTGAATGGGTTACTAAGTTGAACAACAAGCAATTAAGAAAATTTATTTATGAAATACATGATATTTGGAATTATAGAAGCGAAATGACCAACGAACAAAGGAGACAATTATGTCCGCCAACTGGAAATCCTTTTTTACATATTCCTTTGTATTTATTTCAAAATCGTAATATTAATATTAAAAATAATACTTTGAAACACTATATTTATAGTATTTGTGACAACTTAATCAATAATATAAATATAGATAATGAAAAACAATCTCTTTGTGCTTTTTATATTTTGACTACATTTACTTTAGTTCATCCTCGCGCTGCCGAATCCTTACCGTGGCTGTATCAGTCTGTTATATAATAATTGCGTAAAAACAATATAAAAACATATAATATGCTTATGTATAATGTCTTCTGTAAAACAATCTAAAAAATCAAAATCAGCCGAGTCAAAAGTCGTTGAACCAAAAGTCGTTGAACCAAAAGTCGTTGAACCAAAGGTAAAGGTAGAAAAACCAAAAGAAGTAGATAATGTAGTAGTTCCTCAAACGGAAGGTTCTCTACAAGAATCATTCAACGGTGTTGTTTCTTTACTAGTAGATATGAATGGTCTTTTATCTAAGGTAAAATCCAAAGTAAAGGTTTTAGAAAAACAAGTATCCAAAGAAATGAAAGTATTGGATAAAATCAAACAAAAAAAAAATAAAAACAAGGGTTCAAGAGCTCCAAGTGGATTTGTAAAACCTACCAAAATTAGTGATGAACTGGCTGGTTTTCTAAAAAAAGATAAGGGTACTATGATGGCACGAACGGATGTTACCAAGGAAATGACTGCTTATATCCGTGAGAACAGTCTTCAAGACAAAACGAATGGTCGCAAGATTATTCCTGATGCTAAACTAAAGAAACTACTCAAGGTATCCAATTCGGATGAACTTACTTATTTCAATCTACAAAAGTTTATGAGTCCACATTTTGAGAAAAGTGTAAAAGCCTAAATTAATATTTCAGAATATTTTTAATTTTTTTTAATAATTTTTAATGTAAAATTATTAAAAAACTTTTTATAGTTTTAAATAAACGATTTTACTTGTTTTCAATAAAACACATAAATACAAACTATAGTTATTTTCTTTAACCATATGTAGTATTTCTTTTAGACATCCATTCGCATTTTTACTTTGTATCGACATATTAATATATTTATTCCAATTATAACCTTTTTTACCATTTTCGTTTATTAATTTCATATTAAAATTTGTAGTTTTTAGTATTTTTTCAGTAGGCATAGTTTTCCATATATCATTAAGTATACCTCCAAATGTTTTTGTTGTAGATATAACTATATGATTAGAGTCTTTTATAATACATTCCTTTATGATTGATTTCGAAAAACTGGTTTTACTCATTTCATAATCTGTAATATATTTTTTTTGGTGTAAGTATGAGTATTCCTTCTTTAATTTCTATTTTATAATCTGCAATATGAGGAATAATTATAGGCTCTTCAGATAGGTTATTCATTCTATTATTATTTAATATAATTTTTATTTTAATTTTTATCATACAAAGCCATATTTAGATTTGTAGTGGAAGTATACTTGATTTGGTCTAAATGTTTCAACCATTTGTCTTTTTTATGTAAATGTATAATAAAATTCATAAATTGGTCAACACTTTTTTCATATTGAAACATATTTACCGACTCAAAAAAATCCATAGTTTCTTGTATGTAAAAAAACAATAAACTGGTCAATATAACATAACAAAATATACTGGTTTTTTCTTTATAATTATTATGTTGAATCAAATCCCGATATGTTAGGTTTTGTTCATTCAAAAACTTATTGGTCATTACACATGAATATAATTGTTCTCTTTTAAAATACTTATGAAATCTATGTTCAAATATACGAAAAGATTTATTTCTCGACAACCATGAAATATTTATAATTCTTGCCCAAAATTCGGTATAGGTCTCAAATAATAAAAACTGACTTTGTATTGGAAAATATCGTTTCATTTTAGAATAATTTTTATGACTATGAAAGTCAAAATCAAACAAATGGATACATTCATGAATAAATACTTTAAACCATTCTTCTTTACGATATAAGACAATATTATTCCCATATGTAAAACCAGTATTCATATATTCCTTTGTTTTTTCAAAGTCTGTCAAATATATCGTAATATTATTATAGGCTTTTTGTAGCGAAGGTTTGCACCGAATAAACAATATAATAATTGTCTTTATTTTTTTAATATACTCCTTTATATGTATAGATGTCTCGCTATATAATTTTATCATAAAACGATAGTTTTGTTTATGTATCTTAAATATATATTCATGAAATTTTGTTTTATTTATATGATTTACAATTACATTTGGAAAAAAAAGTGAAGGATTTTCAACAACAGATACATTAGAATGTTCTACATAAGAATGATCTTTTATATGAATTTTATTAAATATATTATGTATTTTTCGCAAAGTATATTTTATATTCGGTTTATTTGTATCTAAAGAATATTTGTTCTTTAAAAACTGAATATTTTCTATAGTGTTCTGTGTAAATGTCATATATTATAACTTCATTTTTCTTTTCAATAGTTTCATTTTTCCACCTGACTGATTTGAATTTGAATTTGAAGAGACTATGAAAGAACTGTTCGATTTTACTGAATTAAAATTTTCATTTACATCTTTATTATTTTCTTCACCTTGTTTGTTGGAATCTTTATTGTTTTCATCACCTTTGCCTTCATTGGCATTTTCTTCTTCACCTTCTTCAATTACATTTTCTTCTTCACCTTCTTCAATTACATTTTCTTCTTCACCTTCTTCAATTACATTTTCTTCTTCATTGACATCTTTATTGTTTTTATCACCTTTACCTTCATTGACATTTTCATCACCTTTACCTTCATTGACATTTTCATCACCTTTACCTTCATTGACATTTTCATCACCTTTACCTTCATTGACATTTTCATCACCTTTACCTTCATTGACATTTTCTTCTTTACCTTCTTCTTCTTCATTACCTTCTTCATTAGCATCTTGTTCAGGTTGTAATTTTGGTTTTACCATATTTGTCTCTAGACTATTTTTTTCATCAAAATAATCTAATTCATCCAATAATACTAAAGGATCTGCAAATATCATTCGTAAAAAATCATTGTAGGTCATATTGGTGTACTTTGATTTGTATTCGTTTATTAAATCATAATTTATGATGGTTTTGTCTTGGATGAAATCTACAACACCATTAGTGTCATAAAACCTGAATGTAGAAACCAATAAATCGTAATCTTTGGCATATTTTTTTTTTAATATTTCAAATAATGGTTTGTATTTTTGTTCAAATGGCTTTTTGTCTTTATTTATTTTTTTTTTAATTTGAATAAGCATTTTAAAATCTTTGCTTAGAATGTATTCATGTTTGGTTTGAACCATTTGTTCTAGTTTTAGTTTATTCATAAAATTATCAAAAATGAGCATAGTTCCTTCTTTATATTCTGTAGTATTTCCACCACGGACAAATTCATATAGACCTAACTTAGAGACAACCTTTTCATATTTGACAACATAAACATATTTATATTCTATCTTATCCAAAGATTTTATATCTCCTATCGCAATACATAAATCATAATGCGAATCGTTAAAATGGACACGTATTTTATATAGATCAGTAGTTTGTCCGTTTTCTTCTACAGAATTTAAATTGGTTTCGTGCATATAGTCTTTCATTAATCCAGAAGATACAGAAGCCATATTTTCCATAATTATAATATATATATATATATAAATGTCAAATAAGACGAAAAAGTGTAAATCAAAATGCGTTCATTTACAAAGAGACAAATGCTACAAAGGGTGTATATATACCGACCATTGTAGATTATCTAGTAAATACAAATTGGATAAAAAAACGTGTAAATTATTAAAAAGAATAAAACAGCCTAGTATTCAAAGTTTTCGAATACCTAAAAAAGAGGTATCTTCTAATATTCTTCATCCAAGTGTTTCATCTTATTCACCAGAGATAAATAAAATATTGATTCAATCGAGATATAGTCCAAAATATGATATATTTGATGCTATTACACAATGTATCAACATAGATGTAGAAGAATACACCCTAAAAGATTCTATTTTGAAATATTATATCAATCCTAAAATCAAATTAAAAAATGGTGAATGTGTATCATATTGGAATATAGACGCTCAAGCATTATTTTTAGATAACTTATCCAAACACCATATTATAAATATAAATAATTTGATTGTCCCTAAACAATCATATTATAATTGTTGGTTTAATACAGGATTTATGATAAATTATATTAGCGATAAAGGTCGTAAATTCAATAAGTATTTTAGACAATATATGATTACAGGTAAAATGAAAAATCTTAATCCCTATTTAAAAAAACTAAAGGCACCATTATTTTTATTCAACATAGCTATAGAGGCAACCTTACAAGGAAACATATTGGCAAAAATTATGAATACAAATGATTTAATTGAAAAAATACACGAAGGAATTCCAAAAGAATATAAACCTAATATTACCAATAAAAAAGAATATGGAAATCCATATAATTATCAAATGACCTTATTGAACTATTTATCAAATGATAAATATGCGTATCATGTCCAAAATGGTGTTTTATTATATAGTTATATGAAAGATTATGGTTATGTAAATGTAAATACAGATATTATTTGGGCAGAATTAAACCACACACAATCAAAGATAATAAATAACAAGGATATTTACTTAATAGACCAATATAAAAAAAAATATATATTAGATTCTTTATTGTTAAGAGACACGAATAAAACCCATTTTTGCTGTTTATTGACTATAAATGGTAAAGAATACAAGTATGACGGTGCTTTTAGTCCTTCTATAATTCCTTTTAAGTGGAAAAACAAAATATTTTTAAATTCAAATAAAGATTTCTTTATGGAAGATAAATCTGTAATATGGAATATGCGTAATGGTTATCAAGTATTAAATTATTATCGAATATGAACTTTTACAAAATCCATAATATCCATACACTTAAACTTTAATTTTGGATTCACGTTTGGATGTGTTTTTATTTGATTTATATTATTATATAATCCTTCCCATTCTGAATGAAATAATAAATAATCTAATAATTCTCTTATAATGATAAAAATACTTTGTAATAATTCTTCTTTATATTCCATCTTAGTTTTATGTTCCATTTCACATTTTAGTGTTTTCATTAGTTCTTTACATAATTCAACCAAATTATCCAAAGAACAAATATTATATTTCATTAAATTACTAAAAAATAATAGACTAGCCTTTAATTGTTCTATCTTTTTTACATAATCACAATATTTATCGTAATCTTCATTTGGACTAATATATTCTATTTCACTTAGTAGTTTGCTATGTTTTGAAAAATTTTCTTGAAAAATCTCATAAAAAGTATTGTTTTTTTCAATTAATTCTTTGTATAATAAAGAAAATAATTTGGATAAATGTATATTAGAACTAGCAATTTGAAATATTTTATTCGTAATAATATCAATGTCCTTTGTTGTGGTTATATTTTCGATCATTTCAAACAATTCTAATTTTAACTTATTATAGTTTTTTTCGGTTAATTTATTTAATAATTTACATATGACTCCACAATAATCTTCTTGTTTGGGTATTTTAGTTATTTTGAATGGTTCACTTTTGTTGTGTATAAATAACTTTTTTTTTATTTTTGTAATGATCTCTTTGGTATATTCAGGAAATTCATATGGACTATAATCCATAGACAGCAATATTATTTTATCATAAGAATAATACATTATAATATATAAAACCTATTTTTATATTCGTTCTATATTATCTTATAAAAAAAAATAACTATATAATGGAGTTCAAATTGCCAATACAATATATAGATCATAAATATGTTTCATCTACTATAAAAGATGATATTGATATGAAAAATGCTTACAAAAAAATTTTAGGAGACACTCATTTAGAATGGACATCTTATTATACGTCTAATAAAGAGTTTTTACAAGATAGTCAACTTGTAATTAAAAACTTAGATGTTTCCTTTGTTGATTGCGAATCTATGATGGAGAATTATATGTCATTTCGTTCTGAAACAAATTTTAATGATAAATATCAATACATTAATATTTCAGCACTTGAGCCACTCAATCGTTCGGTTTTATTTTTACAGGCACTGAGTTTTTATAATATAACTTCTCCTATTTTTTCATTGGTTACTCCTATTTTTATTTTTATTGTTCCTTATTTTATATTAAGATTCAAAAACATTAAAATTAGTACATCTCAATATAGTGAATTATTACAAAATATGATGAAAAATACAAATCTATATAAATTATTTTATACAAATGAATCTATTACATTTCAACAGAGAACTTCTATATTTGCCTCTATTATTTTTTATATTTTTCAAATTTATCAAAACATTATTTCGTGCATTCAGTTTTATAATAATATCCATTATATTTCAGAATTTATTAGCGGTTACAAAGGTTATTGTATAAATGCTATAGACCAAATACAAAGACTTAATCATTATTTGTCTCCATATAAATCATATTCTTTATTTATAGAACAAAATAATCATCAGAAAAATATTATTCAAAATATTTTAAATAAATTATCACTTATTTTTCCTTATCAGAATACATTTAGTCGTTTAAGTCAAATTGGATATATTATGTATATTTATTATGCGTTGTTTTATGATAAAACATATCATAATGCGTTTTGTTATGCTTATGATTTGAATCACTATATCAAAGATATATATTCTTTACAAAAAAAACATATTTCCAAGAAAATAAATATGGCTACGTTCCAAGAGACATATACAAAAATGAAAGGGTCTTATTATTTAGCAAATATAAATGATAAACCTATAAAAAATAATATCACAATGGACAAACAGATTATTATTACTGGACCAAATGCCTCTGGTAAAACTACTTTGCTGAAATCTATTTTAATGAACACAATTATGTCTCAACAAATCGGATTTGGTTGTTATAAACGCGCCAATATTCGTTTATATAATCATTTTCATTCTTATTTGAACATTCCAGATACATCTGGTCGTGATAGTTTATTTCAAGCCGAAGCACGTAGATGTAAAGATATTTTAGAACATGTAGAAAAACATTCTAATGAGAGACATTTATGTATTTTTGATGAGTTATATTCTGGTACAAATCCAAATGATGCCATATTATGTGCAAAAATATATCTAAAAGGATTAAAGAGTTATTCGTGTGTTGATTTTATTTTGACTACCCATTATATTCAACTTTGTGAAGAATTAGACAAGTATGTCTCTAATTACAAAATGAATGTTATAGAACACAAAGATAAAATAGAATATTTATACAAAATAAAAAAGGGTATTTCTTATATACACGGTGGTAAACAAATATTAAAAGACTTGAATTATCCAGATTATTTATTTTGATTTCGTTTAAAATGTATATAAAGATTATAAGTATTATCTATAATGGGATTATTAGATATTAGTGGTTTCTTCACAGGTCTAATTATAAATTTATTGTTAATCACTTTGGTATGTTATTATTTCAAACGAAAATATGAAAACATCGAATCCGCACAAATGGAACAAGCGAAAGTATTGTATGAACTGTTACAACAATCTTCAGAATCAAAGAGTGAGCGAACCGTTGTAAAACAAAACCATCCCGTATCGTTAGTTGTTGAAGTAGAAAGTGACCGTGATGATGATGATGATGATGATGATGATGATGATATCTCAAGTTCTTCCGATGAAGAAGAATATGAAGAAGAAGAAGAAAAACCACAAGACGAACTTATAGAATCCAATTCAAATGAAGAACCAACATATGAAACAGATTACAATAAAATGAGTGTAAAATCATTAAGAGATTTATTGACCAATAAGGGAATAAAAACCAACCCAAAAATGAAAAAAAATGACTTGATTCGTTTAGCAAATAACAAAAAATCACTTGTCATAGATTTAGCCTTTGAAGAAAATCCTATTGAAGTATCTAAACTACCAGAAGAAGAAAAAACAGAAGAAAAAACAGAAGAAAAAACAGAAGAACCACAACCAAATGAAGATAAATAAATTATAAATATATATTAATGAATAGTAGAACATTTACCGATTATTCGCAAAATTCTTTGAACAATGAAAAAATAAAGAAACAATATGGTATAACAAACAATCAATCATATCGAGAGTTTTTGGTAAAACATGCTGACCTTATAATGAAAAGAAACTTTCAATCAATAGAACCCTCTATAGAGATTCATAATCCTCCCTATTTATTTTTAGGCATTCACGACGATAGTAAACCCAAAGGATATAGCGAATCCTCTATGAAAGATGTTTATTTGTCTCGAGAAAGGTTGAATGCTATGCGTCAGAGACAATTCATAAATTAATATAAATATATACATATATCCTATACCAATATGATATATGTTAGCATAGATGTTGGAATCAAAAATTTGGCTTATATTATTTATGAGTCAAATAATTCAACTATTTTGAAATGGGACGTATTAGAATTATGTAAAGAAAAATCAAACCAGGTGAATTTAATTGATTTAGGAAAAACTATGTGTAACTCATTTCATGATATTTTTACGCCTTATGAAGTAGAACGAGTGATTATTGAAAATCAAATAGGTCAAAATGCAATACGAATGAAAACGCTACAAGGAATGATTACAATGTATTTTATTCAACAAGGTATTAATGATATATATCACTGGAATGCGTGTCACAAATTAAAAGACTATGATATTCCAAAAAAAACTACTTATAGTCAACGTAAAAAATTAAGTATTCAAATTACCGAACAACTTTTGAAACAAGATTATGTTGAATACCTTGAACATTTTTTATCCCACAAAAAAAAAGATGATTTAGCAGATTGTTTTTTACAATTAAAAGATGCTTTAAAAAAACAATTAGTAATGCGCTAAATATAAAGCAATAACATATAAGTTATTATAATGGAAGAAATTATTGATTTGGATTTAAATATAGATAATGTTGATTTTGGTTCAGGTGCTGAATTACTTATGAATGATAAACAAAAATCCACCATTAAAGATATATCTTTAGACAAAGAATTGACCGAATTAAATGAAATAGAAGATGTAGGCATAGGTAAAAATACTGTAAAAATGGATACCCAACAAAGTATACCATTTAAAAAAATAAGTGAAATCAACATCGAAAAGGAAGTTCAAGAAGTAGAACATAAAACAAAAGAAGATTTACTGAAAGAAAAATTTAATTATTTAAGAAAATTGGAACAACTTGAAAGTAAAGGAGTAACATTATCCAAAAGATATAGTATGGATTCTTCATTAGATGAAATGAAGGGTGAATATGAACACATTATCTTTGAAAAAGAGCGGAGTAATAGTATTAAGTTTCAAGGAAAGGTACTAACCACACTTATTACTGGATTAGAATTTTTAAATAATAAATTGGACCCATTTGATATTAAATTAGAAGGATGGTCAGAACAAATTAATGAAAATTTAGAAGATTATGATGATATCTTTTCTGAATTACATGAAAAATATAAATCTAAAGCTAAAATGGCACCTGAATTAAAAATATTATTTCAATTAGCAGGGTCTGGTATGATGATTCATATGACCAATACGATGTTTAAATCAGCTATTCCAGGTATGGACGATATCATGCGCCAAAATCCTGATTTGATGAATAAGTTCACCAAGGCTGCAGTAAGTTCTATGGAAGAAAAAAGTCCTGGATTAAGCAACTTTATGAGCGATTTTGGTATGAATCAATCCTCTAATGCTAGAGAAGATATGAAAGGACCTGAAAATATTGATCAACTTCTAAATCAATTAAATAAAAAGGTGGATATAGAATCAAAAAATGATAGCACTATTAGTGTAGAAGATTTAGAAAATCTAAGCAATGCTTCAGCACCATCTACAAATCGTCGAAAAAGAAAAAGTGATAAAAATACAATTCGTTTAGCAGTCTAAATTATATTCTTTATATCTTATACAATGGAAGGTAATTATATTCAATTACAACAAAAAATGCAAAATATGAAAATAAACATCAGTGAAATCAATCGTATTATTGAAAAAAAATCTGAAATGGTTGCCAGTTTAAAAGATCAACAAAAAGAAATTAACAATAAAATAACTACGGAAGAAAATGGATTAAACGATGATATTAAAAAGAAAGACGAGTTAGAAAAAACTCTTCAAGATGCAAATAATAGTTATAAACAACTCGACGATGCGGTTTCATCTATATTAAATATGATAAATAATAAATGTTAAATAATATATATAATTTTGTATATACATCCAATTAAAATTACAAAATTATATATTTTATTTTTACTTATTTTATCTCCATTATAAAAGGTTAAATCATATAGTGAATAATTATAATGTTTATTTTTAAAGAGAATTATATAAACAATATAATTATGTTACCATTTATAGTTGTTGGTTAAATAAAAATCCCGATATCGAAATATTTTTGAGATATAATAAAATGACTATGTTTCAAATACGAAAATTATACAATTTTGCATTTTTCTTTTTCTATTAATCAAATATAATCTTTTTTATAAATACATACAATAATAAATGTATTGTACTTTGTTTAAAAATGTCCTTTTTTTCATTAGGATTAATATTTACCATAATAGATATATAAAATAGTTCATAAATAAATATATACAAATAAGAATTGATGGTATCATCCGTTATATGTTTATATTTCAAAAAAGATAATAGTTCATTGGTGGCATCTTCATTCAAAAATTCAATCGATTTTTTCATAAGTTTATATTTGTGTTTATGTATATAACGAATACTTAGTCGTTTATATACATTCAGACTTTTCGGCGTGAATAACATCGTTGATAGTGCTTTTTGGATAAGCATCGTTTATTATATGTTATCTTTTTATTTAATTTCAATTTTTTTTTACCTCCAGTAATGAGACGTTTCGTATGTTTCAATAATTTAAATTTAATTTCCTTACAATCATATAATGTGTTTTTTTTGAAGTTTTTTTTATTTAACAATAAGTTTATATATATCACGTAATCGGGTTTTTTAGAAAAAATTATATCTTTATATTGTTTTTTCAGTTCTTCATTATTCAATAATAATTTTAACGAGTTTTCGTATAATTCATTATTTTTATCATTTTTATTATACTGATATATCTTTATAGGACTATCTAACTTAAGCTTGTATTGTGTATTGGATATACTAGAAATATTACGTGGCTTCAAATGAAACAACATATTTTCTTGGAACAACAAACGTGTCAATACATCAACATCTTTGTAATAAGTAAAAAATTTATTTTCAAGAACTCTAGGAACTTCATATTTTAATTTCTGGTAATTTTGCTGTAAAAAAACCTCGTATTTTTTAAGTTCAGTTGGACTTTTGAAATATTTTATCACATCATTTGGAGTCGTTTTTTTTGCCAAGAAATCTTCAAATGATTCTTCACTTATATGATATTCTTTAGGTAAAAAAACTTCTTGACCTTCGTCTAATACTTTATCAATATTATTATGTTTCAACAGTTTAATTTTATTTTCATTAAAAACTTTTAAATTCCCATTTTTTAAAATTATGTCAATTATATTTGTTGGTTCAATTTCAATAGAATAACGATTCAAAATTCCTAATAAAGAAGTATCTATATTTATATAAAAAACTATATTATCTTCCTCTTTTTCTTCAAAAATTAACTCTTTTAGTTTTAATGTAAATTTATATGTTGTTTTACGAATATTTGTCAATTTACCAATACACCTATATTTTTCATTTATTTTATATTTGCTTACATCCTTAAACTTTTCATCAGTTTTTTCTTCTTCTGTAAAATATGTTTTATCTATGTTTACACTCGGTAATTCATAATAATAATCTTTATTCAAAGTAGATATATCCTTCTCTAGAAAATCTGTGGAATATAATATAAGTATTTTATAGAATTCAGATTGTAAAGAATAATCTTCACGTATTTTTCTATTACGACTAAAGTTATATAACGTTTCATAAAAAAATATTTTTCTGGATTTACTTTTTCCTTTCTTTAAAATATCCAATAATCCTTCCAGAGAGTCTTCATTTTTACTATTTATTTCTATACTGGTAACAAAAGGTAAATTGCTTATTTTATCCAATTTTTTTTGTTCAAATATATCCTTATATAGAACTAGTTTTGTTTTAGTATCTTTTACTTTGAATCTAAATTCCAAATGTTTATCATCATACAAAGGAATATGATATACCACCTTGACGTATTGAGTACTTATATTTTCCTTTTGTATTTTTCTTAAATTAGTTTCTATTATGTTTTTAATATAGTCATCTTTGTTTATTTTTTTATGATCATAATTGATTATTTTTTTTTTATCTATAGATGGATATATTTGTGTCAAAACGTCTTGTTCATAAGGCATTATAATGTAATTAAATACGCCTTCATAATCTTTAATATAAGACTCAAAATTTAATTTATCTATTTTTTCATCAATATATTTATCCTTATCATTAATTTTTTTATTATTATTTTCATTAGATATAAATTCTCCAAAGTCTCTTGATAGTTCATCCAAATATATCGGCATCTTATCATTTGGTAATAAATCATACAAAGACGAAATAGGTTTTATCACTATGGATATTTCACTTTTAATCATACTATATATATCAAATAAAATTTTCTTTGTAAAGACTATGTTCAACTAGTGAATCTTTACTCTTTTTTTGCGCATGAGCTTTTTTTAAAATACGAATAGAATCGTTGATATCTTTTTGGGTTATATTTTCTGTAAAGTCTTCTACTTTACAATTAGAAGGTATTATACAGTATTTACTTTGGTCATTCAATAAATAATCAGCCATAATTAAAAATATTATGGTTAATACAATAGATATAATTATGTCTCTTGTACCCATCCATATGATTGCAAATATAAGCAAATGTTTACCAAAAATATATTTCACATAATATTCTTGTGATTTGCTTAATTCTAATGTAGCATATCTAGAACATATATTCATAATCAAAATGATTACTCCCGCAAAAATTTTATTATTGTTTAGCGAATCATAATAATCCATAAAAGAAAGTTTTTTTTTACCCATTTTATATTTAAATATAAAAAAAATATATTACCTTTAATTAAGTATGGCTTTTGCTTTTAATGCGGCATTAATAAAATCAGAAGAAGATGAACCTTTAAACTATGAAAAACCTAAAGTAAATAAGGATAATTTATCTAAATTATTAAAACCATCTATGGAAAAAACAAAAGAAGAACCAAGTATAATACAAAATATACATGAAAACTTAAAAGAAGACAATGAACAAGAACTTGCACAATTTTATCATAAGGAAGAAGCACCTATCTTTAAAACGGGCTATGAAGCTATTGAAGAAAAAGTAGTTCCCAATCCTTTATTAATGAAAGTAAATCATATATTAGAAATATTAGAACAACAAAAAGAAATAAAAACAAATCAAAAAAACGAAGAAATTGTCTTGTATTGCTTTTTAGGTTTATTTCTTATATATATAATTGATTCATTTGTTAGTATTGGTAAATATAGTCGTTAAGTCGATTTAGAAAAAACTGCTATATGTTCATTTTGTTTTATAAACTTAAATCCTCTTAATCCTGACTCGTAAATTAGGTTGTCTAATTGTATGCTTTGATAATTCCAAATATTCTTTCGTTTTATAGTCCCGTGTTTGTCATATATATGTTCGCTTATTATACTATATCCAGGTTTATCTTCTACATCTAAGGAAAATGTATAATTATGTTGAAACTTATAAGAAGGTTTATGTTGAACCATTTGGGATATATCGGTTGGTTTCAATAAACTTATAAATAAATATCCTTTATGTATTAACCAATTATAACATATACTTAAAAAATGTCCTATATCTAATTGTGAATGAAAACAATAAAGAGGACATATAATGTGTGTTTTGTGTTTGTATTTGTATGGGTCATAATATAAAGTTTGAAAGGATAAATTTGGATAGATTTTTTTTGATTGTTCTATCATAAACGATGAACTATCTAATCCAGTTATATTACCGAAGTTAGAAAGTAATTGAACAATATGTCCAGTACGACATTCGAGACATAATACATCGCTATTTTCATTTAAGTAAGGTACAATAGTTTCACATTCCTTTTTATGAATATCAATTGTATTGTATAAATCATCATATACTTTACAATAAAATGGATCAACAATATCTTTATCAATTCTAACATAAGATTTTTCTTCTAATAAGGTAAACCCTTCATAACGAGTTATTATAAAAAATAAATAAAATAATATGAGTATAATTAGTAATTGTATCATTTGTTATATATTTTTATTTTTTTTTTATTACATTTATAAGAATGGATAAATGTAATATTGTAGATAATAGAAAAACATTTACAAGATTATCTTTTTCAAATCATAAAAAGAGTAAGGTCATTGAAGAACTAATATCGTGTTTATATTATAAAAAAAGAGACGATGCTTTACATTGGACAGCTGAGATGATATGCAGTTTATATATATTTGATTTATGGAAAATATATATAGTATTTTATTGTAAATATATACATATTCATAATGTAAAAATTCCTATTTATTTGTCTAAAAAAATAGAAGAATTCAAACATATATATCAAAGTATTAAAAATGATATGGATATGAAAAACAATGATGATATACGTAATCTATTTTTTACCATTACTATTATTTTATGTGAGACAAAAAATGAAAATACTTTATCTAATATACCACTTGTGTTTAGTTTAGAATGTATATATGATAATTTAAAAGCGGACAACATAGAACACATCAAACCATTTTTTAAAGAAGGAGACCCTAAAGAATTTTATATTCCAATGAATGAATATATATATCATATAAATATAACAAAAGACATTACCAGTATTTTTTATTGGATTGATTGGATCATTGAATACGATATTTACTTAAACAAAAAAAAGAAAAATATATTTATTCAGAGAAGGTCTTTAGTAGATTTTAAAGATGACAAAAAAAATAAAAATATAATATGGATATTATGGGATATTGTAATTCAAAAATCTAAATCATGTAGACAATTAATTCAACAGGCTATCATGTCTCTATTTAATCTTTTTCAAATAAAATATAAAGTCACTAATAATAAATCATTCAAATGTTTGTTGTATGTATCTATTCATTTGATTCTTTCCAAAGAAATAAACACTCAAATAAAATTAATTGAAAATACAAGTTTATTTAAAAATCTATATAACAATACCCAAATTATATTTGAGGATATAAAAAAGAAAGAAGTATGGATAGAAGAGGTAAAAACCGAAAAACAAAAACTATATGATTCGGTATATAAAATATAATAAATATATTAAATGACGCTTAGTAAAAAATACGAAGAAATATATGGAAAAAATGCGAACTTTTCAAATGAAGTAAATAAAAATGTATTAAATCAACGTAATAATTATACAAATAATGATTTTAATGACTCTACGAATAACTATTTAACAAAAAACAATTCAACCAATAAATACTCCATGAATAACTATCCCGAAAATTCAAATACGAATTACCCTACTGAACCTTCTTATGAACTACCAGTATTAGAAACAGAACCTTCTTCTTGGATGTTTTATACATTTTTATTGTTTGTTTTAGCTTGTGTTGTGGGTTCTATTATTTATTTCAAAGATAACCTAATTGATTATTATAATAGATTTATAAAACCAAATCCAAATATAAATAATGAATTAAAACAACTTAATAAAAGTATTAAAAAGGAAAAAAAAATCCGCGAAAAAAAAGAAAAGGAAAAAGAAACCAACAAAAAGAAGGAAACAGGTGGGATTCGTCAATTATCTAATCAAATTAATTATAAAAGTAACCAAATAGCAAAAGATGATGGTTATTGTTATATAGGATATGATAAAGATATGCGGTCTTGTGGTGAAATATATGAAGGTCAAGTATGTATGAGTGGTGAAATATTTCCATCTCTAGAAATGTGTATGTTTCCAAGATTAAGAGAATAATTATAATTTATCTACAAATGAAATACTTGTGTCATATACAATTGGATTACAAGAACCAACCTTCGTATTACAATTAAGAATGGCATTGGTGTCTCTTAATTGTTTTAATTTAGTTTGACTTATTTTTTTTGTATTATTTAAACCAATATTTTGTTTATATAATTCATTTTTAGTAAGACTATTACCTTTATATTGTAAGTATTCTGCTTTACGACGCATTTTACGTGTTTCATAATCATATGTAGTAAAATCGGTATTTGAACCTGTTGTTCTACCAATTATAGTACGAGCATATGGATTATCGTATATCTTCAATCCTTCACGATTCTTATATTCTCTTAAATTAGATAAAGCCAAATATTCAGGATTCCCTTGTGGGAATTCGTTATTTAGTGAATTACTAATATCTACATAATTCCAACGAGTAGATGATATATCGTCAATGTAAACTGTCCTAGACAATGTGACTAAGGATATATCTTCTAATTCTATGCTACGAAAAGACATTATATATAATTGCTTTATTTATTCTCAGTTTGATTATTCTCAGTTTGATTATCACGTTTAGTTACAGGTTCTTCAAATAATTCTTTACGAATTTCTTCTAGTGATGCATTTACTCCTAATGTTTTTTCTTGTGTATTCATATTTTCAATAGAAATCAGTTCGCCATTTTTATTGATACTTTGAGTTAGTTTATTATTATACTTATTCGCCTTTTTCATATTTTCTTCAATCGCATTCACCTTAGATTCTTTTACTCTGGTTTCAAAATTTAACTTTGCTTTATCTTCATTTTTCTTTTTCTCGTGCATCAAATCATTGAGCTCTTTTTCTAGGTAATTTACATTACCAGTTTTGTAAGCTTCTGGATGATAAGGTAACCACGTTCCAACTGGACCAACATATACATCATGATTTGGGTCACTTTCTCGCAGCATTTTACATCGTAATTCTGCTTCTTCTTGGGTTGGAAAAACACCGCGTACTTTCAATCCTCGTACACTTGTTTGAAATGAATGTTCTTTAGAGAATTGCTTTTCTAGAGCGTCTTCATTTTTATCTACAAAATTTTTATAGTCATCAGATACATCATTTTTTAGGGTACTTTTGAATGTATCGACAAATGACTCGTATTCTTGGTTGAGTTCTTCAATAGAAATATTATATTTATGAGAAACAAAATTAATGAATTCATTAAACTTTGTCATTGATTTATTTGTATCATATTGAGAGACAAATTCCTCAAAATAAAATAATTCCTTTTTCTTAATCAAGAATTCAGGAGAAACAAAGGATAGGCAAACAAATTTTTGTTCGGAGATTGGTTTATCTTCTTCTAATAAATCCACATTATTCATTATGGTTAATTATTATTTCTATTTATATATTTTTTTCTATTTATTAATTATAAATGTTAAATGTAAAAGAATTAATCAAACGCGTTATAAAATATCTAGTTGAAGGTTTAATGGTATCTATTGCCGCATATGCCATACCTAAACAAAGTCTAAAATTAGATGAAATTGTTCTTATTGCTCTTGTTGCAGCAGCAACATTTAGTATTTTAGATACTTATATACCTACTATGGGGGCTAATGCTCGAACTGGGGCAGGATTTGGTATAGGTGCAAATCTAGTAGGGTTCCCTGGTGGTCTATAAAGTAGGTATAAATTCCCAATCTAAATCTATACATATATTTTTCCATATTTCATCTTGTTCCACTTTTTTTTGTTCTTTTAACATTGGAAAATGCGGTAAATAAGTCATTTCACCCAACAACTCGCACAATTTATATAACGTATAATAATAATTCAAAAAATTTACTCTATCATTCGGACAATATTTAGAATAAGGAATTTGTATATCCATAAATAAATTACATAATGTATCTTCTAATTTAGGACTCATTACAGGTGGTTTTATACCAAGTCGGTCTTTTATAAAAGGTATATGTTCATAATACTTATTATGTCCTAACTTCTTTAGGATTTCCTTTGTTTTTTTGTTAGTCAATTCAGATAATTCGATACGCTCTTTTTTTACTTGGCTTTCGATTTGTTTTATAATGACTTCAGGTATATCAGTAGACTCTTTTGCTTGAAATTGAGACAAAATCTCACGAAAATGATTTATTCTTTTATAAGCATAAAATGATATTTCTTTAGGAGGATCTTTGTAAGAGGGTTTATCATTATCCACAAAAAATGTTTCATTGTTAAAACAATTATTACATAATGAAATGCCTTCCATCATTAATTTAATCATTTCGCCTTTTTTGCATTTGCTACAAATATTATTATCATACATGAAATCATTTATATTTATATTTACAAAATTATTTTTTTTTATATAATTTTGTATACTTTTATTTAGAGAGTTTGTACTAGTATCTTCATCTTTATTAAAAAATCGTTGAATAAGTTTTTTAGGATTTTTATTTTTTTCGATTTGTTGTTTACATTCAAAATAATTAAATAAGTCAGATGAATTATTTAAAAAATATTTTTTTTTCTTATTTCGTAGTTGTTTTAATTTTTGGAGTTCCAAATGATATTTTTCATCATCATCGTTATATTTAGACAAATTGGACAATAGTTTCTTTTCGGTCTGTTTTAAATCATTTAGATATTTTGTATATAAATTATCTATGGTAAGTTCTTTATTCATTAGTATAAATTAAATAGTTTATTTTATATATTAACAATCTAAATATACATTATGGATAAGAAGACTCTTTTTATTTTAAATGCAAAAAAAAATGGTTGGAAAATAAAGAGAAAAACGCCAAAAACATATGTATTTATAAAAGAACTATGTAGCGAACATTATTCTTGTAATTATTTGAAAAAGTTCTTATATCAAAATTTAATTAAATAAAAATTCATTTTTTTTTTCTTTTACTATTTTATAGAATGGGTGGAGGACTTATGCAATTAGTAGCTTATGGCGCACAAGATGTATATCTTACAGGTAATCCACAAATTACCTTTTGGAAAGTAACTTACCGTAGACACAGTAATTTTGCTATGGAATCCATTGAACAAACCTTTAATGGTCAAGCTGATTTCGGTCGTCGGGTAAATTGCACTATTTCCCGTAATGGTGATCTTGCTTACCGCACTTATTTACAAGTTACTCTACCAGAAATTAACCAAAATCTAAACACAAATGGTAGTGTATATGCTAGGTGGCTGGATTTCCCTGGTCACCAATTGATTGAACAAGTAGAAGTAGAAATTGGTGGTCAACGCATCGACAAACACTATGGTGACTGGATGCAAATCTGGTGCCAATTGACTCTTGACAAAAACCAAGAAGCCGGTTTCAAGAAAATGGTTGGTCAAACCACCCAATTGACTTTTATGACTGACCCATCGTTCGCAGATGTAGATGGGCCTTGTGATTCAAGTGCCCCAAGACAAGTATGTGCTCCTCGCAATGCTCTCCCTGAAACCACCTTGTATGTTCCTCTACAATTCTGGTTCTGTACTAACCCTGGTCTTGCTCTACCTCTAATTGCCCTTCAATATCACGAAGTCAAAATCAATCTCGATTTAAGAGCCATTGATGAATGTCTGTGGGCGGTAAACACTTTGTCGCCAGATTCATCATCTGATGTAAAAGTAACATCGGCTTATTCTCAATCGCTTGTTTCAGCATCGTTGTATGTAGATTACATTTACCTAGACACTGATGAGCGCAGACGTATGGCTCAAAATCCGGCGGAATACCTAATTGAGCAACTACAATTCACTGGTTCGGAATCGGTTGGTTCGTCGTCCAATAAAATCCGACTCAACTTCAATCACCCGTGTAAAGAGTTAATCTGGGTTGTACAACCAGATTGCAATGTAGACTATTGTGCTTCTACTCAAAGTGATACTACTCTATTCAAAGCTCTTGGTGCTCAACCATTCAATTACACCGATGCAATTGATGCTCTTCCTAACTCAGTAAAAGCATTCGGTTCGGATGCGGCTGTTGAAGGACCTAACGCATTCATCGGTGGGTCTGGTCTTTTCCAACAAGCGGAAGCTCCTGGTTCTTCAAATTGGACTATTGGTGCGGATGCTGATGCGGACTGGGCTATGAATGGTGGTTCGGTAGTTACGTCCGGTGTATCGGATGCTGGTACTTTCGTATTGGCTGAAACTTCGCTCGACATGCACTGCTGGGGTGAGAATCCAGTTGTAACTGCCAAACTACAATTGAATGGTCAAGACCGATTCTCTGAGCGTGAAGGTACTTACTTCGACCAAGTACAACCATTCCAACACCACACTCGTTCGCCTGATACAGGTATTAATCTTTACTCGTTTGCTCTAAGACCTGAAGAGCAACAACCATCCGGCACTTGCAATTTCAGTCGTATTGATAATGCTACTCTACAATTGGTTCTTTCCAATGCTACTGTAGAAGGCACCAATACTGCGAAAGTACGTGTATATGCCAGAAACTACAACGTACTAAGAATTATGTCGGGTATGGGCGGTCTTGCATACAGCAATTAAGTAATTTTAAACTAATTTTATATAATAGTTTATTGTATTATATAAAATCAACGACTTGTACCCATCAAACGTACGAAAATATTAATAATATCTAAAAATAAATTGGTAGAAACCAACGGATAATTTGGTGAATGTATACATTGCTCAGCATAACTAAATAGCTTGGATGTATCATAAGCAATAAACATTGAAAATAATACTATCACAATATAAGATATAATATTGTATAAAGGTCTTGTGTATTGTTGGGTAAACAATAAAAACAATTCGGTTATGATAATTACAATAAGAGCAATCAAAAATCCCAGGGATGCTTTATAATATGTTTTGCGTAAAAAATCGGGTATAATGGATACTAATGAAGACATTGCTAAAAATATCATACAAGTCATTATCAATACCCTCTGTAACACAACGGAATATTCAATAGATTTGAAATAAGGATATAAAATAAGTGATATAGACCCTAAAAATATAAGCCATAATATATGATTCATCAAAAAACCATTTTTACTGAACATTGGTCGAATCGACAAGAAAATAATAGATATAATAGATATCAAAAATGAAAAAAATATATAAGGCATTATTTGTCGAAATACTTTGGATTCCGGTAAAAGGACGTTTAATTGTTTGGATGTATTAAATCCATAATTATACATATGAATGAAGGAACCCACCAAAGAAAACGATAATCCTAAATATAGGTAAACATTGGTGACAAAATGATTACAATGTGGTTTATTATTTACAAATGCGTATTTGTACACCATAAACATTAAAAAAAACGTTGTAAACAATATAAACAAAAGATTGTTTTGATAATTCATTATAATATAATAAGTTTTTTTATTTTGTATTAATAAAATTATGACAATAAATATACATAGCAAACAATTATCTTTTTAATTATTTAATTTTTATAAATTAATTTTGGGTAACAAACTATACTATACTCATAATATATTACTTTCTTGGTACAATTTTACATTTATAAGGTACTCCATTGATACAAACAAGTTCTTAGGTTTATAGATAAAGAATTCTTCACATTTATAATCGTCCATTGTTTTTTATTTTATTTTTTATATTTAGATAATTCTTTAAATGCTTTTTCAGGGTCATTGTAATTGTTCAGTATATATTTGTTCAATTGTGCTGGGGTGATTAGAACGTTGTACTCAAAATGTTCAAATAAATGTTGACACGACCTTTCATAAAAAAAATCAAATATTTCAACTATCATTTCGAGAGAACAATAAGATACCTCTAGGTTAATATCAATTCAACCAGGACGGATAAATGCCTTATCTAATTTTTCGATATGATTGGTAGTGACCATCAAAATACGTCCAGGTGTCTCTAATATACCATCCAACAAATTCAAAATAAAAGATAGAGTAAGTTGTTCACCATCTACATATGGATTGTTGTCTTTTTTAAACGGTTTAATATCCTTGTTGGTTTGGATATCCGAAATAATAATGATTTTCAAATAATAAATCTTGTGGAAAATCATTATTAAAGTTGTCTGAAGAATCCACTTGTTTAGGTTCTTCCTTTGTCTCTTTTTTTTTTCTTTGCGTTCATAAATTATATCGGTCAAACAATATCTTCGATGACATAAATACATTCATCCATAGATATATTTAAATGTTCAGTTTTTACATCATTCGATACGTTTATTTTTTTCATCAAAAAATAAATTTCGCAATTGAGTTTGAGTTGTATCTTTATATAATTTAATATTAATCACATGTCGGTTGGTATCATTTGCAATGGCTTTGATGAGGGATGTTTTTCCAGTTCATGGTGGACCGTGTAATAAAATACCTAGTGTGTAGGGAATACCCTTTTTACAATACCATTCTTTTTTATTCATAAACATATCAATTCGTTCTTTGACTATATTCAAATGTGAAACAAATACATTTTTTAATGATTTGTTTGTATGAAATGGTGTCATCGTAAAGGTGACACTCTTAGGAACTTTATCCAGTTGAATGACCCCTTCTTGGTCCTTAGGTAAACATACGTGTTTTTCATCGAAAAATATTTTTGAATCCCCCGTTTGTTTTTTTGTTCATATAAATACGTTTTGGTTAATTTATCCACAAATTGTTTCATTTCTTTCAGTGACTTTGTATAAGAAATAAATTCAATATTGTAGGTTCCTTTTTCATCTTCGTCAATAGACGTATTGGTCACCATACATTGATAATGTTCATTTAAAATAAAAGTTTCGTCATTCACTACTGAAAAATCGCTATAATATTTTAGGTTTTTAGAATTATTATGATTGACGATATAATAGTTGATTGAATTGAATATAATATCATTTTGATTTTCTTTTTGAATAAATTTAATAGACGATTGAATCGTTTTTTCATTTTTTTCAAGAAACACATTTATATTGGATTTATTTTTATCATATGTTTTTTTTATATAATCTATTAAGGTTCGCTTTATTTGCGGTAAGTATTGTAGTGCGTTCATCAAGACCAAAGAACCTAATACTTGATATATCGAGACGTTGTCTTTCATAGATACAATCGTCAACAACTGATTGTTCATCATATGGTTCAACGTAGAATGATCCATTATAGTATGCTTATATTCAAATGTTTATATTTAAATATTTCATATAAATATTTTTTATAGTATATTATAATGAAAATAAGTCCAATATATTATGTTACACTGAATAAATCCTTATTATATCAAATTGTAGGACATTATTCTATTTTTCATTATGATGAACAAAGAGACCATTATAGATATGGTTCTAAAAAAAGATACAAACTAAAACGAGAATTGGGATATAATGATTTAGTACAAGACCATCATATTATTCCAAAAGAATTTAAAGAGCATTCATTGATACAAGATATAAAATTTGATGTGGGTTGTAGTAAAAACATTATGATGATACCTACACTATATGGAAATGAAAAATTAAACCTACCTAAAAATACATTAACGCATTATAAAGGACATCGGGCATACAACGATTATGTAAAATATAATTTAGACAATTTATATGAAACCACACATTTTGATGAGTCCAAATATCGTTTTATATTATTTTTCAATTATTTACAATCCAAATTAGAATACAAAAGCGATTTACCGTGGATATGAATGTTTACCATTTGACTATAGTAAAAACAAATAATAAAAATAATATACATTATTATAGTGGTTCCAAATCCAACAAATCACCAAATATTGCTTGTCCGAAATGATTCCATATGATTTGTAGAACTATAATTTCTACTCCTTTGGCATAGGCCTCTTTCATTGCTTCTTTGTATATAGGGTCATTGTCGCTAATTCGAAATGAAGTGGCATCACTACGTTGAACTACAAAACACAATATAGTTCGGTAGTCTGGATGTGTTTCTTTTATTTGTTGTAATTCTTGAATGTGTTTTAATGCACGTGGACTGATGATATCGGTTTTCTTTTTACGATAACCATCTGGGAAAAATGCAACTTTATCTTGACACAAAGGAACACTTTTGACTTCTAATATAAAGCGTTTATTGTCTTTGTCTAATCCCATAAAATCAAATCTTGAGTTCAACATCTTTTTTTCGCGTTCAAGTTTTTTTAAGTTTTTTAAGTTAGGTATATGATTATATTTTAATGCAAATTCTACTATTTTTTCACCACTTTTTGGATGAATACCTACAATGGTATCCTTATGTTGTCCCAAGTGGATGACGTGACTACACGTTTTAGGGTCTTTTGCTAATGTCATATAAACCACACTATTTTTTTCACACAAACCGCAACAACCTAGGGAGGGTGCGTGAGCAATAACTTCTTCACCATTTTCCAATAAAACATCGGCTACATAAGGTGATTTGCAATGTTTTGAGGGACGTTTTATAATAGTCCCTTTTATCATTGGTTCGAAAAAACATTCCATTTAAAATAAAAAAAAATATATTTTATTTCAATTTTCAAAAACAACATTCTTCCATTAATTCATCAATACATGACATATCCATCGTTTTCATATGTTCAGTGATATCTTCATCTACGTTTGAAATTAATTTTAGCTCTGTGAGTACAAGGTCAGAATCATCATAAAATATATACAAAATATAACGCGTGATCCATACCATATTGTAGGCATCTTTTTTTTTACAATAAAGAGAATATTCATTGGGCTTAGAAAATACGTCAATGTTCATATATTTACAATAGTCTTTGTGTTGGCGAAAATATAAAGAATCAGCTTTATAGCATTGTGTGATTTTGAATGAATCACTAGCAAATTGTTCCATATATTGATCAAACTCTTTGCGTCTATTTTGTTCGCTCAAATGGATTTGTGAAGGGTAACAAAATCGATTTACTTCGTATACATCACAAAACACAATATAATCATATGGACTTTGGGTGGACGGATTAGGAAACATTTGTACTGGTTTTAATACTATATTTTGTTTATCAAATGAAGGTAATTTGTCTATAGAATTATAGAATATAGTAGTAGTTATGGTTTCCAACTCGATTTCATATTCGCTATTAATCCAAATATAATCTAGAATTTGTTGCGCCATTTGTCTTTATATATTTTCTTTATTTATTTATTTCAATTTTTATTATTATAATATGTCATCCAATTTTCCGGACAATGTTTGGTACCGCCGTCGTATTTTACCGCCATATGTTTTTCGCATAATAAGTCAGACAAGTTAACCTCATCTAAATATACAACGGCTAAAATTCTACCGTATTTTTCGAGTTCTACTTCTTTTAACGTTACTATTTTGTCCATCAATAAATCTTTTAAAAGGTCCCGGATTAAAATAGCACATTGCTTCTCTTCTGTGTTTTTGGTTTTTATTTCAGGACAATCAATTCCTTTTAGACGTACTGAAAAACGATAATAAGGTGATTGGTCGAAGGGCAATTTTGACGCAATGGTGATGGTGTCTCCGTCGTATACTTTGATTACTTTTCCTTCAGTCAAAGGTGGTATAAATGGAATGGTATCTTTGTATGTAATAGACTCCATGATACTATACCATAAAAAATATCTTTAAATAATTATGTTATTTAAAAAATAATCCTTTATTATAATGTTTGTTAACAATGAATGGAGTAATTTGAAAATAGTTATTTTAGGTATTAATAATGACTATAAAGATGTTTTGAATATGATTAAAAAAAAACTAGAAGAAAATTCTATAAAAGTTATAAGACCAACTCATATAAAAGATTTACATATTACACATTCATTATGGACACGTGATTCAAGTATTGTAATAGATAATCAAGTTATATTATTACAATTACAAAATATAGATAATGAATATAGAAAACTAGAATATAAGACAATTCCAATGACTAATTTTATTATACAGAATAATGATAAAATAAAACTAGAAGGAGGTGACATACTACAAATGAAAGATAAAATATTTGTAGGCATTCATAAAAGAACTAATGTATTAGGATATAGATGGTTAAAAACAATATTTCCAAATAAAAGATTTATTCAAATAAAACATAAGGCGTTGCATTTAGATTGTTGTTTTTGTATTTTACCTAATCATACGATTTTATATTCTAGAAAGTATATTGAGACATTACCCCAATATTGTTATAAATATTTTAATTGTATCAATATAGATACTTATATTAAAGGAGATTCAAATTTAGCTACAAATTTTTTATTTTTAGATGAAAAAACCATAATTATAGACAATCAATTTAGTACAATTAGAACTCTTTTGAGACAATTTGGTTTTACACTCATTGTCATTGATTTAAAGGGTATGTATAAACAAGGCGGTAGTATACGTTGTTTAACCCAACCATTATCAAGAAAATAAATAAATTTTATTTTATAAAATTGAAAGATATAAAATAAAATCTATTATTCATAATGAATACAGAACAAATAAGAAGTAATTGTTCAAAATGTTCAAAACGCGCTGAAGAAGGTTGTCATCCAGAATGTATTCAATGTCAAAATATTATAAAAATATTTGAATCAAAAACTAATAATCAACAAAGATTATTAGAAATTGGATATACCAAAAATAGTTTTACAAAAAAACCAAAAAAAAGCGTATGACTATTATTTATCAAAAACATTTTAAGATAAAACATGTTTTATTTAAGAATATAAACATAGTAGAACCTAATATACTTTTTTATCGGTTAAACATAATTTATTATATTCACTTCTTATCCAATAATAGTAATTTTCTTTTGCTATTTTCCCATTCATGAAATTGTTTCATCATATATAATATTAAAATAATATCTAATTTAAGATATTAATCAGTGTTTATATTTAAAAATTGAAATTGAAATAAATAAATAAATAAAATAATCATTTAAGATGTGGTTCAAATCAAAATTATACGAATCCATAAAAGAGAGTGATGAAAACGCAAAATTGGAACAATGTTTTGTAAACAATCCTTTGAAAGGATATTTTAATGATTTTGTTCAACTACATATAACCAAAGAAAACTATTTGAAACTGGTCGAATTATGCGACTTCTTATTTGTAGAAAATATAGATGTATTGGTAGATAAAATAGTATGTTCTTTTGGTATTCAAATTATTCATCATTTTGGTAACTTTTATAAATACAATAGTCAGCGTTTATTTCCACATAATTTGAACACATTGAATCGCGCAATTGATTTATATTGTATGGATAAATATAAATGTTATCAAGAATATGGGTTTTCAGCTTATTGGGACGTTTCCAATGTCAAAAATATGAGTTCATTATTTGAAGATAGTAAATTCAATGGAGATATATCACAATGGGACGTTTCCAATGTATCATATATGGAGTCGATGTTTAGACATAGTAATTTCAATGGCGATATTTCGCTTTGGAATGTGTCTAATGTATCCAATATGGGGTCGATGTTTAGTGACAGTAATTTCAATGGCGATATTTCGCGTTGGAATGTGTCCAATGTCACTAATATGAGTTCATTATTTGAAGATAGTAAATTCAATGGAGATATATCACAATGGGACGTGTCTAATGTGAACAATATGGGGGCGTTGTTTAGTGATGGTATATTCAACGGGGATATTTCGCGTTGGAATGTTTCCAATGTAGACGTTATGTCATTTATGTTTTATAATAGTAAATTCAATGGAGATATATCACAATGGGACGTGTCTAATGTGAACAATATGGCGGCGTTGTTTAGTGACAGTATATTCAATGGCGATATTTCGCGTTGGAATGTTTCCAATGTAGACGTTATGTCATTTATGTTTTATAATAGTAAATTCAATGGAGATATATCACAATGGAACGTGTCCAATGTATCCAATATGGGTGCGTTGTTTAGAGACAGTATATTCAACGGGGATATTTCGCGTTGGAATGTTTCCAATGTCATTAAAATGACTTCATTGTTTGAAGATAGTAAATTCAATGGAGATATATCACAATGGAATGTGTCTAATGTCACTAATATGTCATTTATGTTTACAAATAGTATATTCGATGGAGATATTTCGCTTTGGAATGTGTCTAATGTATCCAATATGGAGTCGATGTTTAGAGAAAGCGCATTTAATGGAGATATATCACAATGGAACGTTTCCAATTTAGAAGCGTTGTTTAGATAACACTATTTAATAATCATATTTGAATGCATATTTTTTTATGAATATAAATAAAAATATATAAACCATTTGGTTAATATTGAAACACTTTATTCATACATTGACCTTCTCCATCACGTTTTCATTTTTTTCAAAATATATGATAATAGTCATTTCAATTTTTATTAGAATACATATAAAGTCATTATTTATATGTATTTATGCTAGGTATTGATTTATATGATATGTTTCACATTGTAAATGACACAACTACGTTGAAACCTACTACAAAAAAAAATACGACGTATTCGTTTGATGTATATCAAGGTTTATATTATCAATGTTCTAAAAATATATATATTGGAACGTTTGACATTCCTTACAAAGACATATGGACTATAAAATTTAAGGTTATACATGACCAATGTTTTGTATATTTGGACGATACGTTGGTGTCAACATTTTCCTTAGTTAACTTGACTCAACACAAACTGCAATATGAACAAGACAAATATGCTGACCAACAATGGTTATTATGGAGTCAAGCTAAACAAGACTATGAATCGTATATTATGGAACATAAATCTACTTTATATGACCCACAAATCAAATATTCGATTGACCAATTGGTTCCTAACTATCCAACGTATAACAAACTAATGGAAAAGTTTGAACGTGCTGAACAATTATGTTATATAGAGGACATAACTATTGACGAATACAAATTAGCATTGAAAGAAATTGATGCGTTTGTTTCTCCTATTATGCGCAACATTATTGTCAAACATACTTAAAAAACCAAATATATATAATTCTAATGGATGAACTACTTTCACGTATTAAAATGTTTTTCAAGATAAAGGGATTGATCGAACTCCACCAACAAGAACATCTAAGTATTTTAAATGGTTGTCACGATGTAAACCATATTCAAATGTTTCAATATAACAATGAACCATGGCCTTTTTTACAAAGCAATATGTTTGTATTAGAACGTACTCTTTTGGATAAACCTTGTGTCGGATATTTTAGTATATCCACTACAATCGAACAAAAAATTATATTTGAGTTTATAATCCACAAAAATATCCACGAGTTAATACAATTGGAACGAGAACTTTTAGAGTTTCTAAATATCAAGACTCGAGACAATAACGTACATTATCCAGAATATATTTATGAAGAAATTGACATAAAAAATGATAATGTATTTTTAGTAAAACATTTTCCAAAATATATATATCCTTTTTGGAATATCAAGCAAACTAACAATGGATTAAATGAACAAGTGAATGTTATATTAGACGGTTATGATATTATGAGTTCTTTTGAAATGTCGTGTGAACGTGATACTATGCGGAATAATTTTAACCAAGACTATGAATCCATTTTAAATCGTTTATTTTCCAAAGAAAGGGTAGAACGTGAAGTAACACAATTATTTTCTAAAGAATATATTACTCGTTCATATGGAATTATAAATATGAAATCTTTATTATATTGTATGAATCCTATTTAATAAAATATTATAGAATAATAATAATGAGACTTATCCTTTTATTCAGTGGATTCATCAATGTATTGGGTTTACATTCTGGTCACTTGCCCAATGGTAATCCTAAAATATATGTCTCTAGTTCAAAACCTGAAGAAGATTTATTTATGCTAGGTCACACAAAAGCATCGTTTATAAGTAAACACTGGATGAACGATATAATGACGCATTTGATTTCAAATGAAAAACATAATCGTTTTATTAGTTATCGAGACCACCCTGATTTACATATAATCAACAAAATAAATGAGTTAGAACAATACATCCAAGAAAATAGAAACCCAAATGACTATTATATGGCGTGGATGCCCAAATGTGTCAATGGTTCGAAAGATATATTGTTTTTAGTTGTGTGTCAGCATAAAACAAAGGGTTTTTGTGTAAAGCGTGTGATTCAATCTCCATTTTGGTCGCCTGATCAAATCGAAAGTACTCAATTAAAATTATCCTTAGAAGGTATGTCTCAATACGTAGATATGAGCGATTTGTATGAAAATGATATAAGATATAAATTGGCTTGGTCTACTTGGTATATAGAAATTTAAGAACCACACATCAAACATTCGGGTTCTTCTTTATCAGGTACAACGGTAAATTGTTGAGCTTGATGTTTTGCCTTTCGACGTAAATAATACATACCTGTTTTTAATCCAGATTTCCAAGCGTACAAATGCATATTGGTTAAAATTTTATAGTTAGGATCTTCTACCCATAAATTCATAGACTGACTTTGACATATATATGCTCCGCGGTCTTTTGCCATATCGATAATTGATTTCATCGACATTTCCCATACAATTTTATATTTTTGTTTGATATAATCTGGAATTTCTTTTATAGTTTGAATCGATCCCTTATGTTTAACAATTTCATTTTTAATCGAACTATTCCAAATGTTCAAATCAATTAACTCTTTCATCAAATGCTTATTAATCACCATAAATTCTCCAGCAAGTGTTCGTCGTGTATACATATTACTTGTAAATGGTTCAAAACATTCATTATTAGACAATATTTGACTAGTGGAAGCAGTAGGCATTGGTGCTAAACACAACGAATTATAAGTTCCAAATTCCATAATATTATTGCGTAACTTATCCCAATTATATTTATTCGATGGAGTCACATTCCACAAATCAAATTGGAAGATTCCTTGACTCAAAGGCGAACCATCAAAACTATCATATGGACATTGTTTTTCTTTTGCCAATTCCATACTTTTTTCCATAGATGCGTGATACATTGTCTCAAAAATATCTTTGTTGATTTGTTTAGCATCATTGCTATCAAACGCTACATTCATCATTGCAAATGTATCTGCTAACCCTTGTACACCAATTCCAATTGGTCGATGTTTTTTATTACTGAGTCGAGTCTTTTCTGTTGGATAATAATTTACATCAATGATATTATTCAAATTTTCGGTGACTATTTTTGTAATTTTATGAAGACCTTTGTAATCAAACCATGGAGTCAATAATTCATTTACTTTACTGAACCCTCCAATTTTCTCTTGGTCTATAAATAATTGTGGAAATGTAGTATGCTCTTTCAAAAAAGAATCATAATCTTTTTCAGGTACCAAATTAGTAGTATAAATGATTTTATGATGGTCTAATAAATGTTTTAAATAATCACACCATTTACATTTTTCTTTTGTATATATGTTTACTTTTCCTTTGAATTTATATTTACTAGGTTTCACAAAGGAAGACAATGAAATACTGGCTAAATTACATACAGCACTTTCTTCTTTATCGCTATATTCTATGATTTCACAACATAAATTTGAGGAACGTATGGTACCTAAATTTTTCTGATTACTTTTTTTATTACACGCGTCTTTATACAACATATACGGAGTACCAGTTTCCATTTGACTATCTAAAATTTTGAACCAAAGTTCGCGAGCCTTAATTTTCTTTAGATATTTTCCTTCACTCACATATTGATTATATAATGCTTCAAATGATTCTCCATATAATTGAGACAATCCTTCGCATTGATTCGGACACATTAAATACCAATCATCGTCTTTTTCTATTTTATTCATAAACAAGTCAGGTACCCATAAAGCATAAAATAAATCTCGCGCACGCATTTCTTCTTCACCATGATTTTTACGGAGTTCTAAAAACTCTTCGATGTCTCCGTGCCAAGGTTCTAAATAAATGGCAAAACTACCATTTCGTTTACCACCTCCTTGGTCAACATATCTTGCGGTATTGTTGAATACTCTTAACATAGGAACAATTCCATTGGATTTACCATTTGTACCCGAAATATGAGTACCTTTTGAACGAACGTCATGAATATGTAGACCAATACCACCAGCCCATTTTGAAATTGACGCACATTCGTGGAGTGTATTAAAAATACCATCAATACTATCATCTTCCATACCCAATAAATAACATGAACTCAATTGTGGTCGTCTGGTTCCAGCGTTATACAATGTTGGTGTAGCATGAATAAATAATTTTTTACTTAGACCATCATAAGTTTCCTTCACTTTATCAAGATTTTCTCCATGAATTTCGATAGAGACACGCATCCATAAATGCTGAATATTTTCAACAACCTTATTATTATTATTTCGCATCAAATAAGAACGCTCTAAGGTTTTATATCCAAAATAATCAATTAAAAAATTGCGTTCATATACAATCATATGTTCCAGTTCTTTGTGATACTTTTCGACTATAGTATAATAACGACTTGATAAATACTTTTTTGACAATAATTGTACAGTTTCAAGTAAGGTGTGTTTAGTTTCTTTGTGATGATTTGATACACAAATATATCCAGCCAATTTGGAATAATCGTAATGTATAGAACCCATAGAAGCACATTGTTCGGCCATTAATTCATCTATTTCACACGTCTTGATATTATTATACAATTGATCAATTATTTTCAAAACTAGTCCACTATACTGAATCTCTAAATTGTATTTGTCTCCTAATTTTTTAGTACGTTCTAAAATCTTATCATAAGATAATAATTCTTTTCGTTCATTTCGTTTGATCACATACGACATTTATATATTATACAACCTGATTTTATATCATTTAAATATAATATAAGTTACATTTTACAAATATTCTTTGTTTTTCTTAATCCGTAGGTTTTATTTAAGTATTTCATATCTCGAGTAAGAACATCGCAATATTTTTTGTTGTATATACGTAATACATTCAATCGTTTCTTTTTAGATATAGCAGAGTTTCGTTTGGTGATGTTTCGTTTTCGTTTTTCATATTGTATATAGTTATTTAATGCTTTGTGCCTCTTTTGAGTACTATTTTTTAGTTTATAATCATGTTTAGAGGATGGTTTTAATCGAACCATATATAAAATAAAAATATTTTTAAAATTAGTCCAGCAACCAAAAACAACAATCCACCCAGTTCAATATTACGCATAAATGACATAAACTGATCTTCAGTATATTCTTTAAAAATCTCGTAATAAGGTTGATTTTTTTTATAAGTTAATAAGTCAATCTGGTGTTTGAGTTCGTTAATTTCATACATACATCGTGATAATTTTATTTCATATTTCCCAAGGTCTTTAGTTCTTTTATGTAAAACTTCAATATCATTTGTATTGATATCTTGCCAAGTTTCTAAACAACAAAGTGGTTCAAACTTATGTGGATGACAATAAGGTTCATTCATTACAAATGTTTCAAATGTAATCATAGGTGATGTATATACAAACTCATCTACTATTTTATAAAGACATCCATATTGTAATTGTTCTTCTTTTACACTTACATTATATATAGTTTGAAAGGAGTTTTGTTCAGGAGTTTCGCAAACTTCTATGTCATATTTATCTTCAGAATCTTGAATATAAAAAAAATCACACATCCCATTCAAATAATAATGATAACGTTTATCATTACCTGCATAACATTCAATAAGGTTCATACTATATTTGAATAATATGTATTTATTACATATTATAAAATACTATATGAACAAATCGGACATTTTAATTTTTGCGATGTCATCAACCATTTATCAATACATTTTTTATGAAACACATGAAAACAATTCAATACTCTTAAAGGTAGTATGTCATAGTCCTCTAAACAAATGATGCATTCACCTTCTTTATGAAAACATAATTCTTCATTATGAAAAGATATTTTGTTAAATGGATTTAATTGAACTCTTAATTCTGGTTCTATTTGTTCAGGTTGAAAATATCTTTCTTTATAACAACAACAAACTAAAGAAAGAACACTTACAAAAAGACACATTTGATATAGTTCATTCATATATACATAATAAGGTTATAATTTTATATCAAATTCATTTGAATTTGGCAATTATTCGAATTTATAATTTCTTTTTTTGCACGCTTGGTAGGCTCTCTTTTATTGTATTCACCATTTTCACGTTCTTCCAAAATAGTATCCCATAAGGTTTTTATCTCTTGAAATGTATGGTCAAACCAAAACTTACAACGAGGAACATATACACAAGAATAAACTTCCAATTTCCAATATATATTTTTAAACCATTCATAATCTGTATTTTTATATTCAGTATTTTCATTATCTAACCAATCTTCTATATTTGTACAATGAATATCCATATAATCGTATACATATTGCTTATTGTTTTTAATATATACTTTAATAATACCCTTATATTTTTCATCTTGGGTAAAACAACCTGACCCATCTTCTATATAATCATTATAACTATCATATTCTATAAATTTTGTCTCCACGAAATCACATTCATTTAAATCACAGACTTCCATTTGTAATTGCATTTGAATATAATAATCTTCTTTGGGTATTCCTGTAATTACCCGACTGACCACATTTTTTACTTCAATCATTCTGCCAAAATTATTAGGTCCAGTTACAATACCATCCGGTGATGCAGCTAAAAAGGAATGTGACTTATGTTCAATACAACCAAATTCACTAATATTGGTATTGTTTTTCATTTCATAAAATCGGATAGTCAATGGTTCGTATTTATTACCCCAACTCATAGGCGTTTCAGTCAATCCTGAAATATAATGTTCTTTAGGTGTACACTTTTCATATATGAGTTGATTTTTTACCTTTTCCTTAGTAGAATAAGCTTTCCACGCATTACTTGCGGTAATATGATTGAACCTAAAGTCATACCATTCTTTTGTACGCTGTTCTGGTTGTTTTATTTGTTTTAAGTATTCGATATGGTCTACTATATTTGGTCTTAATAAAAGTTGTTCTTCATACGAAGATATAAAACTCTCTTTACTTCGTATGAAATTATGTTCATTTAGTAAATGTGTTAATTCTTCATCACTTATTTTATCCTTTAAATGAATAAGTATTTTATCTTTCAAAGAATTATTGGTAATACTATGTGGAAATTCTTTTACAAAATGTAAAATATCTTCTCGCATAATATAATATATTCCATATTATTTTAAATCAATTTTCATTATCCTTCTTTTTAGATTTATTTTTTAAAGTAGTTGGTTTATCTTGAACAAGAGAAAAACTACGCATTTTTTGATTAAATATCAATCCAGGTATATTTTCAATGTTTCCGCTATCTTGATTATAATTCAATTCATTGTTTTTACTTAATTTTTTTCGTTCAATAATTTTAATAAAAAAATTAGTGGTTTGGGTCATTTCTTCTTCATTCAAATCATAGGTTTCACTAATGTCTTTGATATATTTTTTAATTTTATTTATTTTGGCAGTTTTAGTTAATTTAGACCAAACTCCTTTACGATTTTTGTCCATGTCTTGATTTAAAAAAATAGCCAAAGATTCTTCAGTGGTATCAATATTTTTATTATTTATAGTATTACCTGTATGAATCATAGTACGATAATTCAAAGCATTCAGTTCTTTACAATCACTTTTTAATTCATTCATTTATATTATATATATATAACCTTTATATATGAAACATATTAAATATAATCAGCATTTAAAAACAAATCTATATAATTTAAATTATGATATTTCGTGTCAAATTCAATATATAGATAATATTTATAATGATGTATCTTTTGAGACAAATATACACAAAGAATTAAAAAAGAAATATAATTCATACAAACAACAAGATAAACTGAAACATAGATTCGACCCTGAATTACACATTACTTATAAACAAATGATAGATAAATTATATTTTTCAAGATTAAAATGTTATTATTGTAAAGACGATTTATGCATTATTTATGATAAGAAAAAAACAAGTCATCAATGGTCGCTAGAAAGATTTGATAACAATATAGGACATTATGACAACAATACATGTATATCATGTTTGAAATGTAATTTACAACGAAGAACCAACAATCACGAATATTTTAAATTTTCAAAACAATTTAAAATAAATCGTATATAAACATAAATATTTTATTCTAGTAATGATAACTGACCAAAATCAACTTTTATTGGTAAAATTAATGAAATTTTATAACAAGGATAATAATTTACACAAAATGTTATCCATTATCAACGGAGAATCTAAAATATCTCTACGTATAATTGATTGGTTTACTACCAATTACGCCAAAAAATATTTTACAAAATACAATAATTCCAACGACAAACGATTTATTGTTTATGAAGATTATAAATTAAATTTAAAAGCATTTAAAAAACAAAGATTTGACCCATTTTGTAGATGGGAACGTATACAAATTCCATATGGTAAAGATTCTAGTATTGAAACCACCATAGGACAATTAAACTTTTTCAAATGGGCACTTGAAAATAATATTATAGATTACATTGAAAATCATTATAAAGAAATAGAAGAAGATATGAATAATAACAATAGTTTATCACGCAGTAAAAAAAATATGAATCTTACTCGTAAAAAGAGACAAGAATTATCTATTTCAGCCAGTAAATGTTTGAAAAAGGAAACCATCGAAATTACTGTCAAATTCAATTAAAAAAATGAACATTATATTCATATGGGAAATATATATTCTTCATTTCCAATGATACATTTTGAAGATATATATAAAGAAAATAGTGTTTTAATAAATACTTTAAAAGAACATGAACAAGGTTGTCTCATTCATAAGACCGTTCCAGCAAATCAAGAAATTCATATTATGAACACTTATTTAAAAACCAACAAGAAAGTACATATAATTATTTACGGAAAAAATTATTCAGACAAATCTATTATCCAAAAATTCAATCAACTAAAAAAATTAGGATTTTCCAATGTATTTATTTATTTTGGTGGAATGTTTGAATGGATTATGCTACAAGAAATATATGGTAATGATAATTTTAAAACAGATGGAACAACATTAGATATATTACAATTTAAATAATAATAAACATATGTTTTATGGAAGAATTCAAACAATCCAAATTGTCTAAAATTGAATGGATTAGTATTGAAAAAAAACTAGATATAAAGGAACTTATTATCATGAATATAATTAAGAATGGTTATGATAATGTAGATATTCAACATAACAGTCATTTGACGTTACAACAGTGTATTAAAATAAATCATAAAGATTATCATTATTATATTTATTTTTATATTCTTAAGCATTTGTTTAAAAAAAAATATAATTTTGGGGAATTAAAACTAAAACCCCCTAAACAACCATTGAATAGTGCTGATAAAATTCGTATTGAAAATATACAACATATAGAAGACACTATTGAATATATTATTTTAGAACATTACAAAAAATTAAACAAAACTAAAAAAGTAAAATATTATTATAATATACTTTATTTGTTAAAACATTATGATATCAATATTTATTTTAAACAATTACTAATGACAAATTTGTCTGAGTATGATTTTTATCCTATCGAATTATTAACTCATACAAATTCGGTCATTGAAAATAATCCTATCTTTGATTATAAACCGATTGAATTACATAAGCATCAAAAAGATATGTATACTACATTACGAAACAATAAACGTTGCTTAATATTTTATACTTCACCTACATCTTCGGGTAAAACCATTACACCCATTGGAATGTGTCAAGAATACAAAGTAATTTTTATTTGCGCCTCGAGACATATTGGTATTCATTTAGCAAAAAGTGCTATTAATGTAGGAGTCAAAACAGGCTTTGCGTTTGGATGTAATTCAGATCAAGATATAAGGTTACATTATTTTTCGGTAAATAGTTACACCTCAACCAAACATCCAAATCATAGCGATGGTTCTAAATTAGATATGCTTATATGTGATATACATTCTTATGAATATGCTATGGAGTATATGTTGTCCTTTTTTGATAAAGAACATCTAATTCTTTTTTGGGATGAACCAACGATTACTATGGATTATGATCATCACATTTTACACGATTCTTTGTCTCAAATTTGGAAAAAAAATGTTATTCCTCGGATTGTTTTATCGTCTGCTACTTTACCCAATAATTTAGAACCCATTGTTGAACATTATAAAAAAAGGTTTGAAGGAGAGTTTTATAAAATAGAGACTACCGACCATTTGAGCAATATCACTTTATTGGATAGCAATCAAAATATTATTATGCCTCATAATTATTTTAAAGATAAAGAAGATGTAGAACTATTTTTGGAGACAAAGGGGCAATCTTATTTGAAATTTTTAAGTATTGGCGAATGTGCAAATTATATATTGAAATCGTCTTACAAGGAAGAGTTTAACCAAATTTCTATTGATGAGATTGATGCACATTTTATTAAATTATTTTACTATAAAGTAATTCACAATGAATTATTTACAACCGAGCAAAATAGTCTTTACAGCAATGATACGTATTTTACGACCAAATCGGCATATCATATTACTCACGGACCAGCAATTTGGATTGTGGGTAACATAGAAACTTATGTAAGTCAATTGATACAACAAATGAATATACAACCTTATGTTTTAGACCAATTGGATAAAAAAATATTATATAATGTAGAATTGAATGAAAAAATAAATAAACTAAAAAAGGATTACCAAGACAAAATAGCAAAAGACGAAGACAATGAAAACAAAATGAAAAATAAGCGTTTTAGTCCAGATATTATTGGATTGTCTAAAAACATTGAACAACTAGAAAGAAGTTATAAACAAGTCCAATTGGATCCTTTATATATTCCAAATACCTATGATCATTTTACAAGATGGTCAAAACATTCACAATATAATAATTCAAACGTATTCAAGGGTGATTTAGACGAAACTTATGTTACTCGTATTATGAATACTCGTGTAGATTTCAATTATAAAGTATTACTCTTATTGGGTATAGGTGTTTTACATCAAGTAGATTTGGAATTCAATGATATTATGAAAGAATTAGCCGATGCCAAACAACTTATGCTGATTTTGGCAACAAGCGATTATATTTACGGAACCAATTATCAGTTTGCACACGGTTATTTATCAGAAAATATTAAAGACATAACACAAGAAAAAATTATTCAAGCAATTGGAAGAGTAGGACGCAAAGAAAAAAACAAGACATTCACCTTTCATTTTCTACAAAAGGAGTATAGTGATCTATTTTTACAAGACAATCCTTCCAAAGAAGGCGCGAAAATGAATGAATTATTTTGTTGTCTATAATATATATGTGTGATTGTGAAAAAAAAAATGTAAAACCCACTAATTATGAAAAATGGTTATATACATTGTATACGACCATTGTGTTTGTTCTAGTATCAAATCCATATACTTATCGATTGGTCAATTCAATTCTAGGAAACATTTCGGATAAACGTGGATGTCCTACTTCGTTTGGATTTGTAGTTCATACCATTGTGTTTATGCTTGTATTAAGAGTCATTATGTAACGTGTAATGTAAATAGATAATGTATATAATATTCCTCCCCATAAGGTGTCTATTAGTGCTAATTTATAATCCCAATCTTTTAAAAGAGACATATTAGTAAATTCATAAATACCATAACTTGTAGAACCCAATACAAATGCTTCTACATAAGTACCCTTTTTCAACAAAATAAAATAATATAATTGTAAAAATAAAAATAAATATACTATAGATGCATACATTTTATCTACAATCATTTTAGAACCTTGAATTCTGAATATTATTTTGGATACTCTACCTGAAATAAGAAAAAGAAAAAAGTAATCTAATACCAAGGTCACCATTAATAATAACCACCACATATACATTAATAGTATTTATAAATAATAATAAAATATCCTAATAGGATTAAACCAATACCAAAATATATCCACGGGTCAACAATCGACTTATTTAGAATTACCCTATCTAAATAGATAGACACCAATATAGAACTCATTAAAACAAATAAACAAATGTAGATATGTTTGTATATTGGAAAGACCAAAATAGGAATATACGAGACAAACCATAAACAAAGCGACGCAAATATTAATCCTATTATTTTAGATGAATAATCCATTTTCAGTTGAATATATTTAATCGAAAAAAATATGTAATCCTACACATAAGGGGGCAAATAAAGATAATACGATAGATTTATAGTTTATATATAAATATACATTGATATATATATTGTCTGTATCAGACTTATTATTTACTTGGTATTTAATTCATGATATGTTCATATTCTTTATGTCTCAAATACTTTTTACACCTTTTCTCATTTGAAACGCCCATTTTATATATTTGGATAAATATCCCAAAATATATGCCAAGTCCATTCTAAAAATCTACTGGTCTCGGCATTTTCCATATCAGTAGTGATTATCCAATTATACAATTTTTCATAAAATTCTAAAGGTAATTTTCTTATTAAAGATTTATGAACTAAAAATTGCGCGCTATTTCTATTATATTGATTTAAATTTAAAATATTAAACGGCACATATATTTCAATATGTTCATTATACCAGTTTTTAAAATCATCTATCCATTTATTTCGATTACAACATATCAAAACATCGTTCATACGGTTAAAACATTTATCGTTTATGTTGTAATACAATTTATTACTCATTAATGCTTCATCAAACAATGATATTATACTGCCGGAATGATGCCAAGCATATTCATCATCGTGTATAAAAAATGTAAAATCTGCTAAATTGTCATAATGGTCTATTATATATTTTAAATATACAGACGCTTCATGACCTTTATTAACTGGAATATTATATTCATTTGTAGGCGTTTCTTTATCATAAATATAATACTTACTAATATTTTTCAATTTATAAACCCAATCAGTATTTTTTTGATATCTTGATACAACACAATTAATCATTATAAAATAATATTTTATTTTATAATGATTAATAAAAACGCAAACAATGAGCGTATTAAATGAGAAAAGGTGTAAACTTTGTCTCAATTCTGGTGTACCATATTGTTCAAACAAGTCTTCTAATAAAAATTATTTGCTTTCATATAGACTATTTATTTCGTCATTTTTTTGTTTGATATTCCAATTACCATCTTCATAAATCATCAAATATTTATCTTTTTTATTCGAAATATAAATATTCATATTTTCAGGTTTGGATGGATTAAAATGTATTTTTTCTATCATATCTTTTACACAATAGCTGACTTTCTTGATGGCGCCTATGTAATCTTTATTGGTCAAATGAGACAAATCGGTGTATTTGTATAACAATATATTGTTTTGAAAATAGGTAATATGATTGACTTGTAGTTTGTCCATTAATTTATCTATTTGCTTTTGTTTCTTTCATTTTGTAATTTAACTCCTTGTCTTTTAAACTATTTGTAAATTCATTAATCTTACCAATTCTTTCAAATATTCGTCCTTATATTTTTTGGATAACTATATTTGATATGTTTAGAATAAAAATGTTTATGTTTGAAACTTTTTCCTCAATACTTACTTCCCATATTTTATGCTTTGTTGTTTCTAAATGACGATCATAATTATCACGACGAACGCTATGAAATTTTCAAAATTCACAAAAATACTCCATTTATATAAAAAAGTGGACTTACAAAAAAATAGGAACATAGGGATCCCAAAAAAAATTTGGAAAAAAAATAATATATACATTGGAACAATTACACCATTTTTTATTGTTCAACATAGGATATTTTATCTTATGATGTTTTATATCTTTATTTATAACGACTACATTCTATAAACATAAATTTTCCTTCATATTTTTCTTGGATAGTGAAGTTATTTTCTTCTAATAAATTCACTAGTCTGTTGATAGGTTTTCCGTGTTCATTCAACTCTTTATTCCAACGTTTGTATGGTTCGGCAATCAAAAGCGTTCCACCTTTATCTAAAATACGATATGCTTCTAGGATATAATCATTACAATTACTTCCCCACATAGTCAAAGACATTATAACAATATCTACTGAATAATCTTCTAATTGTGTATCATAGATGTCTCTTGATATCACCAAGTCATTATGAGAATAATGGTCGAAATTATGAAATTTAAATCGCGGATTATCTTTGAAATGTTTATTGATTTCTGCAAATCCACAACCCAAATCAGCAATAACCTTTTGTTTTTTTCCAGGCAATTTCTCAAGATATTTTATCATTTTGTTTCTTGGAATCTCTTCAGTAGGAAATGAACGTTCGTTTTCTTTTGATATTTCGTGATAGTATTTCCATTTCTCAGGGTTTTGTTCAAAATATTCGTGAATATTATATGAAGTCATCGTTTTGTATTGTTTATGTAGTTCAGACAAAACACTTTTTGGTGGTGGTTTATGTGACCCTGTTTTCTTGTGTGGTTTAATTTCCGGTTTAGACATGTCCTTTTTACACCAATACCAATTAGGTATTTTTTCCAATAAGTCTATACGTTCTTGAGATAGTTTATTTTTCTTTTTATTTGTTTTTTGTGTTTGACACCACTTACCTAATTTCACACCACAAGTGGTTACATATGTTTGTGATGGTGTATCATTATATTCTTTTAATAATGTATAAGTTTTATTCCATTGTTCGTCTTGTTCCCAATACCAATTAGGTATTTTTTCCAATAAGTCTATATGTTCTTGAGATAGTTTATTTTTCTTTTTATTTTGTTTTTGTTTACTACACCAATTACCTAATTTCACACCACAAGTGGTTTCATATGTTTTTGATGGTGTATCATTATATTCTTTTAATAATGTATAAGTTTTATTCCATTGTTCGTCTAAATCTTGTTCCCAATACCAATTAGGTATTTTTTCCAATAAGTCTATATGTTCTTGAGATAGTTTATTTTTCTTTTTATTTTGTCTTTGATTCTGACACCACATACCTAATTTCACACCACAAGTGGTTTCATATGTTTTTGATGGTGTATCATTATATTCTTTTAATAATGTATAAGTTTTATTCCATTGTTCGTCTAAATCTTGTTCCCAATACCAATTAGGTATTTTTTCCAATAAGTCTATATGTTCTTGAGATAGTTTATTTTTCTTTTTATTTTGTCTTTGATTCTGACACCACATACCTAATTTCACACCACAAGTGGTTTCATATGTTTTTGATGGTGTATCATTATATTCTTTTAATAATGTATAAGTTTTATTCCATTGTTCGTCTTGTTCCCAATACCAATTAGGTATTTTTTCCAATAAGTCTATACGTTCTTGAGATAGTTTATTTTTCTTTTTATCTTGTCTTTGTCTACTACACCAACTACCTAATTTCACACCACAAGTGGTTTCATATGTATTTGATGGTGTATCATTATATTCTTTTAATAAATCATAGTTTTCCTTCCATTGTTCGTCTAAATCTTGTTCCCAAAACCAATTAGGTATTTTTTCCAATATGTCTATATGTTCTTGAGATAGTTTATTTTTCTTTTTATTTTGTCTTTGATTCTGACACCACATACCTAATTTCACACCACAAGTGGTTATATATGTTGATGATGGTGTATCATTATATTCTTTTAATAAATCATAGTTTTCCTTCCATTGTTCGTCTTGTTCCCAATACCAATTAGGTATTTTTTCCAATAAGTCTATATGTTCTTGAGATAGTTTATTTTTCTTTTTATCTTGTCTTTGTGTAGTACACCAACTACCTAATTTCACACCACAAGTGGTTACATATGTTGATGATGGTGTATCATTATATTCTTTTAATAATGTATAAGTTTTATTCCATTGTTCGTCTAAATCTTGTTCCCAAAACCAATTAGGTATTTTTTCCAATAAGTCTATATGTTCTTGAGATAGTTTATTTTTCTTTTTATTTCGTCTTTGTGTACCACACCAACTACCTAATTTCACACCACAAGTGGTTACATATTTAAAAGATGGTGTATCATTATATTCTTTTAATAAATCATAGTTTTCCTTCCATTTCTTTTCATTATAACTCACGTTCACATCCAAAATCCCTTGACTAAATTCTTTACTCAAATCAATGCTATTTTCTCGAATATTCCATAATACTTCCAAATCGCTGTGCGTATGCACATTGAATAATTTTTGTCTTTTCTTTGGAGGTGTTATTGATTTTCTAGGAATGTTCTTTTCTTTGTTCACAATGGGTAAATATATATCTTCGTCTTCACAATAAAACAACCTTAATGGTTCGTCGTCGGTTGCTTCTTCGTTTATATATGTAATTGGTTGGTCATAATTTTGTGTATGAATTTCAATGGTTTTATCTCGTTGTTTTGCCACTTTGTTCAATATAGTCTGGTCATCATGTCCTTCTTCATTTATGTTGTTATTACTAACATACTTTAAATTATCTATAAGGGTTCCTTGACTTTCTTCTACGTGTAGTCCATGATTTTCAAGATTTGATTTGACTTCATTTGGAGAATACATATTTGGATATCGTAAACATTCCTCATATATATCAGGGTCATATTGATATTGAAACGCACTAATGACATTCAATGCTGTATTGAAATTTCCCGATTCTGATAATTCTTCACGAATCATTTGGTTTCTTTGTTCAGGTGTATCAATCGAAGTATATTTTAAAATATCTATTTGACATGGAATCAAAACAATGGCAGGTGGCATATTTTCCTCAGGAGTTCTTGATAATCGCCCAATTCGTTGAGATTCTTTTACAATGCTATTGGTTGGATTAATGGGAACACTCATATTCGCCCATTTTGTATTAATACCTTCATTCAAAATACAACACGAAGATAAAATATAAATACGTCCTTCTACCTTTTGATTAAATTGTTTGATGATATCGTCTCTGTCTTTGCAATTACTATGTAATTCATACAAATTAACATCTTCTACTTTATACAAATTCTTTGTATGTGGAAATTCTTCATCTTGTATTTTAGTGAATTGTTTTTTAAGTAAGATTTTATTTTCGGGACTCGCGAACTCTTTTACAAATGAAATCATAGTATTTTGTGTATCACTTTTTTCAACAAAAGTATGATACGTCAATACATTCCAAAAGTTATATTTTCCAGATAAACATGTTCTAATAATAGATTCAAATATAGGTTGGTATTTATTTGTATATTCACTCTTTTGTGTATATAACATAATTTGTGTTTCAAAAACTTTACATATATTATCTTTAATTGCTTGATAATATAAGTATTCATAGGCTAACACTCCACAATCACTATTGTCTGGGTCATCTTTATCATACATGGTGATTCCATTTTTATTCACCGGAGTTGCTGTATAAAACCTAGTTTTGTCAACAACCACTTTTAAGGCGTCGTTATTAAATATAACATTTTGGATTTTATCTCCAACAATATGATGTGCTTCATCATAAATCAATTTATTGATATTAATATTTTCACTGATACAACTATTAATAAATTTTTCAAAAGATTGATAGGTCACCATAATTATTTTTTTATTTTTATCTTTAAAGAATGTAATAAGTTTTGTTTTATCCGTAGTATATGGTATACTTTTTTTTCTTTTTAATTTACTATCATTGTCATATTCATTTTCATTTTCAGAGCAAAATGCTAGACATTTATATTTTTTAAATTCTCTTTGGAATGGTTCTTCAAGAGACAAAATATATTCTTTATAATATTGTTGTACCAATTGTAGTGATGGAAACACAATAACATTAATAGATTCTTCTTGGATAAATATATCGATAGTAAATGTATCTGTTTTTCCAGTTCCACACCACATATTGATTAAGCATTTTTTGTGTTGATTAGATGATTCAATTGCTCGTTTTTGATAATCGCGTAAATAGTCCATAATATTGTAATCGTTACAAATGATATCAATTTTATTTTAAATAACTTTAAAATTGATATCATAAAAAAAAAATATTATAATTATGAATTCATTGGTGTTAAATGAATTAAAGAAACGTATTCCAAAAGACAAGAAACGAAAAGTATGTAAACAATGTCATGAATTAGGACACAGCATTAATAGTATAGAATGTAAAATAAATATAGAAATGAAAAATAAATATAGAGACAAAATAAAGCAATATATTTTATCCAAAAATTGCTTAGACGAAACAACCTTAGAAGAACATTTGAATATTTTATCATTGGAGTTAGGTATTAGTCTCAATCATTGTAAAACACTTTACAATGAAATTTCTATGGATGAATTTTTATACCGAAACATAGATCTAACCTCGTATTTGCGAACTATGAAAAAAACACATAAACTATGCTATGATTGTAACAAAGAATTATTCTTCATACAAAGCAATACACATCGAATATGGAAACAGAATGATTTATGTGATCATTGTTGGTGTAGATACAAAGAAGAACGTGATATCCTTTGGGAAAAAATTAAACAATATAAATCAATCCAGTGTTCGATTTGCTGTAAAGTTCAACAATATTCTGGTGAAAGTTTTCATTATGATCATCTGAATATGTTTTATAAAAAGAAAAGTATTTGTAGTATGGTAAATGAAGGTATATGTATAGAAGATATTTATTCAGAAATAGATAAATGTCAGATTTTATGTTTATCATGTCATCATATAGTAACCGATATAGAGCGTAAATTAGTATTTACACGAATTAAACAATCAATGACTAGAGGATTGAACATAGGAGAAATAAATGAAAAAGAATATGATGAACAAGTAAGGCATTATCAAAGTATATATGAAGCTAAAATGAAAACTATATACGAAGACTTAAGACAATATTGGGCACTCAATCAATCGATGTGAGCCAAAACACTTTTTCTGATGCTATCTAATTTTTGTTTGGTGTCAAACAATTGTCTCGATAAGGTATCCAATTGTATTTCTTGTGTGGTGATGATATCTTGTTGTTGTTGTATCAATTGTTGCTGACTTTTCGTTAAACGTTTATATTTGTTTAATTCCAACAAATGATTTTTTCGTTGACTATTCAAATACTCTAAACTTTTCGTATGTTTCTCTGTTTTGAAATGCGATTTTAAATTGGTTAACGTAGTAAATAATGTATTGGATCCACAATAACATTTAATAGGTTGACTTGTTTTCGGTAAATAATCTATATAAAAGCCTTCGCTATTCAACGAGGGTTCATAATCATAGTTTCCCTTTTGTACTTTGTTCATTTAAATCCAAAACGTGTATGAAAAATTTCAATTTTTATAATCTATATAATAATTTGGTTAACATTAACAAAAAACTAGAAGGTAAAAACGAATGTTTCGAAACAAACAAATCTCTAGAAAATAATGTTATTACACTTTTTAATATTTAAAACTCAGATTATAAAGTAATATAAATACATATATTGTTATAATTCATAATGGACAGAGTAGAACAAATGGTAAGAATTCAAAAGGAAGCATTAGAATTATTTACTAAAAAAAATATTGATTATGGTGATGCGTTTTCCAAATATGGAGTTATCGGTGTTTTAATGAGAATAGAAGATAAGTTACAACGCTCTATGTCTATAACAAAAAATGGAGTAAATTTAATAAATGATGAAGGTATTAGAGATACACTAATTGATTTACATAATTATTCAGCAATGGCGTTAATGTTATTAGATGAGTAATCGTCCTTTGAAATCTTTAAAGGTATAAATAAACTAAATTGGTGTGATGACTCAAGTTTTACACCTTTGGAAATTTAAAACGCCGATTTAAAAATTATATTTATCAAATATTTCTTTGGTTCTATGAGTAATATTTACATTTCTATTTACAATATAATAAATTGGATTAAAATCTTTAGCGCTATCACTATCGTGATAAGTATTTAACATCATATCTAAATCTTCATAACTTAATTTATGGTAAACAATTAAATCGTGCCAACTATTATGACATAATTCAAATTTTTTTATAAAATCAAAATATTTTTTTGGTATAAACATCATCATATCATTAACTCTTGGATGTAATCCACATTTATGATGTGGTTTAAAACATACTGAAGGAAACAATATTTTATCACTATATGGATTAAAAATTTCAAAAAATTTATCTTTTAAGAATAAATCTATTCTCATACACAATATAAAATCATAATTATTTATATTAGTAATTCTATCAATACAATTATGAATTAATTTAGTCTGTCCTATTAAATTTTCGTAGTATTCACTATCAACTAATACAGATTTATATATTTCATTAAGAGAATTATTAAAATTTGTTGTATAACTATTTATACTAACTGTCATATTAATATTATTTTTTTTTAAACTTTCTATAAATTTTATATGTGATAATGAAGCTTTAAGTTGTTCTCTATATGATTCTTTACTACCTCTATTACGATTACCCTGTCCACCTAATCGAAATGATTCACCAAATAATATTAATAATGAATTCATGGGACTGATATATATATATAATAATAATAATTATGAATAAACGCAAAAGCGAAGACTATAAGATTTTGGCAGTTCAATATTATTTAACTAAAAATAAAAATCAACTACAAACTTGTGAGATATTTAAATGTCATCCAAGAAGTCTAATGCGTTGGGTAGATAAGTATAACAAAAATAAAAACATAACACGCAAAAGGAAAACATCAAAAGCATACAAAGTTAAAAAAGAGAAAGTAGATTATATTCTAAAAATTTTACGTAATGACAAGACAATTACAATTAATGATATGCTTCAAAAAGTTAAAGAAAAGTCATTGCAATACTGATTTATAAGTCCAAGGGAGGGAAACACAACTATAATCATAGGTTATCCTTGAATAAATATATCCATATTAAACGTTCGTGTTTTTTCCAGTTCCACATATTGATTAAGTATTTTTGTGTGGATTAGACGCTTCGATCGAACTTTTTTGATGTTCGTATAGAGATTCCATAATGATTTGTTGTAATATAATTTTATTATTGAAAACAAATCATTTTTATATCAAAAATAACTTAAATAGTTCTATTCGAATGTGAATAATGAATTCCAATGTTATACATAATGTTAGAAAATATCCTTGGGGGTGGAAGTCACAAAAAGAAATAAGAAGATTATTGATACAAAATTGTCCTATAAACAAAAGCCTTATTATGAATGAAAATGATTTCTTGTTAGGGTCAACACAAGCGTACCGAACCATTTACAAAAGATTTTGTAAAAAAAAAGATTTTACGAAAACATCATACACCACCCCTGAATTGTCTCTCATCTTCAATCATATTATGCATCTTACCAAACCTATAAAATATAAACCAATTCATGATTTAAGGTGCAAAATACTGAATAGTTGGATAGAGGTAGGAAACGCCAATTCAAACGAACGATTATTTGGTTCTTGGGATTACAATCATATAAAATATGAATTCAGGTACAGCAATTGTTGGGATGTATATGTTGGTCCATTCAAACAAAAAGCAAAAGTGTTTTATAAAGACAATAAGGGACGAATATATATTTGGGAGTTTGAAAAATGTCTTATGGAAATAAACTCCGAATGGAGTGTGTGTAATATCAACAATATATTATCACAATAGTTAGTGATAATAAATTTAAAATATGTATAGATCTAGACATTATAGATGTACTCGTAACGGATAAACGTGAGATAGTTTTAAAAATTAAACGCACAATCAAATGCTTCATCTTTACCAGACTTTTCAGCCAACGAATATTCCGATACACGTGACTCGAAAAAGTTGGTTTTTTGTTCTAAACTAATGAGTTCCATAAAATCAAATGGATTGTTTGTAGCATATATTACTTCGCAACCTAACTGCATCATAAGACGATCCGCAACAAATTCTATATATTGAGTCATCAATTCTGAGTTCATACCAATCATTCGACATGGTAAGGCATCCACAATAAATTCTTTTTCGATATTAACCGCTTCTTCTATAATTTCACGCACCTTCTTTTTATTTATTTTTTTTTCTAATCTATTGTACAAATACACCGCAAACTCAGTATGTAATGCTTCATCCCTAGAAATAAGTTCATTGGAAAATGTTAGACCAGGCATAAGACCGCGTTTTTTCAACCAATAAATCGAACAAAATGCCCCAGAAAAGAAAATACCTTCTACACAAGCAAAGGCAACCAAACGAGAGGCAAAACTTGATTTTTTATCTTGAATCCATTTCATTGCCCAATCACCTTTTTTCTTTATACATGGAAAATGCTCTAGCGAATGAAATAATTTGTGTTTTTCATCACTATCTTTGATATAACTATCAATCAATAAACTATAGGTCTCTGAATGAATATTTTCCATTGCAATTTGAAAACCATAAAATGCGCGTGCTTCTGACAATTGAACTTCATTCATAAATCGCAACCCCAAATTTTCCAAAACAATACCATCGCTAGACGCGAAAAATGCCAAAATCATTTTTATAAAATATTGCTCATCTGTATTAAGTTTATTCCAATGAGTCATATCTTTGGATGTATCTATTTCTTCTGGTCGCCAAAAACAATCCACTTGTTTTTTGTACATTTTCCATATGGTTTCGTCTGTCACTGGAAACATAACAAATCGGTTTTCATCTTCAGTCAATAGCGGTTCTGTATTTTTTTTGGACATCTTAGAATATAGTATAAATATATATTTATTTTGTTTTAATATAATACTATGGAAGAAATGTCTATTGAAGATTATAATCGCGAAAAAAAAAATTGCTTAAAACAAATACTAAATTATGAAATAAAAAAAAATCCAAAATATTTAGAACCTATCCTAAAATTAAAATACTATTTATCTAACAAGGATTATAACAAAAAAGATATGGAAATTATCGAAAATTATTTAAATCCTATATATAATGAATAATATAGGATTTTTATGGTTTTTGTTAGTAATATTGATAATTATGGTCTACTATTTTATTTACTTAAACGATATACGTAGTTTAGCATTACTTGCGTTAACGATAATGTTATTGAGTATAATCAATGATAATATGAATGTGGTTTTATTTTTATCATTATTATTGGTTAGTGGGTTCAATTTATTAGGTGAATTAAATAGCGATACTCCAACAATAGAATACCATATATGGAGTAAAAAAAAATACGTTAAAGAAGAAGGACTTTTCCTAAAAGAAAAAACTCCTATTCAATCGTCATTTGTAATTCCGAATATATCCACAGGAGAAGATATGCAACAAATGATGTATGATTGGAATAAATCAAGACCGAGTATTGATTAAAAAAATAAGAATAAATAAGAACGCAACTATATATTGTAAAGAGACTAACCCCGAGAATATGCCTTCATAATATACCATATATTTTTGCCATTTATTTACGCAATAACAATCATTGCGAACTGAATTATAAAAATGATACACATTATAGGTCATATATCCGTGTATAAAAATAACTAATAAAACTGAAAAAAGTAATAACATATTCTCAATAGGGTTTACTTTGGATTTCATCAAAAACAAAGAAATGATTATCGTAAATATGTCTAATAATACATAAAATTTCATATATTCTAAATCCACCTTGTCTTTATGAAAACATTTACAATGAACTAATTCTACTAAATAATAGTAAGTATATAATAAAATGATTATCAAAATAAATGATAACAACATTATATTATATTAATATTTAATAGTTTCCTACATTACCTGATATCATAGATTGTCCACCAAACAAACGGCGTCTGGATTGCGATTGGCGTCTGGATTGCGATTGGCGTCTAGATTGCGATTGGCGTCTAGATTGCGATTGGCGTCTGGATTGCGATTGGCGTCTGGATTGCGATTGGCGTCTGGATTGGGTTTTGCGTCTGGATTGGGTTTTGCGTCTAGATTGGGTTTTGCGTCTAGATTGGGTTTTGCGTCTGGAACCTCCTTCCATTTCTTTCCCGGTGCCTTCTGTTGAATTGTTCATATATATATAGTTAATATTTTATATTTTCAATAAACATTTTTTTTTGGATTCATTTGTTTTTTCATTTTTAAAATATTGATTAGAATTAGAAAAAAGTTCTACTAAATATTTTTTTTTTGAATAATAAGCCTTTCGTTTTTTATATTGATTGTTAAAAATAGTATGGGGATCTACAATATCAATCACTAGGGGTGTACTATGTTTACTACGTAAAATACGACCGACGCTTTGACGCACATCTGATTTAGGCGTCGCCATAAATAAGGTTGTTAATGTTTTTATGTCTAAACCTTCAGATGCCATAGCATAAGTAGCAATGATAATTTTTTTTGATTCACTTTCTTTAAGAGACTTTTCTTTCATACCTCCTAAATAAAAACCAATGCTTGGTTCAAATAATAAAATCAAATCATATAGTTCTTGAATCAATGATTTATTATGGGCTAAAATCATCATTTGTTGATTTGGGTTAAGTATAAATTCATTACGCACAATATCTACTAAAAATTTTGTACGCATTTTACATTCACATAAAGTACTAATCATCGTAGAATACAATGGATTTCCTCTAAAGTCTGTTTTGACATTTTGAAATAAATCATCGTCTTGATAATGAATGGTCTTGACATGTACTTCAACACTTAGGTCCGTTTTCTCTTTATGAATGACTGGACCAATAAAGTACTTGAATACTTTTGTAAGACCATCTTTACGTGTCATAGTTCCACTTAATCCTAAATTATAATTACATACAAACTGGATCATCACATTCGAAAATACTTCCGCACTTAAATGGTGACATTCATCAAATACACATAATCCAAATGAATCATACATAGTATCATCATATTTTTTAGATGAAAGACTTTGTAACATTCCTAATACAATATCTTTATTATCTATATCAATGTGTTCGCCTTGAATTTTCCCAACTCTTGCGTCAGGTAAGAATTGTTCAATGCGTTCTATCCACTGATTCATTAAAAAACTTTTATGGACAATCACTAATGTTTTTTTCTTTAATTTACTTATGATGTTAAGCGCCATAACGGTTTTACCTTTACCAGGTTCTACATCTAAAAGTCCACCTCCACTGTCTCCAACATGTTGAATATATTTATCAATTATCTTGTGTTGATAGTCAAACAAATCTCCACTAAATGACAAATCTATAGTGTCTCCTTTAGAAAGTACATTTGTAGAATACATCCCCAATTTTTCAATTCCATAATATCTTGGTAAATAAAGTTTAGTATTGGATTCACGATAAATAGGATAAGAGGTTGAATTTCCTAAATGAGTTGAATAAGGTTTTACATTCAACTCATTACGAATAGTATATGAATCTTTTAATCCATCTTTATAAATGGTATATCCTTTTTTACCTAAATAGGCCATAGTAAATATAATATATTGTATTTAACTTTTAAAAAAAAATATATTATACATATAATGAAACAAAAAATAAGTTTTTTCAAAAAGGAACCAATCTTTACTATAGAAAATGCAATAGGACTTCTTTTAGCCATTTTAATTATATTTGACTTGAAAGTAGAAGAAAATATATCAAAACTATTAAATACTCCATTAGGTATTATATTTTCGTTGTTAGTGGTTATTTTATTATTTATTTTTATGAATCCCATTGTTGGTATATTATTTTTAATTTATTTGTATGATACTATAAAAGATGTACCAACTCTTATAAAAGATACTAAAATGAAGGCAATGAACCCTATTCCACAAACCCAATTGGAAGAAGGTATTATTCGCGATAAAGGTCCTATTGTTCATTCTGGTCAACATAACCAGGTCACATTTCAACCTTATATGTCTGAAAATATTAATATGTCTCAATTATAGCACAATCATTTAATATTTATTTAGGTGTAAACATTTTTTTAATAGATTTATATTTTAAAATCATATACAAAATACAAAATACAAATATATATGGAAATATTTTTTCAAAAAAAGGATATATAGATTGATAATTAGTAATTATTTCAATAACATTTTCTTGTTGAGTTTCATCTACAGGTTGACAGTCAATATAAATATCATTTTCAGAATAACTATTTGATATACGAGACACTTTCATAGCAGGTTTTTTAGATATTGTAAGAGGTACATTTACAGAAGTTCGCTTATCGACTGGAAAAGCATGTATTTTTTTTACCGTATTAATGGTTACCGTATTAATGGTTAATGTAGAATCTTTGAATAAAATAATATCGGATATTTTTTCATTTATACCACTCGTTTTGTAGGAATAAAAACCCTTATCTATTGGAATATACATATTTAGATCTTTTAATACATCATTTTTAAATACATCATTCAATTCCGTATTGGTACCTACTTTTGATACAGGTAAAACAATATATAAATACTTATCTAAATTATAATTAACACATTTTATGATGAAAGCATAAGTATAATTTGTATTTTCATCAATCAAATCTTTATTTGTTGTAATGTAAACACCTTTGAATGAATAAATTACGTTATTAAATTTAACATTGTTTGCCGGATTATCTACACTTATTTCAGAATATATAGAGTTTGAAATATCAGATGGGTCTTTTAATTGAATATCAATAGAATTATTAAAATTATACAATAATTCTGAATCAACATAAATAGAGTCTGTTTTAAAACTATTTGGATAAGTATTTATAACCGACATATATATATATAAAATAATTTTATATTATATTGTAATGGATGAATCAGTCGATGAAGATGTTTTTTTTAATTTTATTTACTTATTTCAAGCACCAAAAGAAGACTCTAATTTAGTAAATATATTTGAAATGAGTGATTTATATTATAGATCTACTCAGTATAAAGAAGAAGTCGAAAATAATAAAGAAGAACATTATTTGAATTCTCGTTTAATATTAAATGAAGAACAATTTTATACAAAGTTAAACGATATCATAAAAACAAGTATAGATGTAAATGAAAATAAATTGTATTTATTGTTTACATTATTAAAACGAAATTATTTGATTAAAACATCTTCATAATATTGTATAAAATATTGTTTACTTACTTTGCGATTACTTTTAAACTCTTTACAATAATTGTAATATAACTCTTGTATGTCTCCTTCTTTTTTAATAAAGGGTTCCAATTCTTTTTTTTTATTCCATAATGTACACCCTATTTGTTTGATATATTTATCTTCTATGATAACTATATTTGGATAATAAAATTCTATCAAGTCTTTGAATATAGATTCATTTATTTTACATTTGTAAAGATCACAAAAAATATAATATAATTCATTTATTTCAAAATCATATTCTTCTTTATCATAATAAATATACTTATCCCAAAAATCTTTGAATGATTCTACATAAGGTAAAAACAAACTATAAACATTAATAAATTTATTGTGTTTGACTTCAATATATTGTTGAACAATATCAAATAAATCTTGTTTTTTTTGAAATATATTGAGTTTACCTTCTTTGGTCAAATAAGATTTCCATAAAAATGATATATCTTTTTCATCCATAGTACAATCCTTTTTTTCAATGATATGTGATTCTATGAATTGTTGTACCATATTTTCTTTACTTTCTTCTTGTAGCCATAATACTTGTCTTTGTACGTCATAATGCATTTCATTCAAATATAATTCGCTAGATATATGTCTAACTGAATAATGAATACTTACACATATGATATTTGTAAAAAATGAACATGATAAATTAAAATGGTCCATATTCAATGATTTCATTGGAAGTATTCGAGATATAGACGTATCGTGTTCCGAGTATTTAAATTTAAACCAATGAAATATATTTATTGAATGAAAATATAATGAAATATATTTATTTAATTTTTGTAAAAAAGACTTCATAAATATTGGTACAAAATATATACAATTATTTTTTTTCATAATGATGTCTCCTAATATAGTTAAAAAATATTTTGAAGTTTGTTTTTCAGAAAACAAATTGGGGTAAAAAAAAGATAAAATATTTTGTAATGTATCTGAGTCTGGTATAGATTCATGTATTTTACGTGTTTTTATTATTTTTTGTATTTTTGTTTTTAATAATCCTTTTGTGTGAGTATCGATTACATATTCTTGTCTATGTTCACTTAAATAATGTAATATTTTATGTAAAAGTTCATTTTCATTTATGATGCTATAAGAAGAATCATTGTATTGTATATACAAATTACTAGTATGTATATAATAATAATTATTGGATGAAAAAAATAGTTCTATAATTTCATGTGGATTACTAGGTCGTTCTTTATATTCATCTAATATATTTGAAATTTGTTGAACAATGACTTCATTATCAAATTCATTATGTTTTTCAAAAAAATGATTTAGTTTTTCAAATATATTCATAATATATACATTAAGGAAATAATTTTAATATTAAATAGTATATTATTTATATAATTATGACTGATAATATCAACATGAATATAGACGATTATACAAATAGCGACTTATTTTCATTGTTATCTCTATCAGCAGAACTATCGACAAAATCATTGATTCAACAACAAGCCTTAAAATTAAAAAAAGAGTTTTTGGATGAAGATTTTCACGCATTTATAAATAATGTAGAAGAACGATTAATTCGACATATTAAAAAAAGTTATGGGTTTGAGAATAATGTAATTAACTTTGGAGAAGAAATGAAACCATCTGACGAATTATCTCTTATCAACACAAATAATAATAAATACTACGAAAGAAATATTATTGAAAAGGTATTGGTAGTAGACACTAAATATAGAGATAATTTTATTACAGAAACATCTACTAATTTTAATATAGTATTACCTAATGTAGTAAAAAATGTGATTAGTATTCAATTGTCTGATATTGAGTTTCCAAATACATGGTATCCATTCGATGAAACTCAAGGTAATACATTTTTTCATATAAAAGCATCTTCTATGAGCGAATGGATAAGAGTTGACATATCTAGTCAGGCCTATCATTATCAAGATTTATTCGATTCTATAAATAAAAAACTTACTATGTTTTCAAATAATTTATCTGGCAATGATAGTAGTTATAATTCATTTGAATTTGTAAAATCATCTCTTAATTTAGATTTAGAAAATGCTGGTGGAACACCTAGTGGTACCGGTACTATTTCATTTACTTCGGTAGATAGTTATATCGAAGATATATCCAATACTCTTGTTGAAAGAAATGATTATACAGGAACCGATAATGTATCTGTACCATATATCAATTATGATTTAGATTTTTTTTCAGACAATCCAAATGAACTCATATATTCTGGAAATGATTATGGTCGTTGTTCTAAATCTTTAGGTTGGCATTTAGGATTTCGAAATATAGCACCAAATTTTTATAGTAATCAAAAAAACTATACAAGCGAATCTACAATTGATTTGGGTGGTCCACGATATTTATATTTAATTATAGATGACCATAATAAGTATATGAATTCGTCATTTATTCCATTTTCTAGAAAAATGTCATCTATCAAAGATACGTTGAATATATTTGCACGAATTTCTTTACAAGGAGCACCCTTTTCTTTGTACAATTCAAATAGTTTTTCGGTATATTCCGACATAAGAAAATACAATGGATTAGTAGATTTGAGTCACTTATCCATAAAATTAATAGATGAATATGGTACTCCTTTGAATTTAAACCATAATGACTATTCTTTTACAATAAAGATGAATACGGTTCAAACCACTTAAATAAAATATCGTTTATGGTATTGGAACTATAAAACTCTTTGAAATGTTTTTTTATGGTATAATCTTCATTCCATGGAACATAACCATTGTGTAAATCTAAACACATATATATGATTGAAATCATATCATCTTTAAAATCATATATATAATTCGTAGTATGACAATTATAACTACAATATTTTTTGTTTCCAATTAATCCTTTGCATATAGTGTTACTATGAAATGTAGACAATCCAAAGTCAATTATATACAATTTGTTTTGATCTATTAAAAAATTTTCAGGTTTGATGTCTCTATGAATTACATTTAATTTGTGTAAATGTTCTAAAATACATTTTAATTGGTATATAATATCTATAGTAATGTGTTGTAGTGTTTGTGATTTATATTCCATAATAACATATAAATGACCTATATTTTTTATAACTGGTATATGTTTATATTTAGTATTCAATAAATAAGAATACATTTTCAGTTCGTTTTCCAACAATATTTTAGATGTATGATCATGATATGTCTTTACAATAACTTTATGCTGCTTTATTTTATGTGTCCCTTTGTATAAAGTTGAGAAATGACCATTTGAACTATAATGTTCTATTGTATAATTAGATAACATATAAAATAGAGCTATGAAATATTTAAATACTTCAGTATATATAAATTAATGTCTAAATCATTAATTGGTGGTGGGGGTCGTAGTGCGATTAGTTCTAACTATAAATTAACATTATTGAAAAATAATGTCTTAAGTATAGTTCAAAGAGTCTCTTTGGACCCACGTATAGATTTAAATACAATCATTGTTGAATCAAACAAATTAGATGAAGAAATCCAGAATACTACATCGAATGATATTAGTGATTCCATTTCGTTAATAAGTGAAAATGTAGAATCTATTTCGGGTATACTAGACCAAATTGAAATTAGTTTAAATGATGTGTCTATGGGTACATTATTGACTATTGCGGAATCTATAAATGGTGAAGTAATTTCTATATCCAATGAACTATATGTCATAGAGACGAGTTTAAATGATGTGTCTATGGGTACATTATTGACTATTGCGGAATATATAAG